GAGCACCTTGAGGTCCTTGTGGACCAACTGCTCCTTGAGCACCTTGACCTCCTTGAGCACCTGTAGGTCCAATAGCACCTTGAGCACCTTGAGGTCCTTGTGGACCAACTGCTCCTTGAGCACCTTGACCTCCTTGAGCACCTGTAGGTCCAATAGCACCTTGAGCACCTTGAGGTCCTTGTGGACCAACTGCTCCTTGCGCACCTTGAGGTCCTTGTGGACCAACTGCTCCTTGCGCACCTTGACCTCCTTGAGCACCCTGAGGACCTTTAGCACCTGTAGGTCCAATAGCTCCTTGAGCACCTTGTCCTCCTTGAGCACCTGTAGGTCCAATAGCACCTTGAGCACCTTGTCCTCCTTGAGCACCTGTAGGTCCGATAGCACCTTGAGCACCTTGTCCTCCTTGAGCACCTTGAGGTCCTTGTGGACCAACTGCTCCTTGTGCTCCCTGTCCGCCCTGAGGGCCAGCTGCTCCTTGAGCTCCCTGAGGACCTTTAGCACCTGTAGGTCCGATAGCACCTTGAGCACCTTGTCCTCCTTGAGCACCTTGAGGTCCTTGCGGACCAACTGCTCCTTGTGCTCCCTGAGGACCTTTAGACCCTGTAGGTCCGATAGCACCCTGAGCACCTTGAGCCCCTCCACCTCCCGTTCCTGTAATTTGACTGAAGTTGAGGTCAGAAACATCTATAGTTAATGGGTCATTTGAAACTAAAACAAAAGCCTTTTCAGCATTTGTTGTACCTGAGTTTATAAACACTTGAACACCGTCGAATATGTCTTCACTCAAAGACATGTCAATAGCCCTACTCCACGCACCACTTGCAACAATATAAATTCCGTTTGTTGATGCCGTGGATTGGTTTTTCACTAAAACTCTCTCACCTACAGAAAGGGCAACACCATCAATTGTTTGTGTGCCATTCAACGTAATGTTTGTTGTAGTGGCAACCCTACAAGGAAGCTTATAACTGCTTCCTTTAATTTGAGAGTATGTACCTATCCTTGTAATCATCTAAAATAAATATTAAACCAATTCTTTATTCATTATTTTTATATTATAAACGGGTGTCCAATGCTTTGGTTTCTCCGGTACATTGTATCGCCGAAAGCCAAATATCCATGAAACTCAGATGCAACACCACCAGCAGTATCAACAATAATTTGAAATGAATTCAAATTGAACGCATTTATATCATAAGTAGCTTGAACTGCACCAGCTCCTGTTGGAAATGATAGAACAGAATCATATTGTACAATCGTACCAATTTGTGTTGGGTCTTGGTTATTGTTATCCAAAATTCCTGCTGAGTTTCTTGATGTGGTTGAGCGTCCACTACCGAAACCAATTCTGTCTTGCGTTGTTGCCGTACCCGCAGTATCTTGTGCTGTCATTCTACCGATGAGAGATAGGCCTCTCAAGAAAAAAGGTAATTCAGAAACTGTGGTAGTTGAGTTTAATGTGTTTCCTGCAATTGTATATGAAGACGCTTGCCAACTTCCTCCCTTTATTGCCAAAAAAATATTTCTTCTATTTGTGGTTGCCCTTGCAGTCCAGTTAAGTGTAAATTGGTTAGTTCCCCATGCTGAAAGTGTAGCTCTTGCATTCACTGCCGTTCCACCAGCTATAACAATTTGAGCCAAGCAATCTCCTTGAAAACAATACCCGTCCGTATCACTTGTGCCAGAGTTATCATCTGAGTTTCCGACTATAACAACATTATTGGTTGATAATGTTGAGCTTGCAAAACCCACACATAAACCAGAATCTGTTCCTTGACCTGTATTCAGAGCATTTGTTGATTGTACTCCGGCAAACATTACAACTTGGTTTAGTCCGTCGTCAGTAAAACCGTTTACGGTGTAGTTTGCATTTCCTGTGGCCGCTGGCTCTGCTATATCCCCGACGACCGCAACTGTAATATCTTGTCCTCCCCAAGCTTCATAAAATACTGTAATATTTACTGGCGTTACATCATCTACAATTAATGTAAACCCGTCAGCATCAAAACTACTAATATCTAACCTTCCGTCAACGGTACCCGTACCATCAACAGTAATACACACAGAATTGTCCGCCGCAACTGAACCACAATCAGAAGCATTACCATTATTGTCATCCGAAAAAGTACCAACACATCTTCTATCCGCAGCACTTACCGCAAATCCAACGCCCCTTCTTTCGTCTACCGCACCTGAAACTGCGTTTGTTGGTGAGTTGGATTGTAAACCAACCCAGTAAAATCGTAATGCCCGTGGTTGAAATCCCAACCCTGTTACAACTTTGGTCGCATTTAGTGCGTCCGTTGTCAACCATTGAACTGAACCGTGTGCAAAATTTAATGGCATATTTTAAGCTCTCGTATATGTTATTCTTATCGCCAAAAGTTCCGCAGTTGCTGCCAAGTTATCGGCAGCATCCGCTGGGTTTCTATTAGCTCTAAATTGTACAAAGTTACCTGCCGCAGGAGTACCTCCAATTGTAATTGCCGGTGTCGCTGCAGATATATTGACATCATCGTTTGCTTGGTTTGCATCTGTAACTTGTTGTTGTGTTCCGAAAGCTTGGTCAATCGCATCTCCATCTGCATATGCTCTAGCAGCCAATCCCCAACGAACACTGTTCGTTGATGCTGTACCTGCCACCCAATAGAATACTGCGGTGATAGTTCCACCATTGTAATCTGATGGCATCGGCATTGCCCAGTTTGCAAATGTTTGAGTAGTATCTGGAAACCCTATATAATAAAAGTTTACTGCGTTTGTTGTCGTTTGTGTTATTGTTGGTGGATTAGCTCCCGATGTAACAGAAGGCCAACCTCCACCAGCTGTTAGTATGATTTGTCCTGTAACAGTCGCACCTGGAGCACCTTGAGCACCTTGTCCTCCTTGAGCACCTTGGGCTCCAGTTCCTGGTGCACCTTGAGCCCCCTGTGGACCTGTTGGACCTAACGCACCTTGAGCACCTTGTCCTCCTTGAGCACCTTGGGCTCCCTGAGCACCTTGGGCTCCAGTTCCTGGTGCACCTTGAGCACCTTGTCCTCCTTGAGCGCCTTGTGCTCCCTGAGCACCTGTTGCACCTTGAGCACCTTGTCCTCCTTGAGCACCTTGGGCTCCCTGAGCACCTGTTGCACCTTGAGCACCTTGTCCTCCTTGAGCGCCTTGTGCTCCCTGAGCACCTGTTGCACCTTGAGCACCTTGTCCTCCTTGAGCTCCTTGGGCTCCCTGAGCACCTGTTGCACCTTGAGCACCTTGTCCTCCTTGAGCTCCTGTTGGACCTAACGCACCTTGAGCACCTTGTCCTCCTTGAGCACCTTGGGCTCCCTGAGCACCTGTTGCACCTTGAGCACCTTGTCCTCCTTGAGCGCCTTGTGCTCCCTGAGCACCTGTTGCACCTTGAGCACCTTGAGCACCTTGTCCTCCTTGAGCACCTTGGGCTCCCTGAGCACCTGTCGCACCTTGAGCACCTTGAGGTCCTTTAGCCCCTGTAGGTCCAATTGCTCCTTGAGCACCTTGTCCTCCTTGAGCACCTGTTGGACCTAACGCACCTTGAGCACCTTGCCCTCCTTGAGCTCCTGTTGGACCTGTAGCACCTTGAGCACCTTGCCCTCCTTGAGCTCCTTGAGCACCAGTCGCACCTTGAGCACCTTGTCCTCCTTGAGCACCTTGGGCTCCTGTTGGACCCAACGCACCTTGAGCACCTTGTCCTCCTTGAGCACCTTGAGGTCCTTTGGCTCCTGTAGGTCCAATTGCTCCTTGAGCACCTTGTCCTCCTTGAGCACCTTGGGCACCTTGGGCACCAGTCGCACCTTGAGCACCTTGTCCTCCTTGAGCACCTTGAGCTCCTGTTGGACCCAACGCACCTTGAGCACCTTGTCCTCCTTGAGCACCTTGAGGTCCTTTAGCTCCTGTGGGTCCAATTGCCCCTTGAGCACCTTGTCCTCCTTGAGCACCTTGAGCACCTGTTGGACCTAACGCGCCTTGAGCACCTTGCCCTCCCTGAGCACCTTGGGCTCCAGTCGCACCTTGAGCACCTTGTCCTCCCTGAGCTCCTGTTGGCCCTGTAGCACCTTGGGCACCTTGGCCTCCCTGAGCACCTTGAGCTCCCTGAGGACCTTTAGCACCTGTAGGTCCGATAGCACCTTGAGCACCTTGTCCTCCTTGAGCACCTTGAGCTCCTGTAGGTCCAATTGCTCCTTGAGCTCCTTGTCCTCCCTGAGCTCCTTGGGCACCTGTTGGACCTGTAGCACCTTGAGCTCCTTGTCCTCCTTGAGCACCTTGGGCTCCTGTAGGTCCAATTGCTCCTTGAGCTCCCTGAGGCCCTTTAGCACCTGTAGGTCCGATAGCACCTTGAGCACCTTGCCCTCCTTGAGCTCCTTGAGCTCCTGTTGGACCTGTAGCACCTTGAGCACCTTGCCCTCCTTGAGCTCCTTGAGCACCTGTTGGCCCTGTAGCACCTTGGGCACCTTGGGCACCTTGGCCTCCCTGAGCACCTTGAGCTCCCTGAGGACCTTTAGCACCTGTAGGTCCGATAGCACCTTGAGCACCTTGTCCTCCTTGAGCACCTTGAGCACCTGTTGGACCTAGCGCACCTTGAGCTCCTTGTCCTCCCTGAGCTCCTTGGGCACCTGTTGGACCTGTAGCACCTTGGGCACCTTGGCCTCCCTGAGCACCTTGAGCTCCCTGAGGCCCTTTAGCTCCTGTAGGTCCGATAGCACCTTGAGCACCTTGCCCTCCTTGAGCACCTGTTGGACCTGTAGCACCTTGAGCACCTTGCCCTCCTTGAGCTCCTTGAGCACCTGTTGGACCTGTAGCACCTTGAGCACCTTGGCCTCCCTGAGCACCTTGAGCTCCCTGAGGCCCTTTAGCACCTGTTGGACCAATAGCACCCTGTGCACCTTGTCCTCCCTGAGCTCCTTGAGCTCCTGTTGGACCTGTAGCACCTTGAGCACCTTGCCCTCCTTGAGCTCCTTGAGCACCTGTTGGACCTGTCGCACCTTGAGCTCCTTGACCTCCCTGAGCACCTTGAGCTCCTGTTGGACCTGTAGCACCTTGGGCACCTTGGCCTCCCTGAGCACCTTGAGCTCCCTGAGGCCCTTTAGCACCTGTAGGTCCGATAGCACCTTGAGCACCTTGTCCTCCTTGAGCTCCTTGAGCTCCTGTTGGCCCTGTCGCACCTTGAGCACCCTGCCCTCCTTGAGCACCTTGAGCACCTGTTGGACCAATAGCACCCTGTGCACCTTGTCCTCCCTGAGCCCCTTGAGGTCCTTTAGCACCTGTTGGACCAATAGCACCTTGAGCACCTTGTCCTCCTTGAGCACCTTGAGGTCCAAAAGCACCTTGAGCACCTTGTCCTCCTTGAGCACCTTGTCCTCCTTGAGCACCTTGTCCTCCTTGAGCACCTTGAGGTCCGGTTTTACCTGATGTTCCTGAAGAACCACTTGAACCTGATGTACCAGGAATTCCAGTTGAGATTGTTAATCCTATACTTCCAAATAATATTAATACGTCTGTCGCGGTAGGTGCCGGTCTGTCTGGGTCTATAGTTAAAGTTGTTCCAACTATTGTATAATCCGCATTTAGTGTTTGTAATTGTCCATTTATGAAGAATTGGTGTTGAGAACCGACAGAAAGTGCCGTTGATAGTGTAAAAACTTTATTCACACCATTCTGAGTTCCTGTAATTGTAATTCCGGATAATACTGATGTGTCTGAACTAACTGTCACAGTTACAACACTTCCTGACATTGCTGCCGTAACACCAGAACCAACAAAATTTATACCTGTTGCCGCAGAGGTAACAAATACACCTTCGTCATAAATAAATGCTAATGGACTTGTACCTGAACTTCCTGAAGAGCCACTTGTTCCTGAAGAACCTGATGAACCACTTGTACCTGAACTTCCTGATGTTCCTGAAGAACCTGATGAACCACTTGTACCTGAACTTCCTGATGAGCCACTTGTGCCAGAACTTCCTGATGTTCCTGAAGAACCTGATGAACCACTTGTGCCAGAACTTCCTGATGTTCCTGATGAACCACTTGTACCTGATGAGCCTGAACTTCCTGATGTACCACTAGAGCCTGATGAACCACTTGTGCCAGAACTTCCTGATGTTCCTGATGAACCTGATGAACCACTTGTGCCAGAACTTCCTGATGTTCCTGATGAGCCACTTGTTCCTGATGAGCCTGATGAGCCACTTGTTCCTGATGAGCCTGATGAGCCACTTGTACCTGATGAGCCTGAACTTCCTGATGTACCACTAGAACCTGATGTACCACTAGAACCTGATGTACCACTAGAGCCTGATGAACCACTCGTTCCTGAAGAACCTGATGAACCACTTGTTCCTGATGAGCCTGATGAGCCACTTGTACCAGAACTTCCTGATGTTCCTGATGAACCACTTGTACCTGAACTTCCTGAAGAACCACTTGTACCTGAACTTCCTGAAGAGCCACTTGTTCCTGAAGAACCTGATGAACCACTTGTACCTGAACTTCCTGAAGAACCACTTGTACCTGAAGAACCTGATGAGCCACTTGTGCCAGAACTTCCTGATGTTCCTGATGAACCTGATGAGCCACTTGTGCCAGAACTTCCTGATGTTCCTGATGAACCACTTGTACCTGAACTTCCTGAAGAGCCACTTGTTCCTGAAGAACCTGATGAACCACTTGTACCAGAACTTCCTGAAGAACCACTTGTACCTGATGAGCCTGAACTTCCTGATGTACCACTAGAGCCTGAAGAACCACTTGTTCCTGATGAACCACTTGTTCCTGATGAACCACTTGTACCTGATGAGCCTGAACTTCCTGATGTACCACTAGAGCCTGAAGAACCACTTGTTCCTGATGAACCACTTGTTCCTGATGAACCACTTGTACCTGAACTTCCTGAAGAGCCACTTGTTCCTGAAGAACCTGATGAACCACTTGTGCCAGAACTTCCTGATGTTCCTGATGAACCACTTGTACCAGAACTTCCTGAAGAACCACTTGTACCTGATGAGCCTGAACTTCCTGATGTACCACTAGAGCCTGAAGAACCACTTGTTCCTGATGAACCACTTGTGCCAGAACTTCCTGATGTTCCTGATGAACCACTTGTACCTGATGAGCCTGAACTTCCTGAAGAACCACTTGTACCTGATGAGCCTGAACTTCCTGATGTACCACTAGAGCCTGAAGAACCACTTGTTCCTGATGAACCACTTGTACCTGAACTTCCTGAAGAGCCACTTGTTCCTGAAGAACCTGATGAACCACTTGTGCCAGAACTTCCTGATGTTCCTGATGAACCACTTGTACCTGAACTTCCTGATGTTCCTGATGAACCACTTGTACCTGAAGAACCTGATGAGCCACTTGTGCCAGAACTTCCTGATGTTCCTGATGAACCACTTGTACCTGAACTTCCTGAAGAGCCACTTGTTCCTGAAGAACCTGATGAACCACTTGTGCCAGAACTTCCTGATGTTCCTGATGAACCACTTGTTCCTGATGAACCACTTGTACCTGAACTTCCTGAAGAGCCACTTGTTCCTGAAGAACCTGATGAACCACTTGTGCCAGAACTTCCTGATGTTCCTGATGAACCACTTGTACCTGAACTTCCTGATGTACCACTAGAGCCTGAAGAACCACTTGTTCCTGATGAACCACTTGTACCTGAACTTCCTGAAGAGCCACTTGTTCCTGAAGAACCTGATGAACCACTTGTGCCAGAACTTCCTGATGTTCCTGATGAACCACTTGTACCTGAACTTCCTGATGTTCCTGATGAACCACTTGTACCTGAACTTCCTGAAGAACCACTTGTACCTGAAGAACCTGATGAGCCACTTGTGCCAGAACTTCCTGATGTTCCTGATGAACCACTTGTACCTGATGAGCCTGAACTTCCTGATGTACCACTAGAGCCTGAAGAACCACTTGTTCCTGAAGAACCACTTGTACCTGAACTTCCTGAAGAGCCACTTGTTCCTGAAGAACCTGATGAACCACTTGTGCCAGAACTTCCTGATGTTCCTGATGAACCACTTGTGCCAGAACTTCCTGATGTTCCTGAAGAACCTGATGAACCACTTGTACCTGAACTTCCTGAAGAGCCACTTGTTCCTGAAGAACCACTTGTGCCAGAACTTCCTGATGTTCCTGATGAGCCACTTGTGCCAGAACTCCCTGATGTTCCTGATGAACCACTTGTTCCTGATGAACCTGATGAGCCACTTGTGCCAGAACTTCCTGACGAGCCACTTGTGCCAGAACTACCACTTGTTCCCGATGAACCATCCGCACCTGAATTACTCCAAAAAGTGTTTCCTACATTATCAATTACCAAAAATTTAGTAAGTAAATTATCTTGAGTAATGTTTGTTAAAGTAAGATTACCTGATGTAGTTGCTGTGGCCGATATTGTATTTACGTTGAATAAATCATTTCCTCCTAACCCTAAGTCCCCTGTCATCTGTCTACCACCATCAACTAACAAATATTGTTGGTGGTCATCAGCTGTGAGTCCTAATAAGTTACCGTGAATTGAAGTCGCGTTTACCCCACTGGCCTTGAAACCAATCACAGGTCTGATGTCTTCAATCTGAACAATTCCTGTGAGTCCTTGTTGTATATAAATTGACGCAATAGAAACTACACCGTCTGTAAAGAAATCGGGTGGTAATGGTAATGGTGCATTTTCTGTTTCAACTAATGTCGCAAATTCTGTTTGTCCTAAAACTAAGAAATATTCTTCATTACTACCTTCACCAACAACATACAATGTATGTTTGGTGAAAGCTGATGCTGTCAATCCCGATAACCCTGTTTGGTTTGGATTATATTGAGAACTATTTACAAATGTAGTTGCAGATGTAACCCATCCTGAACCGTTATTCCAATATTGGGTAAAAGTAATTGGTGTTGCTCCTGATGGAAGAAAATTATTTTCAGAGAACCAATAATTACCTGACGTTACATCTAAGGTAAATGCGGTTGACCCCGTTGTCGTAATCGAACCTGTTGCATATACAGGTCCAAGAGCTTGTCTATTGAAGCTTGATAATAAAGTTGCAGTATGTTGTGCATTATATGGTGATGCATCTATCAATTCAACTCCTGTTGAATTTGTTACCACCCTACCCATTATTATATTATAGAATGGGTCAGGAAGTCCTGCGTTAGCTACTAATGTTCCATTATTGGAAATATAAATGTAGTTGTCTGTATTTGCACTTAAAGTAAGTTGTCCATCAACCCAATCGTATCTTTTGATAATACTTGGGTCTAATTGGTCTGACAAGTAACCGAATCCTGCAGATGTGTTGATTGATGTTCCACTGATAATAGTAATGGTTCCACCACTCAAAAGTCCCATCGCACTTCCTTGGAAAATCAGGGTGGAAGCATCCGTATGTGTTCCATCAGCAAATGTTACGGAAAGTTTTCTTGTAATGTCGTTTTCACCATCAGTATCGTCCAAGAAGTTCCAATAAAAGTCTTGACTTGCAGTATTGATTTTTGAATGGTCAGAAACACCTTGATATCTACCTCTTGTTTGTGCATTTAATATATTAAAATCATAAGTTGTAGAACCATGAATCATGGAACCTACAATTCTGAATGTTGGTCCGTCTCCTGTATTTGGAACATATACCGCAGTGTCCCAATCTTGAATGTCAAGTGCAGCCGCTTCTACCACAGCACTGTCACTCATCTCTAAACACGTAGAGCCTGTTAGTGATGCACCTTCGAATGTACAGACGTACATATTCAAACTTGACCCTGAACCTGTAACTTTGTTACCTACAACGTTATCTGCTGTTGGGAATAGGTAATAGTTTTCCATGTTAACTAAACATCCTACACCGTTGCTAGCTTCTACTAGAACACCGTAACTGAAAACACCATTTATATCAACATATTCACCATAAAACTGTGTGTCTTGTGTTGAAGATTTTACCCAAATACCAATGTCAGAGTCGACTATAGTAATTTTATGACATTGTCCGAAGTCCCCAATATCATCAGCATAAATTGCCGCATATCCTGCACCAGCACCTGAGAAACTCAAGAACGAAACTTCGTTATTTACACCAATTTTTAATATGTGTTGTGATGCCGAGTTAGGGAATAATTCGGTTGTTTGTATATTCGAACCTTGAATACTTACATATGGTTTACCTGTTAAATCTATTTGGTCTTCAAAGAATTGACCCGGACCAACACTAACTAAAAATCTATTACTTTCTGAAGAACCCGTAATCCAATCAACAGCGGCTTTAACTGAGGTAAATTCACCACCCTTCTTAGCCACAGTGATAACTCTTGGGTCTTGACCAACAACATATATTGGAGCATTGATTGGTATTTCAGTTTTTAAGAATGTATCTGTACCTTGTAATTTACCTGTTGTATTTGGATTTTCAATTACAACATCTTTTGTGTTGTTTTCAAAGTTAAGTGCGATTGCATCAATAGACGGTGCCGAACCTGTGTTAGGTACGTAAATACCTGTCGCCCATCTTTGGAAGTTAACAGCTGTCAGTCTGAGAGAACCACCATTTTCAACCCAAAAACCTGTTCCTGATGCGGCACCTACTGCCTTTGTTAAAAGACAACCGTTCACGATGAATGCACAACCTGGTTGGTCTGATTTTGCAAAAATTAAACCTGATGTTGTTGTAACCCCACCATTAGTAGATGTAACGTTTCTAAGTTGCATCCTACCAATACCACTTCCATCGTTTGTAACATAGAAACCTATAGTAAATGGATAACCACCATACTTTACGTTTGAACACTGCATGATACAGTTTCCACCACCAGTACCCACAGTTTTAGCATGAGTATAGTTTGCTCCAAATCTCACATCTTCAACATAAGAAATGGCATTCAATTGTGGTGTTGTTGATGAAGAGTAGACAACGCAGGCAACTCCTGTTCCCGTACAACCTTGAAGTTGAACGTTCGTGACCATCGATTGGTCTGCCATCAAAATCAAAGACTGATTCGGATTGTTTGCTTGAATTACCGTGCTTGTAGAACTATCACCAACGATAGTAACATAAGACTTTAATACTATTTGGTCTTCGTAATATTGACCAGCATAAACTCTTACAGTATAGGTATTTGCTGAGGTTGCCCCTGAAATACTATCAACAGCTTCTTTAACGGAAAAAAAATCTACACCGGAGCTTCCGGTCATACCAACCGTAACAACATTTTCAATGTTACCTGAAGAACCAGTACCTGCAACAATCCAATTGGTTCCATCACTTATAACTTGCACACTACCATATTGTCTGAGAGTGGTTGTTATTTCTCCATCTATTGTTTGAGAACCTGAACCGTCTACAGTAATTGTACCTGTACCCGAGTTTTTAATTAAATAATTTTTTCCTGCAATATCAACCGCAGTTGGTAGGGTTATTGTAAACGTACCTGAGGTTGCGTCTACAACATAATCGTCTTCTCCAACAGTATATGTCGAAGTGACCGCAGTATATGGAACAGTAAGACTACCAAGGGATATTAGACCCCTACGAGCTATAAATTCATTTGCCATTCAGAACCTCTTTTTTCCCTATCCAAAAGAAAAATTCCTTTATCTTTATTTTAAGATAAATAGCATGGATTTCAATAATCTAAAGCTTTTATTTTAATAAATTCGAATAGTTGTTAAATTAACAAATATGTAATTCTATTTTATCTTTCCTAAGCAATTTCGTAACTACCATTCCAAATAAATCTATCAGTACTAGCCCAAGTGAATGGTTGTGTCGCATTTACATCACTTGCAGTTCCATTTGTAATATTTACATATTGTAATGGCGCTTTGGTGTTAAATCCCGCTCTTGCTCCATTCAGAGTGGCATTATACCAAGCAGAACCATTATCTAATAAAGTAGCAGTCATTAATATTCCATCAGCATCTGCAGCTGTAAATGGCATTGATACATACCATTCTCCTGAACCAAATGTTGTTGTTGTCCCCATTGCAATATTACCTCTCACAAAACAAGTTTTACCTACAAGAGCATAATTACCTGTAATTGTCCCATTGCCAATAACAGGATTTACTGATGATGCTGTCCAAATAGGTGTATATGGTGTCCAAGAAATTTGAGAACCAAGTAATATCTCTCTTGTCACTTTATAGGATTCTGTTAGTCCGCTGTTGTCAATAACAATATAAACTCCTGTAGAGTTTCCTGTAAATGTTGGTAATGCACTTATTTTTGTATTTGCCATTTTTTCATGTTTTAAAGTCTATCTATTTCGATATTATCACCATTTTCGGCAGTGGCTATCGAACTATCCTCGAATAATAATAAATATGTTTCTGAGGTTGATGGAGTAGGTGTAACTGTTGGTGTGATTGTAGTAGTATTGGAAGGCGTTTGAGTATTAGTTATAGTAACTGTTGGTGTAGGAGTTGGGGTTTGACAATTATTTCCACATGGAAAACTCGCTCTTACCCAAGTAATACAATCTGTACTTTGACCAGGTTCACAGAACAAATCATTTGTAGTTAACGAACCTTCGAGCGCACAACTAATAATTGTTTGGTTTCCTCCACCGATTGCAACTACTGAATCATTTGAACCATTACAATTGACATAGTAAACTATTTTAGATGTTGAATAATAATTTGTTATTTCATATTGATAACAATCACAAACAGGAGAAGATGTTGGTGTTGAAGTTAGTGTCGGTGTTTCTGTCAATGTTGGTGTTTCTGTCAATGTCGGTGTTGAAGTTAGTGTAGGTGTTTCTGTAAATGTCGGTGTTGCAGTTAGTGTAGGTGTTTCTGTCAATGTTGGTGTTTCTGTTAATGTCGGAGTTGAAGTTAGTGTAGGTGTTTCTGTAAATGTCGGAGTTGAAGTTAGTGTAGGTGTCTCTGTCAATGTCGGTGTTGCAGTAGGTGTGATTGTAGTAGTGTTGGAAGGTGTTTGAGTATTAGTTATAGTAACTGTTGGTGTAGGAGTTGGTGTTACATCCAAGAATCTTGTATAAGTATCATTATAGTTTTGTAAAATCTGAGGACCTGATAACGCAGTGTTGTAAATTTTCACAATAGCCAAATCACCATCAACCAAATTACCCGAACTAAGAGTTTCATCCCACCTTCTCATCAACCTGACTTCACCACCTGACTGAGATGTTCCAACATAATTTAATGTACCACCTGAAGCAAAACCATTGACATATTGTCTTATTGTCGAACCATCATAAGTACCAACTACTTGGTACCACACATTAGTTTGTGGCACAAAACCTGTTGTAGTTCTCCAAGCACCGTTGAAATATCCAACAGCCAAATTGTAGTTATTAGGTGCATTATTTGTCCCTATACTAAAATTTAATCTATTGACTAAGTTGAATTGATTTGAAACAATCGAAGTCACTTTTCCTGTCAAGGATGTCGCTAACTTAAACCAAACCTCAACAGTCCAATTGGAAAGGTCTCCTATATTTGGAATCGTTCCATATTCTAAAGACACATCATCAAAACTTAGAATTCCACCGTAATTTGACGAATACGTTGGTGAGTTGAATAATGTTGCATTATTATTTCCTCCCGCTAAATCAGTCCAAGTTGAACCTGTCGTTGGGTATGAAAGTAAATTTCCTGAATCTAAATAAACTAATAGACTCGAAGGTATTGTTGATGGTGTTATTGTAGGTGTGTTTGTCGGAGTAGGAGTAGGGCTGGCTCCACTAAAAGAATTCCAATAACCGTTGTTTGTCAACCAAGTACTTGCATCTGTACCATTAGTGAATGTTTGTTGACCAGATGCAACCCAATTCGCCAATTCAGTAAAAGATTCTTCAGTTTTTGTTGTAGACCTCCAAAAACCTAAATAAGCAGGAATAAATACTGGATTTGGTTGTGTTCCTCCTGTTGTTTGATGAGCTATAACGTATCCCAAATCTTCGTCAGGTCCCATCCACCATTTGACTCCACCAATATCCAAATCATATCTTAAACTCTCTACCCCAATTGCCAAGTTACCAACTTGTTCAGTACCACTGATTGTTGACCCAGTGTTGTACGCAAATGGTCTAGTAGTTGCCATATTAAAAAGTAATTTTTGTTGCAACTTTTACTAACCAAGTACCTGATGTTACAACAGCCTTTAATCTTATATTACTACTATTAACATCAACTTGGAAACTTATACCTTCGGTCGAACCGTTTAGGTCAGGAGTTGAATATTCTGTATATGTCGTTCCTGAACAATTCCAAGCTGCAAGAACAACCCCTGTTCTGATTTCATTCGAAACCCCTTGAACAAAGTAATCAAAATTTGCAGATGAACCAGAAACACATGGAATTAAAGAAATTACAGTAGTCCCACTTGTTAACGAACTTCCCGATGCAGAGTCAACAAAAACATTACCCAATATGGTCAATGACTTTGTCGTGGAATCGTAAGTGAATCCTGATTCCGCAATTGCCCCATCAGTAGTACCGTCAGATGTCAGTATTCTTGTTAATGCAGGATTTTGTACTGTTGAGAATCCCGTACCACTTGTCCCTGAAGAACCACTTGTTCCCGATGAACCTGATGTGCCAGAACTTCCACTTGTTCCCGATGAACCTGATGTGCCAGAACTTCCACTTGTCCCTGAAGAACCACTTGTTCCAGAACTTCCACTTGTCCCTGAAGAACCACTTGTTCCCGATGAACCTGATGTGCCAGAACTTCCACTTGTCCCTGAAGAACCACTTGTTCCAGAACTTCCACTTGTCCCTGAAGAACCACTTGTTCCACTAGAACCTGAAGAACCATCTTGGCCATCTTGGCCAGGTTCTCCTGATGGTGCAACTTGCCAAGAACTATATACACCTGAACCAACGGTTTCTTCAGTGATATACGTTAAAGAATTAGTCGTTGATGATACTATCTTACCTATGATATAGTTTTGATAGTCGTAAGATATTATTGCATGTTGTCCTGGAACCCAACAAGTATCACCTGTAATTGAAATTGTATTTTGTGCACTTCCACCAGATAAACAAGCAATATTAACAGTCCATGTATCGGATGTTCCCGATATTGATGTCTCAACTTTTAGATAATAAGTGTCGTTGTCTACATTTATAGTTTGATTTCCTGTTGTAGGTGTATTGATTGAAGGTCCCCAAGGTCCTGGATAAGTAGCAAAACCAACCCAACCACTTGTCCAAACATTTGTAAGGGTCGAATCTTGTACTGTAAACCTATTTGGAACATCAATAGCATACCACTGTAAAGATATCGAGCCCGAAAAAGATAAATAATCGAGAGTTTTGGATGGATAAGTATAGAATCCGCTTGTACCTGCCGGTGAACTTTCAGTGAAAGAATAATCAGTACAAGTATTACCTGTCACAGATATTGTTGAGTCTGATGTTACACATATATCAGGTGAGGTTCCACTCGTTCCTGATGAACCGCTTGTACCAGAGCTACCACTCGTTCCAGAACTTCCTGATGTTCCTGAACTTCCGCTAGTTCCTGATGAACCGCTTGTACCAGAGCTACCACTTGTTCCTGAAGAACCATCTGAACCTGATGTACCAGAACTTCCTGATGTTCCTGAAGAACCGCTTGTACCAGAACTTCCTGATGTTCCTGAAGAACCATCTGAACCTGAGGTTCCTGAGCTTCCGCTAGTTCCTGATGAACCGCTTGTACCAGAGCTACCACTTGTTCCTGAAGAACCATCCGAACCTGATGTACCAGAACTTCCTGATGTTCCTGAAGAACCGCTTGTACCAGAACTTCCTGATGTTCCTGAGCTTCCACTAGTTCCTGATGAACCGCTTGTACCAGAGCTACCACTTGTTCCTGAAGAACCATCCGAACCTGATGTTCCTGAGCTTCCACTAGTTCCTGAAGAACCGCTTGTACCAGAACTTCCTGATGTTCCTGAAGAACCGCTTGTACCAGAACTTCCTGATGTTCCTGATGAACCATCTGAACCTGAGGTTCCTGAGCTTCCGCTAGTTCCTGATGAACCGCTTGTACCAGAGCTACCACTCGTTCCAGAACTTCCTGATGTTCCTGAACTTCCGCTAGTTCCTGATGAACCGCTTGTACCAGAGCTACCACTTGTTCCTGAAGAACCATCCGAACCTGATGTACCAGAACTTCCTGATGTTCCTGAAGAACCGCTTGTACCAGAGCTACCACTCGTTCCAGAACTTCCTGATGTTCCTGAACTTCCGCTAGTTCCTGATGAACCGCTTGTACCAGAGCTACCACTTGTTCCTGAAGAACCATCCGAACCTGATGTACCAGAACTTCCTGATGTTCCTGAAGAACCGCTTGTACCAGAGCTACCACTCGTTCCAGAACTTCCTGATGTTCCTGAGCTTCCACTAGTTCCTGATGAACCGCTTGTACCAGAACTTCCTGATGTTCCTGATGAACCATCTGAACCTGATGTACCAGAACTTCCTGATGTTCCTGAAGAACCGCTTGTACCAGAACTTCCTGATGTTCCTGAACTTCCACTAGTTCCTGATGAACCGCTTGTACCAGAACTTCCTGATGTTCCTGAGCTTCCACTAGTTCCTGATGAACCGCTTGTACCAGAACTTCCTGATGTTCCTGATGAACCATCTGAACCTGAGGTTCCTGAGCTCCCGCTAGTTCCTGATGAACCGCTTGTACCAGAGCTACCACTTGTTCCTGAAGAACCATCCGAACCTGATGTTCCTGAGCTTCCACTAGTTCCTGATGAACCGCTTGTACCAGAGCTACCACTCGTTCCAGAACTTCCTGATGTTCCTGAACTTCCGCTAGTTCCTGATGAACCGCTTGTACCAGAGCTACCACTTGTTCCTGAAGAACCATCCGAACCTGATGTACCAGAACTTCCTGATGTTCCTGATGAACCATCTGAACCTGAGGTTCCTGAGCTTCCGCTAGTTCCTGATGAACCGCTTGTACCAGAGCTACCACTTGTTCCTGAAGAACCATCCGAACCTGATGTACCAGAACTTCCTGATGTTCCTGAGCTTCCACTAGTTCCTGATGAACCGCTTGTACCAGAGCTACCACTTGTTCCTGAAGAACCATCCGAACCTGAGGTTCCTGAACTTCCGCTAGTTCCTGATGAACCGCTTGTACCAGAACTACCTGATGTACCTGATGAACCATCTGAACCTGAGGTTCCTGAGCTTCCGCTTGTACCAGAACTTCCTGATGTTCCTGAGCTTCCGCTTGTACCAGAACTTCCTGATGTTCCTGAAGAACCATCTGAACCTGAGGTTCCTGAGCTACCACTTGTTCCTGAAGAACCATCCGAACCTGATGTTCCTGAGCTTCCACTAGTTCCTGATGAACCGCTTGTACCAGAGCTACCACTTGTTCCTGAAGAACCATCCGAACCTGATGTACCAGAGCTACCACTTGTTCCTGAAGAACCGCTTGTACCAGAGCTACCACTTGTTCCAGAACTTCCTGATGTTCCTGAACTTCCGCTAGTTCCTGATGAACCGCTTGTACCAGAGCTACCACTTGTTCCTGAAGAACCATCTGAACCTGATGTTCCTGAGCTTCCACTTGTTCCTGAACTACCACTCGTACCACTTGACCCTGAGCTTCCTGATGTACCAGCCGAACCACTGGTTCCTGATGAACCTGATGTTCCGTCCACACCTGAAATACCTGAGGTTCCTGATGTACCAGAACTACCTGAAGAGCCACTCGTTCCTGAACTTCCTGAAGAACCACTTGTTCCTGATGAACCTGATGTACCAGAACTTCCTGATGTTCCTGAACTACCTGATGAACCACTTGTTCCTGAACTACCTGACGTACCGGAACTTCCACTTGTTCCTGATGAACCATCTGTTCCAGAACTTCCTGAAGAACCAGATGTACCACTCGAACCCGAAGTACCCGAAGTACCTGATACACCATCAACACCACTTGTACCTGAACTTCCTGATGTACCGCTAGAACCTGAAGAACCACTCGTTCCTGAAGAACCAGATGAACCACTTGTACCTGAACTTCCTGAAGAACCACTCGTTCCTGAAGAACCAGATGAACCACTTGTACCTGAACTTCCTGAAGAACCACTTGAACCAGATGTGCCTGAGCTGCCTGATGTACCTGAGCTACCGCTTGTTCCTGATGAACCACTTGTTCCACTTGACCCAGATGTTCCTGATGTTCCTGATACACCATCAACTCCACTAGTACCTGAACTTCCACTGGTTCCACTTGAACCAGATGTACCTGAACTGCCACTTGTTCCTGATGAACCTGATGTACCTGAACTACCACTCGTTCCTGATGAACCTGAGGAACCACTCGTACCAGAACTTCCTGAGGTTCCTGAACTACCACTAGTTCCTGATGACCCTGATGTTCCGCTAGAACCCGATGTACCCGAACTTCCATCACTGCCGGATGTTCCCGAAGAACCCGACGTTCCACTAGAACCAGATGTTCCTGAGGTACCCGACACACCATCTACACCACTCGTTCCTGAGGAACCTGATGTTCCTGAGGTACCTGATACACCATCAACACCACTCGTTCCTGAAGAACCACTTGTGCCAGAACTTCCTGAAGAGCCACTTGTACCTGATGAACCTGAAGTTCCAGATGTACCAGAACTACCTGAAGTTCCAGATGTACCAGAACTACCACTAGTTCCTGATGAACCAGAAGTACCTGAGCTTCCCGATTCTCCACTTAGTGTTACAGTTACCGAACTACCACTACTTGTGACGGTAATACCCGAACCTACAAAATCTATTGAGGTAACTCCTGAAGCAATAGGTACTCCCCCACTTGATATTGTGAGTGGGTTACTTGTTGTCAGTCCTGTAATAGAAATTGTACCACCCGTGTTATTGTATAAATCCAAAGTGGAAGTGGCACTGAAGTATGTACCTCCAGTTATATAGATGTCTAATGGAAATATTTTCCACTTAGCATCGTTTCTATCAACACCATCAACACCTTCGATTGTATTACCTGTCCACGCGTCAATAAATGCAACACCCTCAGGTGTACTCGAATTACACTCAATTGAAGTAATAATTTCTTTTGTTCCTGGAGGGTCTGTTGGGTATGTGAATTCAGAATAGAATTCGTATAAAGCTCCCGACGCTAATGCGTCTGTATATAATTGTGAGTAATTTTCAAATGAAAATTGATAAACCTTATTTGTTTCTGCAACATAAACAAGCATACCAACTTTTCTTCTACCTGATGAAATTCCATCATTATTGAGATGAAGAACGTTTGGAAAACCTATCGGCTCAAAATAATCAAAATCAATTGGGATTGTCGTATTAATATCGACAACTTCTCCTGTAGTTCCTGAAGGTATAGTAAAAAGTAAATCAGAAAGAAAATTTACCGACATGTATCCACCAATGTTGTACACATCCCATGTAATACCGTCATTGGTTGGTGGTAACGGAACTAATGGCCCTACACCTTGGAAGGTAATAAGCCCATCGTTACCCATTTCTAGGTAGTTATCGTCTCCCCCATAGTTAATAATCGGTAATGAATTAGTTTCGTCTATCGGCATTTCTTATAAATATTTTTATAATTTTTTTACTAAAGGTTTACTCGATTATTTCCACCTCTAAAGTAGAAGTTTTGTCCGTTTAATCTTGGTCTTAAACCATTTTGTGAATATGAAGTATAAACTCTATAGTATCCCGCAGGTATATTTGTAGAGCCGGTGTAATTAACAACCCTGTTGTAGAAGTTAAGTGTTGAAGCAATTTCTTGTTGTGTCGTAGGATTTCTACTTATTGAAATTGCGGTGTATGCTTGTCCTGGTGTTGAGCCTGTAGGTACGAACCATGTGTACCAAGCTTGAGGACTTTGACCGCCTGTTATAGGAAGTGTATTTCCAGAAACTACTGTAGTTTGGAATCTTCCCGCAACAACAGGAACACCAAATGAATCAACACCTCTTGACAAGCTTGATATTGGTGCCGTCAATATTGCAGGTTGTGTAGTTCCCCATCCAGAGTAACTCATATATGCGTTGAATCTATTGTTGAAGTTTTGTTGTGCAAGTACCGGACCACTCACTCCTCTGAACGCAAATGCTATGTGTACAGAAGTTGGTGACAATCCTGTTGCTGTAGTATCAGGTGTAACCCCCATAAACTTGTAAGACCACCTGTACTGTACCCCTTGGTTTCCATTTTGACCATTAGTATATCCTACAGGTAAACTTTGTGCTGTGGCATCACTTGCACTTGCAATGACTACCAAATCATTTTCCTGTAGTCCCGTAGGTAGTGTAATTGATGTTGTTGTTGATTGTGTTTGTCCGATATATTGTATTTGTGGTATTGTACCTGCAACAGGTCTCAAGGCAATTGTTGAAGCAACCCAAGCATCACTTCCAGTTCCACCAAATACTCCAGGATTTGTTAATCCGGCAGTTGCTTGTTGTGTGAATGCTGCCATAACAGTAGCCCCGTTTTCAATGCTACCGTATTGTGCCGCCCCTATCAAACTATATCCTGTAGGTGCAAGTACTGAAGATGCAACCACCTCGTCATCCAAGAATCCTAATGAAACAATTACATCACCATTAGTAACTGTAGTAATTGCAGGTGAGTTCGGCATACCCGCAGCCCCCGTAGAGACAGCCGGTGTATTAACATCTAATGGACTGTCACCTAATGCCCCTAATGGGTTACCTATATTGAATCCACCCCACGTACTTCCTTGACTTAACATGTAGGAAGCCAAATCATTTCTTTGGGCCACGGTATTTACATCCATAATTAAGTAAGCGGTTGTAATTATTGCCGGTGTTAACGACGGTGTTGGAGTTTGTGTAGGAGTTTCAGTGAGTGTTGGTGTAACTGTTGTTGTGACTGTAGGTGTCTGTGTTGGTGTTTCAGTTGGAGTTTGTGTTGGTGTTGGAGTTTGTGTTTCAGTTGGGGTAATTGTTGTAGTGACCGACGGTGTCGGTGTTGGCGTTGGTGTTGCTCCTTGTGTTTGTGAAACAGAAGGTGTTATTGTCGGTGTTGGCGTTGGTGTTGCTCCTTGTGTTTGTGAAACAGAAGGTGTTATTGTCGGTGTTGGCGTATTAGTTGCTGTTATAGATGGAGTTGGTGTGTTAGTTGCTGTTATAGATGGAGTGATTGTTATTGTCGGAGTGATTGTTGGAGTAATTGTCGGTGTTGGTGTCGGTGTTGGAGATGCAATCTGACAAGGTAATATTTCGAATCTTTGACAGTCGTTTGCATCAATCATAATCAACATGACGGATGGCGCATTGTCAAATATTGCGGGTAAAGTAGTAAACGCTAATTCTGGTGGAACTGGACCTGAAGATATAGTGGCAAGAAAATACCTATTGTTTCCGTATATGTCTGCAACATACAGGTCAACAGGATAAGTAACCCCAGTTATACCATCTATTCTAATCTGTGTCATGATTCACATTTTACGTCATACTCAATCAGGACATCTATTGTTAGAATCTGATTTTGTAATGGACCGTCTACGTTTGTTTGTATTGTTATTTTATTATTTAAGGCGTCTATAGTAACACCAATAATACCTGGTATTGTCATTAATAAGGAATCTATCGCACTATACCATTGATTATCTGACGGCGCTACAAGTAAAGAATTTGTTGTGAAGAACTGACTTGTGTATACACTCCCCAAAGGTTCAACTGTAACCTTGGCAATAAAATCTGCACTTATCAAATTACAATTTGTATTAGTCAAAGTCAGGTCGTAAAAACCTTCATTCAACATTTGTAAGAGACCACATTTAGAACCTCCTTTAGATTGGAAAGCCTCATTACCCATAACATAAACTTGGTAAGAAATAAGGTTTTGAGTACAATTTACAACCATACTTCTTCTTAAAGAACAACCAAGACTATCAACTACAGTCACACTATAAGTTCCCGCAGTTAATCCTGTTACAGTAATCGATTGTGGATTACCAATAACATTACTAGACCAAGTGAATGTAAATGGAGGTTCACCTGAAGAAATAAATGCAGTCATAGTTCCTTGGTCTCCAGTACCACAACTTGTCGATATTAAACTATAAGTAAGTGGTTCTGAGGTATCTATAAAAATTTGTTGTGTTTGAATACATCCGTTTGCATCACTGACTGAAACCGAGTGAGAACCTGATGTTATATTTGTTAAGGTAACCGCCGATTGTATTGTGTTAGCCACTTGAACAACCCCGTCAAGTAAATAATTGTATGGTTCGGTACCTCCGGTCGATTTAACAATAGTTATTTGTCCGTTGTTTTGCCCACAAGTCGTACCGGTTGTTGATGCGGTTATTGTGAATAGATTTTCAGTTATAATTGTAACATAATCACCATAAGAACATCCTGAGAAATCTTGGACAGAAACAAAATACGTTCCACCTGACAATGAAGAAAAAGTATTAGAATTATTTGATGTTGAAACAACTGAGGTTCCACCATTTGGATTCACTAACGTATAAGTATATGGAGTTGTTCCATTGATTACACTGATTTGTATCGACCCATCGTTGTCTGAGCAACCAGAATTATTCCCTTGAATTGAAACAGAACTAATCCCATTTGGTGTTAATAGTTCTGTTGTCTGAGTAAAAGTACAAAATCCTGCGTCGGTCACTGTTACGGAGTAAGAACCTGAGGGTAAACCTGAGACCGTAAAACTTTGTGCGTATGATATCTCGTTATTCCCTGACGATGCAGAATAGTAATAAGGTGCAGTTCCTCCTGTTATGTTTAAAGTAACAACACCATTACTCGCAAAACAAGTTGGTTGTGTCACTATAAAATTTCCGAAACCAACTGGACTAACATCTACAATTACTCCGTTTTTGGTTACTACACATCCCGTTGCATCCGTAACTGTTACGGTATAATTACCTGAAGTCAAACCAGTAATCGAACTTGTAGTTTGATTGTTACTCCAAAGGTATGTATATGGTGCAGTTCCTGTTTGACCTGTCACATAAAGTTTACCGAGTGGAGCTCCACCACAACTAGAATTCGGAACTACGTAGAGTCCAAAATCCATAGGTGAAGATTCTTCGACAATAATGGTTTCTGAAATACCTGTACAACCTCCTATGTCTTGCACAAGTAAATAATATGTGCCTGCCGTTAGATTTTGAAATATAGCTTCGTTAGTATTTGTAACCGCTGATGTAATATAAACATCACTACCCGAATACAAGTAAAAATTAGTTGAAGAATAGTTGGAAGTCGAACTACCCGTGATTGAACCATTGTTCAAACCACAAGTCGTATTCTGCACTGCAGTGACATTAGCACAAACACCACTTGATACTGGTATGTTAATAAAAAATTCTAAATTTGTTGGAAGTGAACTATCGTTGACATTGACGGTATATTCACCAGCAGAAAGTCCTGTCCTTATCGAAGGGAATGAATACACCGTATCAACACCCAAATTTGGTGTTGTCCACTGAACTGTGTAAGGAGGTGTACCTCCTGACAGTCGAAGACTAATTGCTCCTGAAGTTGAACAGGCACCTGTGGTTGATATGTTATATTGAAAACTAGCCATCTACACAGTTGATTTCCAAATTAATTCCAACATTTAGTGTGAGTTCTTCACCTAAGTTCATCGCTGTAAGTGTGAGGTTATATATTGTGAGGAAGTTCCCATTTATAAAATATCCAAGATTATCATTAACTAAAGTTGGTAGATATAAATTCAAGGCATTTTTCCAGTCTGTGTTTGATGGAACGTCATCGTTACCGAAACCAACATAGAACTGTCCTTGTATTAATATTTGATTTGATAATCTCAAATCAACGAACCATGTAGATTTAACACTATCAAGAGCACAATCATTGAGTGTTAAACCTAAACTGTTTACGTAATTTGTAATACGGTTATTCAATATAGAATCAAAGTTTGAAACTGATACATCCCCATTTAACCAAGGATATATAAAGAAATCAACATACTCAGTATTACAATTGTAACTGAATATGTTCGATACAATTTCACAAGGTTGTGCAGGTACAGGAATGAACTGACATCCTCTTTGTCTCCTGTAAACAAATTTCTGTTTGTGAAGTACTGAGTTTTCATATTTTATACCTGTGTTCCATATTGTCGTTGCGGGAACCATTTGTTCAACCAACTTCATCCAATATGGACCCATACCAATTACATAATCAATTAACTTTTGATATGTATATTTGTTATTCGGTATCCCGACAGTTTGTTCGGATTCAATATATTTCCAAAATATAGATTGTAAGTTTGGATAACCACCTGTTTTACCGTCTGTTATAAATTGTCTATTTCTTGTATTAATCATGTTCTGCCAAAAAGTTTGGTAGAACTCAAAGAAAGTTTTCTTTTTTGGTTCGGGGTCCACAAAAGTAGAATCAACTCCTCCTGGTACAGGAAAATTAACTGTTAATCCACTTTCTGGTATTGGGTAATCAAATTTTACTGACTCATCCCAAACATCATAAACCAATCCTTGGCCAGGGTTTAGAGCAATTTCAACGTTTTTAACGTTCAATACTAATTTTTCTGTGTCAGCAAAATAATATGCATTATAATCTCCTCCCGTTGATATTCTTATTTTGTTGTCGTCTTCAAGCCAAGATTTTTTGTTATCAATAACTTTTCTTAGTTTGAATCCTTCTGTCATGTATGGAAACTGCCTGTACACATCAAGGTAAAGTTGTCCGTAAGTAAAAGGTTCTAATTGAGTTTGGATGTCAAAATTCTGACCCGTATAAACCTGACCCGTTATTGTTACTTGGTCCGGACTTCTGTGCTGAGGGGTACTTTCATACCAACCAGCACCTTTTTGAAAAAACATATCTTCAGTCGGTCGTGGTGCCCTTGGAAAACCAAACTCATCTACCGGATAGTCTAATCTATCCACCACAACATCTTGATATATATCGGTTGTCGTAAATGCAGTATATAATTGTCCTTTTATACTATATGTTTCTCCAGGTAATAAACTTGGGACCTCTTGTTGGTAAGTTCCTCCCGATATTTGAGCAAATTCTGTACGGAAAGTTTCCATATTCACTCTTTGGTCGGCAAGGTATATGTTTTCGTTGAATTCTATCAACGCGTCTGGCGCACCAATTAGTCTCAATAAAAACTCTATTGACCTCCTAGTTCCCTTTGATTTGAAAAGGTATGCAGAATTCAAAATTAAATTTCTATAAAATTGATAATTCAACTCAGTAGGTGTGTATGGTCTCGATAGACCTTCATACTCATTTAACGCACCTCCACCGAAAACACTTTGTAAAAAGTTTTCGGTAGTTATCGGTGAAAAGTTCGAAGACCATCCCAAAGTTTGTGATAAGTTATACAATAACTGTGATGGTATATCGTCTTGCGGTAAGTAGTTAACGGAATTCATGTATGCCAACGCATCAATAAATTGTTTTACTTGGTCAAAAGACCTTCCATATATTTGAAATATTTTCTCTACTTTCTGTCCTAAAGTGTCGAAGTCTTTTAAAGAGCCTGACACTAAAAAACGAGAAATCAAATTCGTTTTAAACTCATCTAAATTAACCGCAATCGCATCTAGTTGTGATAAGTAGTTGTCAAAACTTGATGACCTAATATCTAAATTCCAAACACCATCTTTAGGCCATGTCACGATTTGTTCTGCGATATAAAATTGACCTGAAGCGTCTTGTTGGGGAACTTTGAACATTGCGGTATATTCAGGAGTTATAAGTCTGTTCAACAAAAATTTTTCAACTTCATCAAAATCTTCTTCAAAAACTTTGTCTACAGTCACAGTATTCGGTCTTATTTCGAAATCCTCATACCACGTAGTTGCCGTGAATCCAAATGGTGCTCCTGAAACATACATTCCTATATAACCACTCGATAATGAAGTCGACGGTTGAAAAGAAACTAAATTATATTCCTCTTCATTTAAAGAAATACAATAACTCAGATAAGTGTTATTTAGATTTCTATAAATCGAAGTTTCAAGTTCTCTTACTTGTAAATTTGTTGTGGCACTAACACTAAAATCAATATCGAAAGGATTATGTATTCTGTCAACGTTAATCTCAAGGTAAGTCTCATTTTCTACAGGGTCATAATCTATATTTACCGCAGTTGCCCCTGTAGTGAAATCTATTTGTGTATATAAAATATCCAACGCTGCTGGAAAGAAATTAATAATTTTTGATGCGGATACTGCAAATCTTTTTGATAAAGAACCATACATGGTAAAGTTCAAAACTTCGGATACATCATAGTTAGGCACAACCCTGAATTGTGTCTGTTGTATGATTCTACTATCAAATAATGTGTTGACATCAATATCACTCAAAGAAATTGGTGAAGAAAAAGCACCAATATTGAAAGTTCTATTAACTTTTTCAACTACTGATGTTGTGAATTCAAAGTTACCTTGGGTCAATCCTCCTCCTGTTACCGTCTGTAAACCAACGATATCATCCGAGAATGTTCCTGCACCATTACCAGGTCTCGGGGGATAAAAATATTTGTCTCTGATAACCGCCATTAACTTGTGATGGTGTTAAAGTTCTTACTAAAATCAATATTATTACCTCTACTTTGTCTAACCTCATAAAGAAGAGCATTAAATTGGTCTCTAATTTCATAAAGGTTGTATTGTCTGTAGATGTTATTTTGAGAGTCGTAGATTGTGTAGATACCATCATCGATAGATTTGGTCTGATTACCGTAAAGAGCAATTGCAAGAGAAGATATATCGTATTCAACCATTTCAATCTCCAATGTTACAGGATTAAAAAACGTGTTTGTTATAATAATTTCTTGGTCTGGTTGTCCAATAAATGGAGTTGCGTTAGGTTTGTTAGTGGGTGAGGATGAAGGTGAAACAGTTAAAAATAAAAGATTAGACTGACCATCGACATATCTATACCTTATCGCTTTTTGTGTTGTGTTAACTTGATTTGTTACTACAGGTTCACAGTAAAATGATGATGTAACTATTCTAAAGAAGTTTGGTATTTTTGAACCGTCATTATTTAGATATTCAATTCTGAATCCTACAAGCCCTTGTGGTACGAATTTATTTAAAGACGCTGGTGGGACATTTGATAAATCAATAACGAGTCCTTTAACATTAGGTAATGCACTTAATACACCGCAATCCGTAATTACTGTTCTTATTTGAGCTGGTCTCAAATAGAGTGTGTATATACCGAGTTGAGTAAACTCATTTGCTGGTAATGTTAAATTGTATAATCCACCCAAAACTTCAACTCCATCATTTCCTCCTGTTGCATCATTGTTGAAGTAAGGTCTCAAAACTGTTGGAGCGTCCAAGGTTTTTAAAACGAAATTATCTGTAACATCTCTTGAGGGTGTGTAGTTCATTATTATCTGAACATCTTCAGGTGAAACGTCACTTGGCCTTAGTGTTCCGTATGTACCGATTGCCATATCTAAAAATTATATTTAATAAATAGTTTATGTCTCAAAACCCTCTGCGGTTTCTCCACCATCTTTTTCAACTATATTGAAGAATCCGTATCCATAATTTTCCAAAGCACCTAAACTACTCACTTCTCCCAACCTTTGGATTCTTTCATACCCACTGTTTTTACCTCGTTCAACAAAAACATCTGTTTGAATTTGTCCTTGGTCGATAATTTTCATCAATGATTCATCTTTTGTAATAGGTCTTGCTTCTATATTATCTTGAGTAAATCCTGACGAACTTGTAAAAAATAAAGTGAGTCCATTTGAATAGTCGTAATAATCAACGTTTTGTATAGTGTATGCAGTGTAAACAGGGTTAATATTTGTAATAGTACCGTATATTTCCCCATTCTTGATGATTGGTAAACCAACCCTTTGTTGTGGTGTGAATTTACCATATGGTTCTAGTTCTGTTAATCGTGAGGTTGTTTGTGAAGAAACAACAAATGGTATTGATGTGTATCCACTACTTACCTGAGCTTGCACAGTATTGACCGCATCACCACTAAAAATATAATCATAGCTAATTGGTGTTGCTGACCAAGACCCGATATTCGAAGTGAAGAACGCTCTACCCTTAGGATTATATATAATAGCATTTTTGAATGGTGTTATAATTGTCTTGAATACTTCTACGATACCCCAAGGATTAACTTGTCTTAAAGATATCTGATATTTTTTGTTTGCAATTGGATAGTTATGAGACGTAAAATTAGGTGTATAACCTGTTACAGTTTCTATTGGACTACCGTCACCCCAATTGATAGAGTAAGATGAAAGGTCAATAAATTTTTGATATTCACTTGAAGTGTTATAAACTTGATATGTATATGGTGAAGTCGTGGTTGAAGAAAAAATAAAATTTGTCACTACATCTTTTTGAGAAATCTCTCCATCAAATGGGCTATAATATCCGATATCTACCGTACTTTGATTAAGTAAGATAGGTACAGTCAACCCTGTAAGAGTAGACGTTCCGTTAGGTCCCGATGAAATAACCTGTGACATTCCTGAATAAACACCAAAGGTTTCTCCACTATATGTAACTTGGCTAATGTCTCCAAGTATTGTTTCAGGTGAAATTATTATTCTATAAGAATCACTCATGATAAAGGTGGGTTTAGATATTCATACCATCTTATTGGTGTTGTAGTACCAACTCTTTCATTTGTTTTAATATCATATATACGATAAACTTTATCTATATAATCTAAAACTACTCTGTAGTAAAAGAAGGTAGTATAATCAAAATCATAAAGATTACTCCCTAAGGTTGTGTTTGTAAAAATAGATTGTGGTTGATTAGAAAGTTTAGTGAAAGAACCTGTTTCCGCATTGTAAAACTTTGCAGTCATGTAGAATGTGTTGATTGGTATAAATTTTAAACTTTTAAGCCAATACAGAAAAAAACCTTCTTTGTCTCCAATGTAGTCCAAAATGAACTTTGGTTTTTTAATCGTAACAGTATCCCTTGCCATTCCCGAGACCATCTCACCACCTTGAGTGGTAGGGATAATTACTGTGAAGTAATTTTTTTGTCTTTTGTCATCCACAGTATCATAAAAATCCAATTTAAAAAATGACTTAGTGAAACTATTAGAATAATAAAAAACATCTTGTACCGTGAATCCTTCTCTTAAATAACTATTTTTCCAATTTGTTTGGTCCTCTAGTGAACCTCCTGAGTAAAAATAAAATTCATAATCAATGAAAGTATTCTCGCTGTTGTCATGTTTATCATGTGGAAACCTTTCGACCTCAAAATCATAACCTTTCCCTAAAACTTGCTCCACCGCTTTAGTTTCATATTGGTCTATAGCATCATCAATTCCCTCTAGGTCCCAAGTGAGTTCTATCGGAATATTTATCTGCTTATTCAGACCATTTATTTGTTTTATAATAAAATTATTCACACTTATCTATTATTGGGTCAAATGGTACATTCAATCCGAATAAACCATCATTTATATTATATCCTTCATTATCAGGAATTAATTTGAAAACAAAATCCTTAAACGGGTATTGTGCATTGTTCATAAATGGATAATCCACTCCTCTACCTTCAGAATCTATGAATCCATATTGATACAAGTCTCTCCATCTGAACTCTTGGTCTGCGTTTGAATAATATGCGTAATTTGGAATCTCCTCCACTTCGTTCACAGAACCTGTTTCCACATAATCAGAAAAGGTTCTTAAGGTAATTGGGTTATGTGGTTTGTAATAATACCCAGGTGAGTTGGTTGTCTGACCTTCAGTAGTCTTAAAGATACTCTGATTATATTTAATTTTTTGATAATAATTTGAGTAGACTCTTTCGACTTGTAAGTAATCGTTCCATTCACACAAATCACCATCTATAATATCACCAACTTTGAGTGAGTTGTTGTAATAGAAGGTTCTTGTTACCCCATCAGTATTTTGATATGAAGAAGTTGTAATATTTGTTTTGGACAATGTATTATTATCATCCCACCAAGAATTATTTGTATTCGTTATATTAAAACCCCAACCTTGTTTCAATCCTGAACCGAAGAAGGGTTTGTTGAAATAACCTGAATACCCTTTATTTATAATTGTCAAATATAATTCAGTCACGGGTCTCAATTGATTGTCCAATAGTCCCCCTATGTTAATGTCTATTTTACCTGTAAAAGTATATGAACTTGAACTAGTCTTTTGAGATATCCTTGTAATTTTATTAGGAGTGATTGAACTTAATTCTAATTTGAAATCGTCTTTGAACGGATTTTTTTCAAATCCCGATTTTGTTAGAATAATTCCATTAGTATCCAAAATAACTTTTTGTTGTCTTACATAATACTTTGACCTAGTTTCGTTAGGTATTGATGCATTTGCCACTCTTCTAAACGTGCCAATCATACCATCGAAAAACGTATTCCCCGTATAACCTATATTATAAATGTTAAATACGTGAGATTCACTATCAAATTTTTCGTTCCCTAATGAAAAAACATCAAAAAGAGCTTGGGTTCTATATAAATAAGGTTGTCCGTTTACAAGTAGTTCCACTGATTCTCCAGCCGCCAGTCCATGAGGACAAATACATTCGAAAGAAATTAATCCTGCACCATTTTCTGAAGTTCTCCTTATTTTGAATGGTATCCCATCAGATACAATCCAATCGAAAAAACTACCATTTAAACTCGCAGTTATTCTTTTGTCTGAAACATTCTGTGATGGATAAGTTATATAATAATCCCAATTATACGAATATGCACTAACCGCCTTATAATTGATATGTGTGTTATTGATATCGTCTCTATAGAAGTCAAATTCATAATACTGAGGATAACCATACCAAACATTACTGAATATCGATACTTGCGGATTAACATAATACAACTCATTTCTGAACTTTATATATTCTGTAGTTCCAGTAAGAACATTATCATAAACGTATGTCATTTTAAATGTGGGTCTAAAGACCGTACAACTTTGACGTTCTTGGTCATAGACTTCTGCTAAACTTACATTTGTAGTCCTATCGAACTCGACCATAGATTGAGCTTGTTGTTCGAGTGATAACTGAACCTGTTGGTCTATCAGTGGTGCAGACTCGTAAGACAATCCGCTCGGTATAATTCGATATCTATTCATCAATAGAGTATTTTGTTTTAAACTTATCTAATGCAGTTGCACCCACCGTAGTTCCAAAGTAAAAATGAAAAGGAGCACCCACAATAAATCTATTACTATAAGCAGGACCCTCAGGTTTATAATCTTGACTAAACTGACTTATAGTATCTCCATTAACATTGAAAATGTATCCTCTCTCACTTATATCATTTTGTAAACCTCTGGCTAAAAAGTAATGTTCAGGATTTGTTCTATCTAAAGACTGATATTGGTATTGTACTAAATCTCCTCTTGATGTCGCCCAATTATTATCCTCGTCTCCAAATATTTGAGTATCATTCCTCAATCCCCATCTATAGAATGGAACTAATTGTGATTTAATTCCGTAAGTGTATGGTGTAGACGTATAACTTGGTGTAGGTCTAAAATTAATTCTACCTGGTGTAATGAAATCTTTGAATTGTAAGTTCTCTGTTGTTGAAGAATAGAATATTCCAATTGTAGGTCTACTCGGAGTTCCGTAATACCCTAAGGGACTTTCCTGTCCTCCTTCAGCACTATAATATTCTGGTGAAAACTTAATTAAACCTTCCTCAGAATTCATAGAAAGTAACTGAACCAAATCTCCGTCAACTCTTCGGTTTCTCTCAACGGTCCTGTTTCTTGTAAACAATTCATTTATGGATGAATTACCTAATAATCTTGATAAAAAACTACTGTTTATAATTCTAGAAATTACAAAAAAGTTTACAATATCTGAGGTGTCTGAATAACTTGATGGGTTCAGTTCCCCCATTACATAGGCATCTGTTGATGGTTCGAAAGTTATTTCGCCATAGAATGAATCTTTATATCCCAAATCAACAACAGTTGTAGGAAATAAAAGATTTGTTTGGTTTACCATAGTTGGTTCATCGATAGGTTTCGGTTTTCCTACAAATTTTTCTCCATTATAAGGACTACTTCTATAGTAGAAATTATTACTTACCTTTTCATAATACACTACGTCCGCACAATATTTTACATCACTAACTCTATTTTGTTTATTATAAAAAGTGTCAACTTGAATTGGGAAAGCGTATAACGCTCCATTAACCCAGTTATTTGTAAACGTTTGTGAAAGGACTCCTCTACACAATGCATAGAAGAATCTGAATCTATAACCCCACTCCGAGAATAGTCTTATATCTTGACCAACACCAAATAATGGTCGTGTAAAAAATACATAACAACCTCTTTCAACATTATCATTTTGAAGACAATTTGAAGATATACCAAAATTATTACTGTAACCTGTATAACAACTAAGTTGCACCATATTATCACATTCAAAACTACTCAGAACATTTACATCAGGCAAACCCTCTACATCTGGTGGTACTTCTTGAAAACCAGTACTATAGGCAGGAACTATAGCACCCTCCCCTTCATCAGGAACCTCGTAGAAGGCAAATGCTCTATTCTGTTGCAATAAAAATGCCGTACTATTTGTACCTGCACCATCTAATTGGTCTGAAGAGGGCAATCTATCAGTCCTCATTACATTTTTCGTTCTGTCTGAGAATTGAAAAGGTGGTATAGCCGGAAAATAATATGTCACATACGAATAATATCGACTAAACGAATCTCTCCCGATACCATTACTAGTGTAGGAAGCATTAGCATTTATATCTTCAGCCGAATCATATTTTGTTGGTGTTTGTGTAAATGAGTATTGATAACTAGTTGAAGGGCTAACTCCTAAAGCCCCATAGTAATTTTGATTACTAACAAATGCACCACCGTCAGAATATGCAAAACCATAATAATAAACCGTATTAGAAGTAAATGCGGAATATTGTGAGCCAGGCGTGAAGAAATAAGAATTATAAAACATGTCGTTTTGTGTGAACGACTGTAAACTTGAATTTGGTGAGTTCAGTTTCTGTATAGGTATATTTAATTTGGTAGATGCGGTAACAACATATTTCGGGTCATCGATTGTAGAACCGAATAGAACACCCAAATTATAGCGATTCGTGTACCTTGGTGAATAAGGGTCTACCCCTCTTTGTAAGATTACTACGTATTGGTTATCAAAATCCTCATATAGTTCTCTTAATTTTATTGGCTGTCTTGCAAATGACGCTGTTTGGAATGTTCTCCACCCCAATCCCCCTTTGATTTCGGGAAATATAGTTATTGTAGAATCTAAAACTTTTGGTAACGTTTGGTATTGAGGTATTTGTGTCTGTCCTGTTAGTTTGAAATATTCACTCACAGTAATTGCCGTAATAACCTGAAAATATTCCCTGTCACTTGGATAGGAATAGTTGTCTATCGTTGACCCTATTGGTAAATTATAACTGGTTGTTATCTCTTGTAGTTGATTTGAAGGATTAACATATCGTACGTTTATTGTGCTTGGTCCTACGATAGTGTTACCAGTTATACCAAAATCGCCAGTAACTCCTGTAAAATTGAAGTTGGGGTCTAAAGAGGTTTGTGGATTTACTGTTGTAAGAACTGTACCTGCTTCATATGGATTCGTTGCTAAAACTGTTACAGTATTATCTAAATGAAATGTCGACGTGTTGTTTGAATGGTCGACAGCAAAGCTTACTTTAACCCTATTGAGGTTTGAAAAATACGACACTCTACTATTGAAAATATTTATTCTTTCTCCAAAGGGTAAATCAAGACTATATGCCCTAAATTTATCATCCTCACCCTCTTGAACGTTAGATTTAAGTATTTTGTAAACTGTTGGGTCGGTACCATCAATATTACCTCCAGTCGCTTGTGAGTATATACTGGCAATTGCCGTTGCATTTGTTGAGTCGCTGCCAGCACCAATTAATTTATTAAACCAAATCTCATAATATCTATCCGGGTCGGAGAGAGGTGATAATTGCCCTCCTGAAGATATTACAACACCTAGTCCATCCGTGGTTGCTGGCCTACACTCACAAGCATCACAGTTTGGGTATGTTACCATAGGTAATCTTATTGGTAGGCCCCCTTTTTTTGGTTTTCGGAAAGTTAATATCCTAATACCATTTATTATCTGATATATCAACCCTACGGTAAAATGCGCCACCAATAATAAAGCCAAACCAATAAATTGGAGATTTTGAAAAATTAAAGAAAATATAAAGTATAAAAAATCAAAATTTTTGAATCCCTCATTTACAGGGAACTTATTTACAGTACTAGAACAACTGTCGTCATCAATTTCTTTTATACCAATGAATCTACCTCTAGCCCCTTGCTTATATTGGTCTATTAAACTTGCAACGGTATAAACTCTGTTGAAATTAAACTCATAAAAAGTATCTTCACAATTGACTATCGAATCTATTTTACTATTCGATTCTGTTGTTGATAATCCTTCAGTATAACCAGACCAATCTAAACCGAAATAATAAGAACTACGTTGTTGTCTATATGTTGAACTGTTTATTGGGTCATCGGAAGGGTCATTATTTGGATTTGAACCTATCCATCCATACTCCCTTATGTTAGGAACCAAATAATAAGGTCTTCTTACTTGTGCTGTAAGTTCTCTTGATTGTTGCCATTTTATTTTAAATCTATACTTGGCCTTTGTTGGAACCCCGACATTTGGGTCGAACGATATAACTCTTTCACCGAACTCATTAGTTGTGATGTAATCCAAATTCATAGGTAACTCAGTTAACCATGTTCCATCTTCATCGATAACATTTCCCGATTGTTCTAACTGATATTGCTCTAATATTGGATTTCCGTTTGTATCTTGTCTAATTGTTTGTCTGATTGCTAAAATTTGTCCTGGACCTGAAACCAAGTCACATAGATTACCCATATTATCTCTAGGCTTACAATTTTTTCTCAACCTAAACTTATCTGGACTAGAAAACATAGAACCCATAAAGACCGACGTGGGCTGAATATCTATATTTGCATCGTCTCTCAAATCAAAGTCAACTCTGTTTACTGCAATTTGACAAATTTCAGGTTCTCCCCATAAAGGTGATATTTCAGCTATCTTTGTTAATCTAACGATTTGAGGTAAAGAATTCAAATCGGTCGAAGTCCTGAACTCGTTTCCACTAACTTGATTTTCTGTTGCCCTTCCAATTCTTATTAAATCTTGTGGTGTAAGTGAGAATTCACCCATGTCGGACAAATCAACATCCATAACAAGTCTTTGGAATCCTAAAGGAACTCCAAATATCATATAGTCTCCACTCTCATTAGTCTTTACTGTAAATCTGAAATATTTTTCGTATATCTTCGAAGCAACCGAGTTTGTTAGAACATCTCTCGAACTTGGAAAGGTTCCTGTTGCAGCATGTTTACTATATGATTTTTCATATGGAAGAAGATTATATCTATACCCATCTTCATTTTTTTCATCAATTGTTCTGTAGGGATAAATTGTATTAATTGTGTTGTCTAATAAATCTTCTTCCTCCACTGGTATAAAAACAGAAACCTTTGCGTTGGGTATACCTAAACCGTTGTTTGCTGTCACTCTTCCTACGACAACACCATAATCAGCACACGAACGTGTATAAACATCCGCTTGTTGTATCTTAAGTGAAAGTATTTCTAAAAATTCGAAATCTTGGTTAAGTTCAACATTGATGGATTTATTTATCCCAAGCTCAGTTCGTATACGATAGCTTTGACCCATTAGACCTTTAATCTATAAATAGTTTAGGGCAAATTTTTAAAAACTTACCAACTTAAATCTAAATGGGATAGAAAATAAATAAACCTATTAAGAGAAGGTTGAAGACTGGAAGTTCTTGACACTAACTTTGATATCTCTAGTCGGATATCTAACTTGATATACTTGGCTTGGTTCTGCAAACAACGTGTCGTCTACGGGTTGTATTTTTCTTGTTTCAGCATTCTCATAAGCCATAGAAGTTTCTGCAGATGAATATTGTCCACCAACAAGATTATAAGTGTCTAATCCTGTAACAGTAATTACACCTTCTTGATTTTGTATTATACTTTTGAGTTCTGAAAGATAGACATTTTGACCTAATTCTCTAATCTGTGGATTGAGGTATGCCGAAACTTTATTTACAACGTCAGTTATAATTTGACCTGAGTTTTGTGTTGCCTCTAAAACAACTGAAACTTCAATACCCAAATCAATAACTTGTGCAGTTGTTATAGAAATATAATCATTCATCATTCTGTAATTAGAAAGATAGTCGGCAATATTTTGTCTCAATGTATTAGAAACAATATTTGTCAATTTACCTGAACTATCATATGATAAAATTTGAACTATAATTTTATTGTTATTCTCTGTTATTGAAACCTTAGCTGGCGAGCCGAACTCAGGTGGCATATTCCTAATTATTGCTTCATAGTCTTGTACTGTGACAGCTCTTTTTTGTGCAGCAAAATTGAATGATACATAATTTCTAACCTCTTCAACATTTGGTGCATTTGCACCTCCAATTGCCGCAGTAATATTAACACACCTTAATGAATTGATGACTGAAGAGTTTGTAATTTCTGAAGGTCCGTTAACGTAAAAATTTACTGTCCCTACTTGATTAATTACATTTGTACCCAAGTTAGTTGCAAGTCCACCACCAATTCTATATTGAACAAACAATGTTGAATTCGGTGTTAGTGTTGAACCTAATGCAAAATTATTGAAATAATTATTTATTGTTAACGGAATTCCTAAATTAGTGAAAGCGTTCAATTGTTCTTGTGCGGAAGTACTTCCTCCTCCAAATGTCATTTTTTTAAATCCTTCAGGTGTAAATTCAGAAATAAATCTATTACTGGTCTGAATGTATCTTCCAACTTTAATTCCAGGTTGGTCTGAAACTTTGGTTGGGTCTTCAATGAAGACTCTGTCCTCCGCTAAAGCATCAACCTCGTACCATTTATTTTCCAAACCTAAAAACTCAGCAGCTGTCGGTACATTTGTAAAATCAGTGCCATTTTTCAATAACACACTTGTTATTCCTAAAACATTTTTTTCAGGTAGGAATAACTCAAAAAAAGGTCTAACATCATTAGCAGATATAACACGTTTGAAAACTTTAGTTATACCATTAACAACTAACTCTCTCTTTGTTATTGTATAATTTATTAATATCCCGTTAGAATTAAAATTTGGTATTTTTAATCTATTTGGAAAACCTTGTGCATTGTAAGGAGAGGCAAAGTTAACATCATAAACATTTTCAAATACAATCCCCGCACCCGAAACTTGTGAACCTCTTACTAAAGTCCCTAAATACCTTTCGTCTTCTTTGTCCCCAAAAACGGGTACAGTAATAGAAAAATCAACCAAAGAAACACTCGGTTTCAAGTTTGGTATTTTTAATCCATATGTTCTAGCTATATTATATATAGAAGACCTTTGTTGAGCATATTGGAGAACTGTTTCTTGAATACTTCTATCAATATGATAATGTAGGTTGTCAGCAACTGCCGCATTTAAATCTAAGAATACTGAGAATACAGATGCATCATTGAAATCTTGTATTAAGTCAGGGTAATATTGTTTGACGTAATTAACTAACTCAGCACGAATACCTTGGTAATCTCTGACTGTATATGAAATTTTGTTATTGGCCATCTTAATTAAATATTGATTATTACAAAATCACTCTGAGAAAATACCGAATTACCTATTGAGTAATCTATTCTTACTTTTGCAGTATATTCGTATGTCCCTTTACCGGGAACCCTGTATATATCCCAAAGTCGATTGCCCTCTGTTCCGGTGTAATCCCCATCTACTTGGTCTTCAGCGGTGATTGGTTCTATTGAAACATTATTCAAAATTAGGTTGGGTAAAAATTCTTGCACCGAGTCCCTGATATCTGATTCAATCGCACTAAATGTCAAACCGTCAAAAGGTTCAAAAATATATTCATATAATCTTGTCCCGAAAGTTGGTAAGAAATACCTTGACCCTTTCCTAGTTAAAAGTAAATGAATTAAGTCAGACCTTATTTCCTGTTGTTCAAATTCTGTTAAAGCTAAATAATCACCTCTTCTTGAATCTTGGAACGGAAAATAAAGACCATATGTAGTACCATCTGCCATATTACATAAATATACAACGATTATTTTTCAACTAAAGTTGTATTTCCTTTTACACCCTTTGGTTCGTATGGACAATGTCTACATCCACCATGAGAACCACAACAAGTTCCTCTCTTGATATGATACTCTTCGGTGAAGACTACTCTGTTATTTTCGATGTAATAATCAGAAGGGAGAATCTCATTTGGATTCTCCCTTTCTTTTTTTGTATTTTCCATAGGTTATTATACTAAAACACAAGCACCACCTGCACAAGCTAACTCACCACTCAAATCTGTTTCATCTTCCATTTCAACAATCTTAGACAAATCAACCTCATGTAAAGTTTGCATCAACTCTTCATATCTTTCTTTTGTACAATCTTCGAAAGGTGCTTGAATATATGTTCCTCCGTCATATGGTAACACTGATAATCCATTATAATGGTCTCTGTTTTCCCACATCCATTCACCTACCGCAGGCCATTCATGTTCTCTAATTGATACTGTTGCTGAAACATTATGTGAATTACTACCACTTCTATGTCCAGGCTTAATCCAATCAACATGAACTTTTTTCACTCTATCTAAAAGTTGAATTGGTGATTCATTTCTTAAAATTGAACCTTCAGGAGCTTTTTGTGGAATACCGATAACCGCAGTGTCGTGTGGTCTAAAATATTCATCTTCAACTAACTCAGGATGATTTTCCTTTAAGTAAGTATAAATCGCCTCATTCTTACCAACTCTTACTCTTCTGATATAATAGTCGTTGTGCCAAGCGTGGATTCCTGATGAAGTACCTAAAGTAAGTGAAGTTGTACCTGCTGGTTTTACTGTAGTTGTTCTTGCTGCAGGATTAATACCAAGAAGTTCTGCAACTCTTTTATTCTCTTCCTTAACAATTTTAGAAGCAGACTTCATATCCAACTTTAACACAGCACCTGAACCAATACCTGTCATAGATACTCCAATCAAAGCATCCTTCTCGGTTGTTCTTTGCCATATTGGTCTTAAATAATGGAAGTTTGTGTATCCTGCTTGAAGTGTTCCACAGAAAGCCGCAGCTCTTACTCTGTCCTCAAAGTCTTCTTGTGATACAACGTTAGATACATTTACTTCTGTAAGATTACAGAATTGGAACGGTCTAAGTGCAATTTCACAACAAGGATTAGTTCCCCAATCTTTATCGTTAGTTAAGTAAATACCGGGTTCACCAGCTCCGCTAGCTTCAATTCTCTTCCAAAGGTCCATGAAGTAGTCTTTTGTTATTTTGTGTCGGAGCAACACAGCTGAGTTATTTGCTCTACCTCTTTGTGGATTTGTTTCCCACCAAGCACCTGACTTACAACCAATCATTTCATCATCAGTTGCTGAGAAAAGTGAAATCAAAGCAGCTCTTCTAATACCACCTGCCAACACTGCGTCTGCAATATGACATACCATATCATGAACTTCGATAGCTTTTAATTTCTCACCATTATCTTTTGAATCTAAAATACCTTCAAGTTTAATAAGACATTCCTTGAGTGGTTGTGGGCCAGGAGCCTTTCCACCTGATGTTACCAATCTTGCACCTTTAGGTCTGATATCGCTAAAGTCAAATTCAATATGAGAACCACCGTAGAAATATGATTTTACTAAAATTTTGACTGCATCTGCCCATCCTTCGATTGAGTCAGCAACTAACCATCTCCTTTTTCTTTCTTTGTTTGGTTTAAGTATTTCAGGTAACGTTTCAACATGATGTTTTTGAACAGAATATCCTACACCCGTACCTCCTAACAACAAGAACATAATTTCAGAAAAGACTCTCCAATCATCAATTGGTGCAAACGCACAATTGTATATTCTGTTTGGTGAAATTTCAATTGGTTTACCCGCAAACTGCATTGACCTCATTGATGGAAGAACTTGTTTCTTGAAAACATACATGTAGTTCTCTCTTATTTCTTTTTCTAAATTTGGAAACTGCTTGATATGCATCTCCATGTTTCTTGTGACTAGTTCTTGCCACGTCTCTCTTCTGTTCAATTCAGGAATATATTTCGCGTATTTCATATACACGGTTATATCACTGAGAATCCTGTTTGAAATGTCCATTTTTTAAATTTTTTTTGTTTTTGTTTTTATAAAAAATCGGTGATTTTAGTTATAAATATAGGGTCGTGCAATATACGACCCTTATTTTGATTAAAAAAAAGTAAGTTTTTTTCTAAAAAAGTAGATATTTAGTTTGAAGTGTTTTTTGATTGTTCTTTTTGTTTTCTCTTATCAAGCAACTCTCTAACCCTATCTCTTTTCTTTTCTTCTTGTTGTTCTTCGAATCCTAAGAAAGTTACAGATGACTCAGTATCAATCTCTAATAATTCATTATTAAATTTACAATTTTCAAATACAACTCCGTCTTTACCCAATCTTGATTTGGTAATCGCTATCGTTGCTAAATTCATTTCTTTTTGTTGTAGAGTTTTAGCGATAGAAATAATTACGTGACCTACTTGAGCCTTTTTGATTGACCCACCCATTTGGTCGGTAGTTACAACCTCAGATGAAATCGAAGACCTGTTACCTTGTGTTGCAGTCCACCCTACTAAACTTAGTTCGTGACACATTGCCTCAAACTGCCTCATTACCGAACCTTCACTTTTCCATTCATCTTTGTTTGGATTTTCAGGGAGAACACAATCAATATAATCTAACATAATCAAATCGATTTTGATTCCATCTGCAATCATCTTCCTAACCTGATTCTTAATTTGTAACATCGTCATAGTATCTGATGGTAACTTTCTAAGAACAAGTCTGTTCTGCATTGTTTCTTTTATTTCATGGATTTTATCCATTACTTTATCCTTATGTAAAACTAAGTTATCTGGTTCTATACCCGTCCAAAGTGTGAAATGTTTCCTTTGGATAATTTTGGGATTGTCTTCAAAAAATACTTGAAGTACGTTGTATCCATGATTGAATGCAGTATTTGCAATCTTGGTTAGAATTGTTGTTTTACCAACACCTGTTGGAGCCAGTATGACACCAATCTCACCTTTAGCTAGTCCACCTTTCAGAAGTCGGTCGATACCTGGAATTCCCATCGGTATCGGATGTCTGAAGTCTTCATCAAGTACAGTTTCTAAATCGGAGAATACATCAGACATACCATCTGTTGTCTGTCCAACTTGAAGAGCATCTCTTACCAAAGTTTCTACTTTATCATAAGATTCGAAATCACCTTCGTTAATGATTTTTTGTGCCTTTTCCATGGCTTTCTGTAACTCTTGTTGTTTACAGAACTTTAACCCTTTTTCTTGAACAAAAGTAACTCCCTCAAAAGGTGCCGATTTTATTTGTTTTAGTGTATCCAAAACAATTTTAGCAACTAACTCTTGTTGAATTTCTGATTTAACAATTTGTTCTATTGTCTCAAAGGCAGGTGTGGACTCGTATTTTGCGTAATACTCTTTAATCATCTGTACGATGATTTTGAAGTATTTGTTATCGAAGTAAGAACTTTCTAAAACATCCATAATGGTGGATGAGAATGTCTTATCAAGGATAATCTGATTGATAAGTTGTAACTGAAATGTATTACCGAGGTAATCGAAATTTTTCATAGTAGAACTGAGCCCCTCTATTAATTAAATACTTACTTTGCTAAGTCGTATTCTAGATATTTGAAAGATAATTTGGTTTCTGAAAAAATGTCAGTTAGAGTTTTCAAAATTTCTTTCAAGTATGGTCTAACATCCACGGTATAACGAACTTTTGGTGGGAACATTTTTCCGTCAAAAATTCTATGACAAATTGTCTGGTCATTGAATTTTACATAAAGGTTAAAATACTCAGGTCCGTCAGTGAAAGATGTTTCCATAACAGATGGGTCATGCATGATTGACTCTTTGTTATCCATCATGTAAATAACTGTCTTCATTTTTAAGTCATACTTCAGTGTATCCGCAGTTCTTTTCATAAAGTCATACAACTCTAATGAATTTTTTGCCTTCGGATTAAATCCTTTGACGTTAAAGAATCTTTGGACAACGATGTTGTCATTCAAGGTTAGTAGGAATTCTAATTTAGTAATTTCCTGTTCTCTGTTCATTTTTTGTTTTTTTGGTTATTAAATTTTTCGTTTTTCTTTTCTAATCAATTTCATGAATGGTTTAACAAAGTTGACCCAAGCCTCATCATTTTTTGGTAGAAACTTAAATAGACCGTCAGAGACCATCATTTTCATCAAGTTTTTATATCCCCTGTTTTCGGGGTCGAAAACATCATTATAAATCTGTTCGACAATTTGTTTTCCTTCATCGGAAATTAATGGTTGTTGTAGGTCAACAAGTTTTTGGTTAGTAATAAAGTATTCTTCTCCAAGTATACCTCTTTTTGTTGTTCCCGTCAATAGGTTACTAATCAATTTAACCTTGGACTTTTGCTCGATTTCTCGTGCATTGTTGATTATTTCATCAATAGTGCATGGTTTATCAAGCATCTGAGGAAAAAATTTCAACATACTTTTTTCACCGAAAAGTTTTATTCCGTCTATGTTGTCTGATTTGTCGCCAGTTAATACTTTATAAACCATAACATTTTGATGTGGTATGTCTATCGAACCCATTTTTATTTTATCACCGTACTTGTAATATCTTTTTTGAACTGGCGAATATATAGTAACTTTATTAGATATTAATTGCGTTAGGTCTTTATCTGCTGAAAATATAATAACTTGTTCTTCCTTACATATTTGTGTGTAGTACGCAATTAAATCGTCTGCCTCATTACCAAACATTTCAACTTGTCTAACGAAAACTTCTTCAAGATATTCTTTTACTCTTTGTTTTTGTTGTAGATAGGATTCATACTTAAAATCCATCATAGATTGTTTACGGTTCGCCTTGTATTCAGAGTATAGTAGCTTCCTCGCACTTGAATTAGATTCGGCATCCCAAAAGACAACAACCTTATCATGGTTATGTTCTTCCAAAAATTTTCTTAGGGTGTTTATAAAATGAAAGATTCCACCAACATGTTCAGACTCATTGAATAAATCTTTAACACCGTGGAATCCTATTTTGAATAAATTATCACCATCTACCAAAAGGGTTTTAGTCATAATCATTCTATATTGTTAACTATCTTCTTTTTCTTCTTTCAAGTCAAAATCACCTTCACTTCCAATAATATCTTTCCAATAGTCGGCATATTCTTTTTTGTATGACTCAATGGAGGCTTTCTCTTCTGTAGAATCCTTACCCGCTAAAAATCCATGTGGTGTTACAATAATTTTGCCGTCGTCGAAACCTAATCCATTTATGTGGTTTTTCATTACCGATACTTTGGACCTAATTGCAAATTTGACACTCCTCTTATCTTTAGTCGCAGTAATTTTAGTTGTACCAGCACCTTTTTGGTTTCCAAATAAAAATACTAATGATGAGTTTAACCAAACTGATTCACCACCTTTAGCTTTAATTTTTGGTTGACCGAAAGGATTATCGGGAAGTTCAACCCAAGGTTGATTAATAATGATGAGGGTATTTTCATATTCAGTGTCTGCCTTTCTTGAACCTGAAATTCTTTGGTTGATACCCATTCCAATTTTATCAGAAAGGACAGAAGCATTGTGTTGTTTTCCTCCCTTACCTTCATAAGTCATTTTACATGGAACCGAACCAACTGAATCCCAAATGAAACATAAACTATAGTTTAGTTCCCCTTTTTCTTGAGCATCCAACAACTGATTTATGTAATCAGTAATTTGTTCTATATAACTAAAATTGTTATTGAAAAGGAAGAATCCATCCCAATCCATTTCACCTGTTTCCTTATCAGGAACTTCTTCACAATCGAAACCCATCAGTCTCGCATGGTCAAAACTCCATTTTTGTTCTGTGATTATGAAGACAGGAAGTATCCCTTTTTTTTGAGCATCGACCGCAGATTTGACTGCCGCAGTAGTTTTCCCTGTGTCCGAGTGTCCTAAAAACATATTGATGTGTCCAATAGCAGGACCAGGTATACCAACAGCATCCAAGAAATCTTGACCTAAGTCTAAAAATCTTTGTGGTTTATATTTTGCTGAAGTTGAAAACTTTTTCTTAAGACTGCTAAATTCAGTTTTTTTAATTGCCATAAATTGTAGTTGAAAAAAAGGACTTAGATACTCGATTGATTCCGGTACCTAAGTCCTTTGTATTTTAATTAGAATGGTAAGTCACCATCAACATCCGCATCCGCTTGTGGGTCCACATAGCTTTTCTTACTTCCTCCCATTGATGTCTCAGAGTCCGTAGAATCACCGTAAACGTATCCACCTCTCTCACTATCCCATCTTGGAGTTTCACCTCTTGCAATAGCCTCTAAATACTCTACAGGTTTTTTGCTATAAACATCTAACCAAGTCAACTCATCATCAACCCATACTTTACCTTGTTTTTTGTCTTCATGAACAGGTGATGGGTCATCGTACATAATTGTTGATACAGTGGTATACTCTTTCCCTTTTGGGGTTTTAGACTTAGTCAATTCGATAATGAGGTCACGACCTTTTTCAGGGTCAGTGATATCACCCTTGTTTCTCCAAATAGGAATAATCTTATCCAAGATACCGTCGTTTTTATAGTTGTGTTTGAACCTCCAAAACTTTGGTCCTTCTTCCTCCTTATCTCTATCAATAACTTTTACAATATAAAACTTACGTGACTTGTATTGTTTAGCTAATTCTTTGTCAGATTCTTTACCCGTTGAGATAAGTTCTTCGTAGACTTCATTCAAAGGTGAACGTTCGTTGTCGTTTTTTCCTGGGTCGTAGAACTTTTGCCATTTACCACCTACTTGGATTTCGTGATACCAAGCCTCAACAAATGGTGAAGAACCATCTTTGGTTGGCAAGATTCGGATTCTTCTTTGACCTGAATTTTCTTTATCTCCTAAAATAAGAGCAAAGTATTTTTTCATTCTTTCCTCTTGAGACATGTTAGATTGGGCCCCGCCCGATTGTTTTGATTTTTCGTACTGTGCCAATACGGCGTCTAATGTATTCATATTTTAAAATTTATAATGCAAATATAATTACTATTTTAATATCAGTCAAATAAAAAAGGTCACCTCAGTGACCTTTCTAAATTAATATTCGTTTTCCGATTGTGGTGAGAAGCTGTCTTTAACTTCCTTATCTACAATGTCGGTGACTTGGTCTGAAGTTAAAACATAATCTTTTTTTCCTGTTTTTTCCATTTCTTCTTTTTTATCTTCAAAAAAGTCAGAAAGTTTCTGAGTGAAAGGATATGAATCGTATGTTCTTAATTCCAACTTTTCTTGTGGAGTTTTTTCCCTATACTTCTCTATTTTACTTTCGAGAGAATTTAATTTACTCACGATAGAATCCATTTCAGAAAGTTTCTTTTCTAAATTTTCTATTTGACTGAATAAGTTATTGAAATAATCTTCTTGTTTTTTCTCTATTGTCTCTTGTGACTTAACTAAGTCCGTAACATCCAATTCCTCAGTACCTCCACCTGATTCTTCAGACTCACCCTTGTCATCGATTTTTTCAACTTCAGGGTCTGCTTCAACATCTATTGGTGTTGGTGGTACATCAGGTTGTGGTGTTTCACCTGCGGGAGGAGCGACTTCCTCACCGGGAGCTGGTGGCGGTGGCGGTACAGCACCTGCGGTCTCAGGAGCAACTTGTTCATTTACATAATTATTTATGAAATGATACCTTTCTATTTCACTTAATATTTTCTTATCGATTCCCATTTTTATCCGTTTAATAATTGTTTAATACCTTTTGCGGTTTCTACCTTAACTTTTCTATTGGTGTAAACTTGGTGTCCTGCTCTCTCAATCAATCCATCTTTTTCTCTTACGATGTAGCAATCACCAGTATCTAAATCACAAACTTCTTTGGTTCCATTACCCATATCTTCTTCACTAAACCTAACTTGTTTACCCAAATAATTGTTCAAAACGTTATTTAAATTCATAAAATTTGTTTCCTATAAATATATGTGAAATAACAAATATTAAAAAATCTTCGTACTTGAACTGTTATCTTGTAGTGGTGGCACTAGAATTATTAACGAACACATAAGTATCTGTGCTTTCCACGGTGCCACCGCTAGTTATAATTTTAATTTTGCCTGACACCTTTGTGATTGGTGTAAAAGTAATACCGGTCGCGTTAATCGACTGAATTGTGACTTTATTTTCATTCAGAAATACTTGAGTGTTACCGAGTAGATTTGTTCCTGACAAACTAATTGGTTGTATAACTCCCGAAGTTGTTTGACTCTTTGGGTCAAATTTAGTAATCGTTGGTGGTAAACATTTTGGTTTACCTGAAGTACTTGTACCCTGATTGTTTGTAGGATTATTTTGTCTTTCCGGGTCATTCGTTCCGACTGTCCCGTCTATTAGTTTTCTAACGTCAATTTGTTGTATACCTAATGAAGTGTTCGTTGCTAGTTGATTGAAAGAATTTAAACCTGCTTCCAATCTTGCACCGTTTTGTTTGATGTTGTCATTAGTCCTTCTTCCCGAATAGAAAAACGGTTCACTCACTGAACTTTTAGTGTTCGGATAGTAACAATTATAGAATAACCATAAACCTTCCTTTTCGATTAAGTTTCTTCTTTGTCTTAGTCTTTCATATAAAAATTCGACAAACTTATCGGTTGTGTTGAAAACCGCCCAAGGGGAATCTCTTAATTTATTTTTCACACACATATATGTTTTTTCAAAGTAATCATTATATGTAGGAGAAAAATTTTCACTTAGATTTATTGCCGCACTATAATTGTTTCCATAACCCATGAACTTATTTTCTTTAAATGTTGAGACATAACAAATAGAATAGATAATTGCCTTCATACTTATGTCCGTAACATTTTTCTTGATAAGAACATCATTTATCGAAGTTATCATCTGTTCTGGTGTTATATTTGTTGCAACAAATTTTGTACTAACGAATTGGTTATTCAGATATACCAAATCTACGTTATTAACACAAGAGTTTTCAGGACTTGGTGATTGTTTCGCATCTGAAACTTTTTTATCCGCCTTTCCTTGGTCTGTAGTTGGTGGTACCGATGGTTTTTCCGAACTATTTTTTATGAGTGCTTCTACCTTCGTCAGTAAGTTTTGATTTATACTTTGTAGGTATTTGTCAATTTGAGGATAATCAAATACAGCCTGTCTTATTCCATTGAATTGTGTTTGGAACGAACCTGGTGTTATAGTGTGAGTAACCTCTTGAATCATATAAGGTCCATTGAACATAGGAACATGTCTAAGATTAAAATACATTGTAGGTTGAATCATAGCATTACCCACAGCTACAACTGTACAAGGGTAACTTCTTTGGTTATATAAATTATATAATCCTACGTTCTGTGTTGCGTTACCAAGTCCGCTTGCAAGTGTTGACATGTTGTATACCTGTGATATAGCTTCAGCAGTTGCTTTACCTGAATCTTGTCCTACCTGAAACGAATAAAAAATATTTTGATTTCTTACTCCGATATCAACGTTAAACCCAACACATTTATTAGATAATCCCCAATCTGTTTTTCCCTGTTGATTTTCAACTAATGGATTGTCTGAAGCCCTCCTCAAATCAAACGCATCTGTTTTGAATCTATAATAGTTGTTGTCGGGTAATTCCAAATAATTAGATGGTTTACCTGTAAAGAAACAAACCATTTTCGGACCTGAATCTCTATAGTCAACACTTAAGAAAGTTCCCCATAAGTTGTTAGCAAAATTTAAAGTACCTTCAGGTTTCCTATTCGAAATACCATCAACATCTTGAACGTTATAAAAATTAACATATGCCGGTAGATTCATGATTGAAAAATTATTGTCAATCAATATACCAGCTAAAAGTGTGTAAACACTCATAATTTCGTTCATAGAACTTGTTGATAACATACTCTTGAGTCTGAAGACATCAATCAGTAAATCGTCTCCTATGTTTCTTGAAGCCCTATCTAAGAAAAGAATGTCTTCAAATATTGTTTTACTTTCATAATCTCCTCCTGCAATCCATTTGTCATTTAGTGCTTTGAATGTTTCATATATTGTGACCTTGGATTGTTGTCCGTCAACAACTGATTGTTTTGTTGTTTCTTGAACCTGACTTTGTCCACTCAAATTTTGTCTCAAGTTGTTCATTACACTGTTTATGAATAAATCCTGCAGACTTTGACATTGGTCAATATATTGCTGAAGTCTGACTCTAAATCCTGCGACGGTGATGGATTGTAGTTTTTGAGTTGCATACATTTTTATAATAGGTGCAAGTATCTGAATATTCGGAACAGAAAATTTAATATTATTGTCTATGAAAAAATCTGTGATGTAAGACCCTTGGTCTTTGTACCTCAAAGCCTCAATTGTCGAAAAACCAACTTGTAGTTCCAACTCTAACCATTCTTTTGGGTATTGTTGTTTGGATAGTCCAAGAGTTATTCCTCCTGTTGTAGGCAGTGAACCTTTCACATAGGGTTCGAAGTTTATTGGGTCAACAAGTTGTGGTGTTGTGTTATGTGAGAGGAACGATGCAAAAATTCTCCTATTATATTCAGAGGGATTACCGTATTTGAATACAATATCATATTCCATGAAAGTAGTAAGTTGGTTATTTACAACATCGAACTGTTCTCCAATTGTCTTCGTGAAAAAGGTTTCTTGTGGTATATTTGATGTATTAGGTTTGACCAACATCATATTTTTAAAAAGTAGTTGAAAGTTTCTAAAAACGTCATTCGCCTCTGAGGCAAAATTGTTGTAGGATGCAATACTAGTATCTGTAATATCTGAAATAGGTTTACTGAAGTTCAGGAACTCTTCTTCAAACCTATCTAGAATATTTTTTTCAAAAACACCGAACACATCATCGATTTTCATATAGTTCTCCAATTCAGAAAATCTAAATGGGACCATGTCGATTGCATTTGGTTGGTATGTGTTTAAGTATTCATCGTATTTAGGTTGTTTTATCTTCGAAGTATCAAAATACCCAAAGTTCGATGCAGACCAAAATAATCTAGCTGAGCCATTGAATACCGCTTTGTTTCCTACGAAGGTATAACCATTCGCTATTCCCTCGGGAGTTACCAAAGCTTCATTCGCCTCATTTATGTTTGCACCGAAAGACGGTACAACATACAACCTTTGTATGTCACCAATTATCGGTGGTTGACACTCTTGTGTTTTTGCACTGAACTCGACATTTGCTGGAAGCAATACGCTCCAAGGATAAACGTTAAAAGTCGTGTCGTTAAGACCTCCTACGTTTTCTATATTTCCTCCTGGCAAATTAACAATCTGCAGCCCTCTATTCACGAGACTTTGTAATTCTTCGTTTGTATAATCCTTGAATAAGTCGTATCCATTGTAAAAAACGTTGAAGTCGTTTAAAACTTTGGGATAAAACCCTGGTTGTATTTTATATGTTGTGTTATTGTTTGCTTGGAGTTGGATGTCTATTATCTGTGATTTATCCTTATTACCACTTGTATTAGTAAAAGTATATTTTTTCCCTACATTTTTGGTGATTGGGTCGTAAGCCGAAACATAATCGAAATCTTTCCAAGCCTCCGAAATAATATCTACACCTGTCTGTTTGTAAGTTTTATACCTATGCCAAATAGAACCAAACTTGAGAATCCACGCATATGGTAATTTGTGAATCGCACCAAATTTCTTCATTACCGCAAACATATAATTCATATCGTCTATCTGAGATATTTGAGTAATTGTTTCCGATAAAGCATTGTTAGTCACAGAGGTAGATAGAGATTTCAGTTTTTCTCTCAAGGAAATCAAAGGTAATGAATTCAAGAAAAGATATGCCGCAACTTTATATGGTGTCTTATTACCCCTTCTCCAATTATCAACACCTTGTAAAATTGAGTTTACAAAGAAGGGAGTGTTCAACATAGATGTTGTTGTTACAACAGGTAATCCTCTACCCCAATAAAAAACCGCAGGTGAGTCAGTAAATGTTTTACCCACTGTCATTGGCAGTGTAGTCGGGATTGCTAAATTATAAAAGTTACTTAACTCGAAGTTGTTTTGGACAAGATTCGATTGGTTTTCCGGTGTTTGGAAGGCAAAGTTTGTAACAGGTCTATTAGTGTCGAAGTTCTTTAAATCAGTGAAATTCGATATTACATTTTGCTCTTTGTAAATTCTTAAACTTTCCGTTGTCTGATACCTTTTTGGAAAAATATTTGTGTTGTTTCCTACCAAGTTTGTTTCACACCATTTATCATCGGTAAATGGATATGTATCTATGATTGATAATACATTTGGTGTAGTATCAATAATCTTTTCTAGCTGAACCGAATACTTGGCTAAATTATTTTGTAACGTTGGTCCTATATCATTTAGTTCTCTAATTTCAAAAGAGTTTCTAAGATATCCGTTGATATATGGGGTTACAAAAAAATCTCTAATATATTGTTGATATAACCTACCAGTACCTTGATTGGAAAAACTATATAAAGTATTTTGGTAATTTTGAGCAGTTATTTGATAATTTTTCAGTTTGTATGTTAAATAAGGTGAGCTTGTGCCCAAGCTTGTTTTGATGTTTTCACTTTCGTAGTTTGTTACTAATAGGTTCAACTCATCTTTTGATGTTCCTTGTACTCTACCTAAACCCGTATAAAAAGATGTCAAATATTGTCTTTCCCAAATTTCATAAAAAAATTTAATCTCATCCTTATTTCTATACGCAATATTATTTTGAGGAAATTCTAATGAGTTTATATTCAACAAGTTTGTTTGCGAAGAATTTTCTAATGGTGGAGGTGCAATTGGTGATTGAAATTTTTGAGTTAGACCTTTCAGGTATTCTTCAACAAATTCCACTTCAGGCCAAACGTCGTATCTATTACCTTTGGTAACATCAACAACAGAAGGGTCCGCTAAATATTTCAACTGAAACTTACCCTTTTTGTCTTCATTCGTTTCGACAAAAAATTGTGGCCATGGGTATATTGGAATGTTCGAACTGTTCAAAGTTGAATTGGGTGAAGACCCTTCCACATTTTGTTTTGCGTCAGAACTTACTGCCGCAGACTCGTTGTTTAAAATTGCACTTCTTCTGACTGGGTCGTTCCTCAAACTCCAAGATTTTGTATGAACTTCGTCCATTAGTCTAATGAAACCTTCTGTGGAAGCCATAATGATTGCTGAAATATTTCTTACAGTCGGTCTGAATCCTAAACCTATCTTATCATCCTCTAATTTTTTCGCAAGTGTTGCAGTAATCTCAGATTCATAATCACTTAATTTTTTATTCGCTTGAGCTTCCATTGACCTTATATTATCTATAAAGGTTTGTAAGTTGAAAGTATTGTCGGATAAGAGTTGGGTTTTTCCTGAGTTTTGCTCTTTGACAAACTTAGGTAAAAGTGAAGGGATTATAAGGCTTAAAGCATCTTTATACTCCTTGGAGGTTTCATTCTCGAAGAAAACTCCTCTTTCCTTTAAAGTTTCTAAACCATCAATTTCCGCCAAATTAAGTTTTGGTTCTGTGAAAATATCTTTAGTGATTGGGTTATTTATGACAGACTTAGAACTAACAACACCCAACGTTCCATTTTCCGCCAAAGCTTTATTATATTCTTTGATGTATTTTGTTAAATCACCAATAGCATCTGTTTTTGCTTGAGGTGAAAGGCCTTGTTTATAGGTAAATCTTTTCTGACCATCTTTCAGGACTATAGGATTTGGGTTCAAATATGTGTTGAACCATGAATCATTAGATTGATATATTTTTTCATAGTATTTTGTGAGAGTTGATTTATAACTTCTACAATCTGTTAGTGGTTGAACATCAGCTTGAGTATATTGGGACATGATGTTTTTCTCGAATGTGTCTATTTTCTGAATTAGCTGATAGAATGTAATTTCGGGAAAGTCAGGCTCTATTAATCCTTTCGCCTTGTATTCACTGTATACTTGTGATATCTTTTCATACCCCCTCTCACTTACCACCGAAGTAACAATATTTTGTTGGTTATTCGTTGGTGCGGAAGCACCCTTTCCGTTTACCGATTCTTGTTTGACTTGACCAACAGTTGGGTTTGGGTTTACTGTTAAATCATATCTTTTGGAGTACATGTGTGGTGTTGCCAACAAATGACCCACTAAAATTTCGTTCAGAATATTAAATTTATATCCTTTGAATTCCAAACTCACTTGGTAGTTACCACTGAACGAGTTAAACCTTGCATTAAATTTTTCTAAATTAAGTTGATATCTGATTGCCTGTCCATAGTAACCCTTAAGGGTTAAATAGAAAGGTGGATAAGGTAAATTGAAAAATGCCGCATAAGGTGAATTATCACCCAATTGAAATAATGCTCGTCCTTGTACGTCTTCAAGTTCTATGGTAACACTTGGTATGAAGCTAAGTCCAACCCTAACATTTATACTTGTTATACCCAAAAGTCCATTATCTACTGCACCGTCAACTCCATTAGTAACAACACCAGCTTTATAAGATGCTGTTTTTTCTCTTGGGTTACCTTGTATTGTTTCTGTTGGTTGATTCACCCCCATACCATTCAAACCTGTTTTTGGCGACTTACCTGTCGTATTCAAACCTGTCAATTCGTCGTAGTATGAAGTTGAAAAATAATCTTTTTCGTTAGGTGCCAAAAAATTTATCTTGGCAATTGAAACTGTGGTTGCTGCGTTTTGAGGACTTCCACCTACAGCTAATTTTGTTCTTGGTAGTACTTCCGCCTCCAAATTACAAAACATTACAAGATTCTCGTGGTCAACAAGTCTTTCCTGTATGTTACCATTCGCATCAATAGTTTTGTTGGGGTCAACTACAATGATGTTGTTGTAATCGAACTCAACCAAAATACCACCCGCGTTATCTGGAAGTAAGTTACCTACCATAATAATAAAAATAATTTTCTAATGCACCTTTATAGTCTTGTAATGATGGTAGAAGAGGAAAAGGAATTGTCAATATTGCACCGTCAGGTATATAATTTTCCAAACCTCCATACTGTGGATTTGCTTGTAAAATAAGCCAACCAAAAAAGGGACTACCATAAAAATCTTGAGAAACCTTATCAAGTCTGCTTCTACCGACCTTATAAATAAAAGTCTTGTCTGATGGTTTATTTGGTAGATAAACAAATGGCACAACGGTCTGTTGTCCGTTGATTAGAAAATCCGTGTATCTGTTATAATATGCGAATGGCATTAGTTAAATTTTGTTTTTGTTATTACGATTGGTCCTTGACTATCGTTGAAGGTTTGATTATTAGTGTTTGTCGCTGGTAGTATAAGTGAATTAATAAGTGTTTTTCTATTTGACATCAAAATATCTTCTGTCGTATTTCCTGGTTCGTTAGTGAAAGTCATATCTCTAACTTGTGTTTTATCAACTTCCACAAAATTTATAAAGTTTTGTAGTTGGTTTGTTTCCATATAATTTAAAAATTCTAACGCTGCCTTATTTTGTTTTTCGAAGGCAGGTTTTGCCTTTCCTAACCAATAAGCATCAAATTCTTTTTGCAAATCTTTATCAACGTCTTCCAAAAGTTTTGCATTACTCAAAATATTACCAATCATTTCATTTTTGAATGTCTCATATTTTTTACTATCAGTGACATCTGTACTCAGTATTGTATATTCTCTCCTAAAACTTTGACTATTAAATTCGGAACCTGTTCCAATTGCCCTGAATGTATCATTTTCTGAAGCTGAATTCTCTCCAGTTTCAGGAAGAATTACCAAATTGTTATATGGTTTACCCTCGAAAGTGAAAGTATATTTATTATTTAGTTTTGCAAGATATTGATTCAGACTTGTTTTAATTTTCACACCATCCGTTGTGAGACCATTTAGTGTTGTACTTCCTGATGTATAATAAACAACTGGGTCTTTACCATTTGGTTGATACCCGTCTGAACCGGTTTGAGTTGGTGTTCCATAGGTAATAATATTATATCTCGCAATAAGGTTATTGTAACTTGTTTGTTGGTTTGTTAATCCCTGTATTACTGTGAATACTGAATTTGTAAACGTATTTTTTTTCCTATTTAAAGTGTCTTTATAATTATTTTTTAAAGTTCGTAATACTTTTTTCGAAAAGTTTTTTACGTCCATATATTTCAAGAAATCATCTTGGTCTGATTCAATATCAGCCAAATATTTTTGGAAAATAGTATCGACTCTTTTCTGAATCACGGAAGGTTTTCCGTATAGGAAAGTATCAACACCGGAACCTATTATTATTTCTCCTTTAGTATAATTTCTACCTAAAGTCGCTTGTTGTCTAATTGACTCGTTGTATTGTGCTAAAATTTCTTTGTTCTTGTTCATGATGTCTCTGAAATAATTCTGAGTACCTTCAACAAAATCAGACATGAATTTTGTGTATGAGGTAACTCCGCTTACTCCGTTTGGAGTGGAAACACTTTGAACAATATTACCAATAGTCGTTGAATTACTTTGACCAGGGTTATTTTGAACTTGGTTCTGTGTTGGTGGTGCTTGTTGTCCGTAGAGTGAAGCGAACTCAGCATCAAGACTTGCCAAACTTTCTGTATCAGTTGCTTCAGCTCTGTCGTCATAAACCTCGGTGTTAGCATAGTAATTAAACGTGAGTGCATTCTGTATTTTATCTACCGCATCTTTGATTCCACTTCCACCGACAAACTTGAAACCTAATGTAACATTTGCAATCATTGGTTGAACTCCGATACCTTCTGGATTTAAATCCAAACTTTCATACTGTAATTGCAATGACTCAGGTATAATTTTAGTATTATAAAAATCTCCCACTCTTAAGACTAGTACAGGTGGTGTACCAAAAGCAGTATTCACCGCATTACTATAATCTAAAACCTGTTTTCCATTTACTGATTTTATTGTCGGTATCGTGTCACCAGGTCTCATGCATTGATTCAAGAATGTTAGTCTCGAATTCAATCCTTCGGGTGTTGTTGAGTGGAAACCGGGGTGAAAGAACTTTAATTTGTCTTTCAAATTATCATAAACCATGGGAGTGTCTTCTTTGATACTTTCGAAATAATCACATTCTGTGAGTAAAAGTCTTAAAACTCTTTTGGACAAATTATCGGCAAGCCTTGTTCTTTGGACCTCAACAGTTTCTGTTGTAGTTTGTTGTGTTATTTGTTGTACCGACTGTGTAGTTGTCGTAACCTGTGGCTGAGTGTTTGTAGGTTGTGTGTCAGTTATTCCCTGTTGTATCGGTGTTATTTTCACATTAGAAATCAAAACTCTTCTACAAGCCATAGCGTTGACTGTATATATTTTTTTTGTTGCCGCCTGACTATCTTTAGTGTCTTCTTTACAGTTGTATTTTACAGATTCCTTATTAATCATTTTGGTGGTGACCTCACCTTCTTCCCCTAATGCGACTGAGTCGTTGAAAGTTATTCCACCTTTAATTAATTCCCCTAAAGGTTTCTTACCAGTAACAGATGGATAACCTAAAATAAATTTCTTGACTGATTCATTTCTTCTTTCAGAAAGACTTTTATTGTATGCCACACTTGCCGGTGCTGAAGCTGTTCCTGATAAGGTAAAATTAATAGATTCAATTTGTGCAGCGTTTTCATAAATTTTATCTAATTGCTTCGAAATTTCACTATAATTATTTTTTATTACTTCAGTGAAAAATGTTTCAACAACACTTGGGTTCGATGTGTATGGTGTGGTTTGATTTGGTGCTTCTTTTACATACGTAGGTTCCTGCTTTTCATAATCATTATAGTAATTTTTAAAACTAGTTACATTCCCTTTTGGAATATCATTATCGAAATAGAATCCTTGACCTCTCAATGCTTCTTCGATAGGAGCAACTGAAAGAGATGGATTTGCCACTTTTTGATTATTGATATCTGAACTTGTATTTACCCCTGTCTGAACGTCTCTCTTAATCCAATCTACCTGTTCTTTTGTAAGTTGTTTCGAATCTAATTCAGTTTGTATGACATATAAATCGTTCGGATTTGCCAAAGGATATCTTTTAGCCAGCTCATACAAATCGTATTTCACACAACCAGCAAAGAAAGATTCTAATAAACTATTAATTTTATCTCTGTTTGTTTCATTATTTAAAACTTTGTTAACGACTAAATTCAAAACTGATGGATGGTCAACAACTATTTTCCATGAAAGACTACCTCCCCTACTTGTGTTACTATAAGTGTATATTGGTTCAGGTCTTCCGATGAAACTCGAATCTTTCCATGAAGCATTTGTACTTTCACTGAAAGTTAGTCCATATGGTGGAAACCACATGATTCTACCTCCGTTAGGTCCTCTTTCACACACCGGTAAGTCAGAATAAGTAAATCCGGGTTTGGAAGAACTTCTCCATGCTAAATTTTCCAAAGAGAACATATATTTCTTTACATGACCATCTGTGTCAGGATTTCCGACTAAATTTGTCGAATCAGCAGTACCATCTTTCCTGTTTGGGTAAATGTTTAAATTGTATGTACTATCTAAAACAGAATATGAAATCTTTCTGTTTTGTGTGGTTATACCTTCTGTTTTTTGTAAGTTACTAAAATTTAGATATGGTATATCTTTAGCAAACACTCTACAATATTCCACTCCTCTCTCCTGTCCAATTGCACCTGTATATTTTATAACTCTTGAACCTTTAGTTAATTCTTTATATCCATCATTGAATACTTTACTAACTTGGTCTATAGCATTCCCAACGTGTTGTAGTCTTCTCCCTCCAGCTGGTTGACTATCAATGAGCTTCTGTGTGTCATCTAAGATTGAACCTTCCCTAAATTGAAGGTTATTCGATTCTGTATTTACATAAGATGATGGTCTGAAATTTTCATCAATATCTAAAATCTCTCCTCCAATACCAACTTTTTTACCAGCATTTGCCCTATACTTAGGTGATACCCAAGTGAATCCTCCTTCAATACCACCACCATTGCTATAGGTTGGTCCATTTGCACCTAACTTAACTTCTCTCGAAGGTCCTTCGTATAATTGGGCGAGTTCTTGGGGTCCGTATACAGGTGATTGTACTTCTCTTGCAAAGTTGTCAACGGGTAAATCACCGCCCGGTGAGAAAACTCTTGATGGTTCCGATGTTATAGAACCAATATAGTAATTACTATTATTTGTGTTTGTTCCAACTATGACACCACCAAGTCTATCGAAAATAGACCTGTTGTATCCAGGTTTAAATCTGTTATAATCTAAGTTACCAAATAACCTGGATTTCTGACCACCACCTGTATTTTCTAAAAAAATTTGAGAACCTGTTTTAGTTCCACCTAATAATCTATTAAAAAACTTTCCTGTAGTACTTCTTCTAAAAGCGTTACCTAGTTGTTGTATTGTTGTTGGTTGTCCAATTTGTATTGAAGGGTCAAAGTAAGACCCGGGTATTGGCGAAAGTGGAATGATTGAACCGGCCAATCTTAATGCGAAATCTGTTGCAGCTAAAATTGGACCGGCCGGAACTGTAATTTGATAGTTAGGCTCAATCACAGGTATTCTACCTGTCAATAAACTAAGAACATCTGTTCCACTTCTAACATTGAAAATGTTAATCCTTCCTGTTGTCCTTTGTATTATTTCCCTACCAATCCTTGTCTCAAACTCTTTTCTTAGGATTGTAGCTCCGAGTCTAGCAATGTATGAGTCAGAACTTAGTAGTCCGTTACTACCCAGAGGGTCTGGAGACAAAAGTATGGATACTGGATTGTATGATGATGGGTTAAAAGTTGAGGGATATGGTTGTCCATTAGTTGCTCGGTTGTTATTTAGTTGAACTGTCTCGAGTGTTGCAATATATTCTCCCGCATCTGTAACGTCATTTGGGAATGAGTAAGCGTTGACACTTTTCCATCTTTTAGCCTCTATTGGTGCTTGGTCTAAGATATTAGCATCTTGATAACCATATTCTCCCTCGTTTGATTTCGTACCGTTGAGAGAACCTGGGTCGGGAACTTGTTTGTACCCTCCCTCTGCTCCGTATTGATTGTTTTTATAAAGTTGTTGAGCGAACCTCGGTTCGTCTATGAGAACATCAGGTGAGTCTATTACCGCAGAGTCTGATAGGGTTGTATCGTAGTCTATTGGTGGCGTAATTCTACTTGGTGACTTTGGATAAGGCACAAGGTTCTTTACGATAATTTTTTTTCTGAATGACTCAGAGTTTACGAGTAATGGACTTGCCATTTATTTCTTTTATAATAAATAGATTCTTTGAAACTTTTTATTAGGCGGTGGTGTTCTTCATAGAACCGAAATTCATTGTTTTCATTTTTTCTACAACATTTGTTGTAAATGTTTCCTTAAGTCTTTCACTATTGACTAAATTGTCCTCTATTTTTGCATAATCCATTCCACTGTCCCCTTTGATATTTAATTCAAAAATTGCCGGTTTAGAAGCATCGAAACTTACAACAACCTGTTTATCACTGTCAACCATTGTTGTTTTTATCTCTCTTACAATTTCAGTTACTGTGGTGTTTCCCATGTTGTTTGCTACTGGTGTTGCAATTCTTCCTACCTTTGAATCTAAGTTATCTATTTTTGTATTAATGCTTGAGGTTGTTGTTTTTATCTCACCCATAATTTCACCCGAAGTATTCGGATTGGCGTTCGCCATTTTATCTATAGTTTTTACAGACCCTTTTTTTAATTGACTTTCGTCGTATTCTTTCTGAACGAACTTTTGAACCGCTCTACCAATCTCGGTATTGTTATTTGCATTTTCCTGTAAAAACTTCTCTATTCCCGTTCTTAGTTCCTCATCTCCCTTACCTTGAAGTTTTTGTAGTTCTTTGATTGCGTTTTCCACTTCTTTCATACCACCCTCACTCAAACCATCTCCTTTACCCACCGCACTCACAAAGTTTCTTATTAGGTCCATAGATTTTTCGGCACCATCTCTGAACATTTTCAAATCAACACTACTCGCCAATGCGTTTGAGCCGGCAGCTAACACTCCACGAGCACCTTCAGCTCCTTCTCTAACTGTTGGTGTAGAAACTATCCCAAGAACCACTTTGTCTTTGATTGACTTAACGTCACTTTTTACTAAAGTAAAAGCATCCAATTGAGCTCTCTGTAAGTCTTCAACTGTCTTTGGACCTTTTTTTTGTTCTTCTATTAGTTTGTCTATCTGTTGTTGTGAAAGTTTTTCTAATTGTAAAGTATCATCGCCAACTTTGATTTCATATTTACCACCATCCCCCATCTTAGCAATATTTGCCAAATATTTCTTATCCTCTTCATTTTCGAATTGTATGTCAGGTCTAATCTGTGAGAGTTTTTTATCTAATTCCGCAGCATTCAAAGACATTTTTGAGAGTTCTTGACTACTTAAACCAGTCTGTTTTTGTAATTCTCTCATCATCAACATACCCTGAGGATTAATTTTAAACTGTCCTGCTTTTTCATCGAAGTAAGCAAATTGTTTGGACATATTCACAATACTATTTTGTAAACCCTCTGGGTCATTCAACGATTTGTTCATCAATTGGAAGGGGTCTGTCAAATCTCCTGCTGAAACACCTAATCTTTGGAAAGCCGATGCTAATTCTATAGCTCCTTCTGGGTCTAATGCTCTCTCAGCTAAATCCATAGTAACTCTCATGTCGGTTTTTAACATGGCCGCCTGTGCCGCCATTTTTGTAAGTCCTACAACACCATCCTGAAAATTAAACCTGTTCATAGCCGACATATCGTTAAGAACATTGCGCATTATCAACCTTGTGTTTCCTCCAACACTTTGTATGTATTGAATTGATTCTTCTATTTTTCCACCCACTTGAGTAAACTCTACCCCTACCTCTGAAAAACTTTCTACAATAGTTTGAACTTCTTCCCCCAAAACTTGACTACTTGCAAATAATTTGGATACTTGTTCTTCTCCAGCAACAACATTTCTTCTTGTTGCTTTACCAACGGCTTCGATAGTTTCGACAGCGTCTTTAAGGTTACCACCCAATCTATCAACTGCAGGAGTGGCATCAGTAACCGCCCCCATGAGTTCTTGCATTCTCTGTCTACCAATTCCGAATTGTTTAATCAACTCTTCAGCACCACCAACCATGTTAGCAAAACCTGCTGCAATATCATCACTACCAATTTTTGCCTCATCATATAATTTTCTGAGTGCTTCGGTAAGACTTTTGACTTTATCCTCTTCGTTCATGTATAATTGGTTTCTATATAAATAGAAGAAGGGTTATAATTTAACCCTTCTGATTTTCTTGAATCCATTTATCAAGTAGATATTTCCTTACAAAAATTGGCATTTTCTCGAAATCAGTCCAACTAACTTTCAACAACGTTGATAAGTAATAGAATTCGTCGAGTTGACCTTTCCTATAATCAGAAGAAAGGGCGAAAGAAATCAACCCCAAAACCAACATTAACTGTAAGTTTTTCTCCTGATGGGGTTGTTACTATTTTAGACATATCGAGTTTTGGTTCGTTGTCATTCATAAACTTCTTAATGTATTTGGAATCTGCAATTGGTAATTGTTCTACAAACTTAGCAATTTCTCCCTTATCTTGTGTTCCGTTGACCTCAACTATTTGTCGTTGTAACTTTAATGTTACATAAGGAGCAACTCTTCCTTGGGGATAGGAGTCTATAGTTTTACTTATTTCTCTAATTTCACCATATGTTAATGGTTTTAACTTGATAGTTGAACCAGTTTTGGGTAGAGTAGTTATAAAGTACCCATCAGATGTTGGTTCCTGACCTTTTAAAATTGACATTTGGTCCAAAGTCACGTTAACTTGAAATTGTTTCCCTGTCTTGGGGTCAGTAGTTGTAATCATCATGTCGGGACCAAAAGCGGTATTCCTCAAAAAGATTAATACAGATTCAACATCACCTTCCAACATGTCTTCAACTTTTAAATCAGGTTCGTAAATTTTGTTCCTGAGAAGATTGATTGCAAGATTATCACCCCCTGCCATGATAATATTTTCATCATAAGCGGTTAGATATCCAACTTTAATTGACTTTTTCTTGTTCTTATAAAAAATCCCCTCTGATGGTAGAGGTACTACGTCGTGTGGTAAAGAAATGTTCTCTTGACCATACATTCTTGATTGTTCATCCATAATATAAAAAATTAACCCTGAAGTTTATGTTCTTCAGGGTTAAATATAAAAAAAGTATTTATTTTATAAATAATATTAGTAAACCAATACACAACGGTCCATTCTCATAGAAGCAGTAATTGTTGCTAAACCATCTTGGTTGTATGCCAATGTATTAAAATTCACATCAGTCAAGAAAGTTCCATAAAGAATCCACTTCTCAACTACAACACCTGTTGGGTCCAACATCTCGAGGTCAATATCTTTTTTGTAACCCGCAGCATAACCCATACGACCTGTTACAGACTCAGCGTGTAAACGAACCCACTCCATGAGAGCTTGCGCTGCTGAAGGACCAATCGGGTCTCTAAATGTCACGTTAAGTGCTTGCCAGTTGAATCTACCGGCTACATATGTAGATGTATTTAAAAAAGGTATTTCTGTTGCAGCGATTTGAATATGTGGTCTAGCCGTACTCTCTACAAACCATTCGTTGATACCCAAACTTGAAGGAAACCTTAGGATGAATCGATTCTGACGTTTCGGTTCGTAAGGTATCGGCATTTTCATTAATAAATCAGCCATGTTATTATAAATTTAAATTTTTTTTGTTTATATGTTATAAATATACTCACAGGTAAAATTTTTCTATTTACTTCCTGTTTTAAAAAAAATATACTTATTTAACTTCCTTTTTAGTTCCAGATGCAGTAGAAAATGTCTTTACCTCTTTACCTGGTTTATTTTCGAAATGTTTCTTCATTACTTCTACATTCTTAGGGTCATCATCAGAAAAACCTATAAATGTTTTAGCTGGTACAAATTTATTTCCTATGTCACTTTTTATATAAGCTTTCTTATTCAATACAGCCGCCATTCCTTTAATATAAGATACAAAATCATCCATAGCCATTACTTTTAATTCTTCAGGACTAGCAGCCCCTTTCTCTTCACCGAAACTGACAGGATGATACTTATTTAATTCTAAATAGGATTTTATTAATTCAGAATCACTCATGTCGTCTTCATCAACAAAGGTTCTATATTTTCTTAAATTTTTTAGTAACATATCTTTGTCGATTCCGTTGAAACCACTTACGATGTAATTATAAACCGCTTTCTTTAATGTCTCAGGTTTGTGTCCCCTTGCAGTAATAATTGCAAAAATCGAACCGTTATTAATTGCTTCTTTGAAATCGTCGAAAGCAGGACCCGGTTCTGCTCTCATAGCGTCTATCAAAAATTGTTTGTCACCTTCTACTCTAAAGTTTCTGAAAGGTTCTTTTCCGTAGCCAGTGATGGTTTTACCTTTGTATTCGAAATTATTTTTACCTATTTCATGTCTATATTCCGCAAAGTCTTTTGTGGACATTCCCACTTCTTCACCATCATCAGTTGATAGAATAATTTCTGTAGGCATGTGAACTATGTTGTCGTCCCAATCGAAAGCATAATACTTCATGTTAGGAACAAGTCTCTCACTGAAATTCTCTATTAAATAAATCATTCTAATAAATAGCTTTATATTTTATTTCTATAAATATAAAACCCCCACTTGAAGTGTGGGGGTTTATTTTTAATTGTTAAAATTTATTAGATATTCTCGAACGAAGCACCTGTAGGTGTGATAAAGAATTCTATATCAATGAATTCAAGTGCTTTTGTTGGTTTTAGATAAATTTTACCTGTAAGTGTATTTCTATCCAAATCCTCAGGTGTAGACAATACTGTTACACGGAAATCATAAAGACCTCTGTCTCTTCTGATACCATCAAGAATTGGGTTTACACTGTCAAGGAACTGTTGTCTCACAATTTGGTCGTTTTGTTCGAACAATAACCTTACCGCTACTGCTGAAATCAACTTACGAGCTTGTAAAAGTAATCTTCTAACATTCAATCTGTTGAGTGCAGAATCCGCAACTTGTAAAGTTTTGTTACCCCAAATTACAGTACCAACGTCAGAGAAAGTTGCAATTGGGTTTATTCTACCTTGATACAACGTATCTCTATCTTCTTGTGTTAGTTTCAATCTAGCTTTAACTGAATTTACAAGACCTCTCGTATAACCCGCTGATGCGAACCAAGGGAATGCAATATTATCAGTTAGTGCTAAGTTTCTACAAACCTCACCTGTTGGAGGAAGATACAATTGTGTATTGTTTACAGTATCTCTAACCAAAATCCAAGGATAGTATGTTGCTGTATAATTTGAATCAATTGCTGAATTATCCAAGTTATCAACAGCTTCTTGTGGATAGATTATCAAGTCAGTATTGTTAGAATCTGTAGTATACATCGGATAATCTGGTGTTGTTGCTATGTATACAGAATCCGCTCTTGAGAATTGAATCATGTTGATAGCCGCTTCCACAAGCTTGGGATTGTTTACATAATCAATACTCGAAGTTGCAAATACATTGATATTAGTTGATTCAGGGTTTTGGAATGATAAGATACCGAGTAAGTAAGCATAATAATCGGTATTTGCAAAATCTTGTGAATTTTTATCGACAATTATCCTCTTAAACATACCTTCACCCGAAGCTGTTGGGTATCTTGTTGATGGAGCAGCTCCTGCTAAGTAACCCGAAGCACCCAATCTAAATCTATCTTCATTCGTTCTATACTCTCTGTAGATATCCCAACCATCGAATCCACCAGCAAAACATACTGTGAATTTCCTTGAGTAGATATAATAGTACGGGTTTTCTTGACTTTCAATTTCTGCTCTGAATTCAGCATCTCCACAATCAAATGCAGTTTCACCACTTGTTACATATTCAGAACCAATGGTCACAACAGTAGCACCTGAGTCCATATGGAAACCTTTAGTAAGGTAGTTCCAAGGTTCAGAGTCTGTTGCTACACCCCAAGTTGCTGCTGAAGGATTTCTTTTACCTTTATATTGTAAGAAAGATAAATCAGTCCCTATTCTTGTTGAAAAACCTAAGTAAGTTCTTCTAACATTATCACCGGCAGATTCATCTATTGAAGCACCCGCTGCGGAGATACCGAATGGAGGATTATAAATTACTTCACCAGGGAAATTGTATTGTGTTTTGTAGATTGGGACAGGAGAAGGGTTTGCAATTGTATCATAAACTCTTTGGTCGTAACCATAGAATCCACAAGGTAATGCATCTATTGGAGCTTCGTTAGAAAGTTCAACCATTATGTTTGTTGATACTAATGGATATTCACCATCGAAAGAACCTATCTTTTTACCAATGAAGCTGTTAGAAGCTGGGTCCATTGTACAGTTAGTGAATTTTTCAATCACTACCGGATTTTGGTCAGTATCAAAGAAGTCTCTCACCAATACATCAAAAGATAGATTTGAGAAAGAAATGTTCGCAATAGAAACCTTTATTTGTGTGTTTGCATCAGAACCATCTGAAATAGAATGGAATCTAAATAACTTATAAACTTTATTACCTCTAAGTTCGGAAACTAAGAATGGGGTAAGAGGAGTTTGATATTTTTCTAAATTCCATGCAATAGAATCAGAATTATAAGAAACTGCGGCAGGGAGAGCAACCATATTACAATCCAAACCTCTGATGTAACCTTTATCATATAGTTCATTAAGTTCCACAGGATAGATTTCTTCAACAAAGATAGGAACTTCATTTCTATTTTTATCAAAGTTAGAAACACCCAAAACTTTAGTTAGGTACCTACTATCACTTATGGAGAATGAAGATTGGAAACTGAAGTTGTCGCCATCTGCTGTTACACCTGATAACAAGAAAGTTCCGAAAGGATTTTCACTAACTCCTGAGTAAGAACCTGTACAATCCATGATTAAATCTGTTGTACCTGTAACCTGATACTGAGGACCATGTAGTGTTGTAGAATAACTACTTATTCCTCTAGAACGTAAAGTTGCTAATACTAGATTATTGTATTCAGAATATGCTGTACCTGAGTAAGAATATACGTTACCTGAAATAGTACCAGTAAAGTTTCCACCACCGCTATTCGTTAAAGAACTAACCACATAATTAAAAGAAAAACCTGAGTATTGATTACCTGAATAGTTTGAAAAATTCGAATAGTACCAAGGGTAGTTATCTCCATCGCTCAAAACATTTGATGAAAAATTCAAAGAATTTACACCAAATACGTTTGTGATTGCTGAGTAAGATGCCGAAAGAGCAGTGTAGTCAGCTCCGATAATCGAACCATAAACTATTGCAGTTGAGGCAGAAGAAGATGGTGTGTCCAATATTTGACCCAAATAAACTTGAAAATCATTATTAAAAGTTGAAGTCGAACCATCAGATAATCTATACTGAGAATTTAACAAAGCATTTACAGTAGCAGGTAGTGAGCCTGTTAAAGTAATTGTATTACCCGTTGAGTTACCCGAGAAGTTACAAGTCCAAGGAGTACCTGAACCCTCAGACAAACCAATTGTTGAAGTATTAACGTTTGCCTTCGCCAATATAGTCCATGAAGGTCCTGCATCATAACCTGAAAGACCTAAAATTCTTGTTACGAAAAGTTGGTTAGATTGTTGTAGATATGATTTAGCAATATATGCTGCTTCATATTTTGGGATTTGTGTACCCTGAAATTTTGTAGGTTCTGTCCCTCCAAAAAAAGATTGAAATTCATCGTAGTTTGTTATGAAAATAGGTTCGAAAGCGGGACCTCTAAGAGTCTCACCAACCAAACCCAACGTCGTAACACCTACACTCTGCGCCACAAAAGACAAGTCAGTTTCTGAGGTATAAACACCTGGAGAAACGAACACTTTCTGATTTACTTGAGCTGTTGCCATTATTTACGGTTTCTATTTAGATTTATTTTTATTCATAAATATTCAAGTAAGAATGAAAAAACTTTACTTTTTCAAATCTATTTATAAACAGGAAGAAACTATTCTACCTTTTTTATCTTTATGGGAGGATTATACGATAACGAAATAAAAAACATTAAAATATCAAAAGAAGTACACGATATTCTAAAAAAGTATTGTGACAAAAAAGGAATTAAAATATACAAATTCTTAGAGACCTTGATATTAGAAAAGTGTAAAGAGAAAAAAGATATATACGGAGAGGATTAAACCAATCTGTTAGCTATTTGCATAATTGAATTTCGTGAGTTGTCGTCTTTAGTGACTTCCACTCTCAAAATATCATTTGTATCTAAAAATATTTCCGAAACATCAGAACCGAAATATTGGTTGTTGATAAAAATATCATAAGATGAAATGTTTGTAGTGTTAGTAATTGTGACATTAACACGATTATCAATTATTTCACTAAGAACTGTGGTGCCTGATACAAATAAAAATTCATTAACAAATGTACTGGTGTTAGGTGGTTCAGATTTTCTTTTCCTTCCAATTGAAGGTCCATCCGAAACTTCCATCATGGTAAGCACTCTCGAAATTGCTGGCTTAACTTCAAACTCATCTTCGTCAATCAAATACCCTAACATTGTGAAGTCATAGTTTTGAACATAATATTTTCTTTTATCTAAGTCACTCACACTTTCATCGCTTACATTATTCATTATGATAGGAACATATTGACCTTTGATAAAAGTATATGCTTGACGAGAAGAAAATTTTTGTAATACAATTTTGTTAAACTCATTGAGTTCTCTCATTCTATTACAAACAATCCTAACATTGAAAGTCATATCTACTGGAACAGGTTGTGGTATTTTATATATGTCCATACCTTCCTGATTTCCATTCCATGTTGGTACCGATGCATAATAGAATTCTTTTCTATTTGGAATTGTATATTGTAGAGAAGGGTTTGTTCCATATTTCACATCTGGATTCCTCACAACCGTTATGAACGGGGGTTTTACATTAAAGTCTTGGTCAACAAAATTCCAAGTCTCTGTGAACTGAGTCCAATTCTGAGTCGTAATTATTATATCGATTAGAGGAACTAATTTACCCGCAGTTACTAAACGTAAATCTTCTTTAACAAAATCTAACATACCTCTATCTAAATCTGAGTGTAGAACTGATTTAGGTAAGTAAGTACCATCCTTGTTTATATATTCAAGAAGTTGTTGCCTTCTCGCATACAAGGTTTTTTTTGGTTCTAAAGGTAAAGATTTTATGACTTTTTTCGGATAACCCATATTATAATTTATCACCAAATTTATTGAAAAAGAATTTAGGGATATCCGAGTGACCCAAAGAAACCGAATATATGTCCTCCACCCCCGAATCTTTCAATTTATTTATTGCATATTTCAAAGAGGACGACCCCCATTGTCTTCCCTTTTGATAAACTACCACCACATCTGAATTTTGAGGAATTTTTACTGATGTATACGAACCTTCTATTGAAGGGTCTATCAGTCCAACAAAGTTATAACCTTGTCCTATGGCCGGATAAGCTCTGAGACCACCCTTAGAAAACCCCGAAACAGAACTTATTTTTATCCCTTCAATTCTCCTTTTAACCTCATCAATTGTATATTGCCAAGGAATAAAACAAAAAGGTTTGTTTCTTAATAAAGATTTAGGTACTTGTTCCATCATCCAATTAGGTGTTGCGTAATAAAGCCCTCCAAAAACCAAAGCCCCTGGTTCCGACTTGAAGTCATCTGGAACTGTTACAATTATTTCGCCAACCTTTTTAATTCTATAACCTAACTGTGACATAACTTTTATATTCCTTTGAATTCATTTTCATTTACAGGGGTTGCAGTAATCGTCCTGTAGAATGGTTTATAACCACCATAAGTATGTTTATTATCTGAAACTACCCTACCATCATCTGCAACTACATAATATCTCACTTTTCTTTCTGTTTCATAATAAGCAAAGTAGTCACCGAAAGCGATATCCACTTGTAGAGATTCCAAGTAGTTTTGATAAATAGAAAATCTCATATTACCAGGTTCTTCCAACTCAACTTTACTTTGACCTATTTTCTGATTTGTAGGTTGAACAATTTGAACATAACCCTTGAGTTCAATAGGAGGTAAAAACTGAATTCCATCCTCAGGTGCTTCCCCATAAACATCATCCGTTTTGGTTTTGTATCTATCAATCCTATATAAAACTACAGTAAAATTCATGTCACCCTCTAGCCACTCTTGACCCATTTCAATGTCTAAGGCATAATCCTCAGCGCCGAAAAACTTACCAAGTCTTGTTATAGGGACTAATTTTTGTTCCATAGTTATTTGATAAATACTTAATTCTTGTTTATATTTTATACAAAAATTAATGAGAATATTTCCCCCTACGAAAATTTTTCTAGCGAAAAGCCCTATTCATGGGTATGGAATATTTGCAAACTCTTTTATAAAAAAAGACGAAATAATCGAAGAGTGTCCTATTTTAGATTTGAAAGTTCCGAAAGGTGAAAGATGTGATATACTATCTGACTATAGATTTAATTGGCCTTACGGAACTTCTGATTGGGAAAAACAAGTAGTCGCTTGGGGATGGGGTTCATTGTATAATCATTCAGAAACCCCAAACGCATCTTGGAGGTCAAATCATGAGAGAAATACTTTCGAGTTTTATGCTCTAACTGAAATAAATCCATTTGAAGAAATACTCATATTTTACGGAGGAACTGACTATTGGTTGGATGGGAGAACACACGTTAATGTTATATGATGAATGAGGATACTTTAGAAAACAGAGCACTTGCAATACTTTCAGAATATGAAGGTTCAAATAATTTTATTTTAGAACTAAAAAGGAAATCTGAGATAAATAGAAGATTTTATCCTACAAGAAGTCAATCTGATTACATAATCAACAATCATACAAAACAACCAAAGGTTGCAAAAAAGTGGGTTGTATTAGATTCTTATTTTGCTTTAAAATTTGCAAACGATTGGAATTTAATAAGAATACCTGATAAGTTTTGGATTGAAAAACTTTTAACTGAAACAGAAAAAGCGTTTCATGTGTGGGGTAAAATTGAAGAAGACGGTGAACTTCGTGATTATTGGTTACCTAAAGCATCAATAATAAAAGACAATACTGTCAAAGACGTTGTTATTGATTACAAAAAATATAAAAAACGTCCTCCAATGGAACACCAAAAGGAGGCAATACAAAAACTCGCAGAAAATAAAAGATTTATATTGGCGGATGACATGGGATTGGGTAAGACAACCTCAACCATAATCGCGGCATTAGAAACCGGTGCAAAGAAAATTTTAATAATTTGTCCCGCAACTTTGAAAATAAATTGGAAGAGAGAAATTGAAAACTATTCTAAAAAAAGTGTCTTTATTGCGGAAGGTAAAAACTTTGAAACAAATCACGATTTTGTAATCATCAACTACGATATAATTAAAAACTTTCACGACCCAAAGAAAAAAGGGGAATCTAAGATATTAGAAGGAAAGTTTGATTTGGTAATAGTTGACGAAGCACATTATATCAAAAATGCTCAAGCTCAAAGAACAAAGTTAATAAATGACATTGTAAAAGATATCGAAAGGGTTTGGTTATTAACAGGAACTCCGATGACATCAAGACCTATAGATTACTTCAACTTATTGAGTTTGGTTGACTCACCTGTTGCAAAAAATTGGATGGCTTATGTTATAAGATATTGTGCGGGATATCAATTCAAAGTTGGCCCGAGAAAAGTGTGGAACGTCATGGGAGCGTCAAACTTAGAAGAATTAAGAGATAGAACAACAAACACAATATTAAGAAGACTCAAAGAAGACGTGCTCGATTTACCTGAAAAAATAATAACACCAATCTATTTGAGATTGAAATCTAAAGAATATGAAAACTTGATGGGTGAGTATTACGAATGGTATAGAAGTAAGCCCGATGAATCCAATTCTCTCACCGTTCAGTTCACAAAACTTACAAAAGTAAGACAAGTTATAGCCAATGAAAAAACTTTACAAACTATAGAATTGGCCGAGAACATAATTGAACAAGGAAAAAAAGTAATCATTTTTTGTAATTTCACAGAATCCTTAGATTCAATAGTTCAACACTTCGGAAAGTCTGCGGTGAAGGTTAACGGTTCTATGTCCAAAGCTGAAAGACAAAATAGTGTAGACAGATTTCAAGAAGATGAGAAAGTCAAAGTGTTTGTAGGCAACATCAAAGCGGCTGGTGTTGGTATAACTTTGACAGCAGCTGAAGCCGTTATTATGAATGATTTATCTTTCTTACCTTCCGACCACTCTCAGGCAGAAGATAGAGCTTATCGTATTGGACAAAAGAACAATGTTCTTGTTTATTACCCTCTTTTCGAAAATACAATAGAAGGTTTGATTTACGATATTTTGATGGCAAAAAAACAAGTTATTGCCACGGTCATGGGTGATAATGTTAACAGTGCAGACTTCGTTGAAGAAATTATGAACAGAATCAACAAAGAGGCATAATAACAATATTATCTATATAGATATTTATTGTTATGTCAGTAATTGCAGAACCAGAAAGAAGTAAACTTTATACAAGAATCAAACATCTTTTAGGTGCACCGATAAGAAGTGTAGAAGTAGAAGATGAAATGATGGATTCATTGCTTGAATTAGCAATTGGAGATTACGAACAATATATATTGGATTGGTTAATTGAATCACAATGGGTTAACCTTGTTAATTTAGATATGAACAACCAATCAGTTGCCAACGCATTAATTACAAGAACTATGAACTTTGAACAACAGTTTCAATATTCATATTCGAAAATTGTTGGTCTTCAGACTAATGGTCCGTGGGTTCTGAAAAAAGACTATTTTACTTTAAGTGCAAATACACAAACTTATGAAATACCTGCAGGTCGTGAAGTGAATGAATTACTATGGTATAGTAATCAACCGTGGGGTCTTTTTGGATTAGCCGGTATGGGATTGGGTTTTGGATATGATGGTGCTGGTTTGGGTGCAAACCAATCGGGATATGCACAGTTTGGATACCAAGGTTCTTATTTTATGATGTCAGGATTCGACTACTTAGTTAGGGCTCAAGAAGCAAATATCTTGAATAGAATTTTAGGTGGTAGTTTAACATACAGAATTACTGCATTACCTGATGGAAAAAAATTAGTTCATTTGATGAATACACCTAATGGTAGATTCAATTGGACAAGTTATAGTCAATACGTTGGAAAAAATGTATGGTATTGGTACTACGATACTACAGGTAAAGATAGAAACGATTGTTTGAAGGCTAACCCCGATATTATCAAATTACCTTCAGATGTACCTATTGGAGCTTTGGAGTGGGGAGACTTGAACGACCCTGCAAGACAATGGGTCCGTAGATGGTTCACAGCATATGTAAAAGAAACATTAGCAAGAGTTAGAGGAAAATATAGTGGAAACCTAAAAACTCCAGATTCCGAAATACAAATGGATTATCAAAGTTTGTTAACGGAAGCAAAAGATGAAAAGGCTAAATTAGAAGAAGAGTTGAAACTAAGATTAGAAAGACTTAGACCGGAGAAGCAAATGGAGAAAGAAGCATTGATTGCTGAAAATTTGAACAAACAACTTAAGTTTCACGCTTTCCCTCGACAGATTTATGTAATATAATTTAGTATGGCAATTATTAAAAGTATTCCCTCACAGAAACTTATCCATGGTAAGTTATTAAAAACTTCAGAAGTTTCAATTGTTTCAGAAAGTGACTATTCAACACAAGGAGAAGATTGTATTATTGTTAAAGCAATACCATTTTCAACAATAACTTTAAATTCTCGTACAACTGACCATACGGTAGTGAAAGCACTTACAAATATTATCATCAAACCTGATGTCAATAAAATTGATGAGGAATTTGATGAAATAGAAATGGGTAGAGGTGCGTGTGTTGAATTTAGATTTTGTGGTAACTCGTGGTATATTTTATCCTCAGACGGTTTAAAACAATCATAAAGAAAAAGGAATATGAAAACATATTCCTTTTTAATTTAAGTTAGTATGGATTCCCACCCTTCTTCTGCAAGTTCGTACATGTAATCAGGTTTGAGACCACGTCTCTCCCAATAATTTAATTCTTGTTCTGTAACATCTAACACATCTTTTTGTAAATCATCTTGGTCTCCTTCACCTAACGGGTGACCATTGATAAGTTCACATTGTGATGTTGTAAAAATACCTCTCTCATGTGGTTCAGAAACAATCAATCCATTTCTAACTTCATCTTTAAAAACGACCAATAGGGGTTCGATTCTTTTATTGAAAGTAGTAATTGCTCTCGGTACGTTATAGTCTCCGGTCAATTCAGGGTCTTTATCCAAGATATCTTTATCTAACATATAACAATTGACCATTACACCCTCTGTTATAGGTTTCGATTTTGGGTTATTGTGTAAGTTAATTGCATTTGTATCTTTAATTTGTTTTGCTGTCATTTTCTGCACATCACCTTGAGAAGCCTTTGTTCCGTTATTAACATACATAATAACGTCACCTAAGTTTACGGTAAGATTATTCTGAATCGCCAACTCCATGTGAGCCATTCTTGACATTGAGTTTCCCGCCTTGGTCTTTGTTGTCAACCTTTTGATGTAATCATCAACACTGAGTTTTACTTTAGCTCTCTGAGCAATTTTAGACAAAGGGATTTTTTTCTCATATATCTTAGTCAGATATTCATAATAATATTCTATAAATTCTTTACCCTCACCATGTAACAACATCTTAATTCCTTTATCCAAAAACTCTTCAATATACAGAGGAAGTTTCTTCGATTTGATGCTATTACCCGTCAATTTTATTTTTCCCTTAGCATCCATTACCGCATAATTCTTTCGAGCTAGATTAATACACGAAGGCCAAACACCATCAGTATCTAACGCCATTTCCCCTCTCATGAATATATCATTGTATTCTGCAACGTCCGCCTCAGGACCCTTGTAGACTTTTCCCTTCTTAACTTTCCAATTCAACCCACGACCAACATATTCTCTTTCATTTGCATCATCAGGACTTGAAAAGTTCACACCATCCGTATCCATCACGAGTGGAACATATCCTTTCGTCATGAAAAACTTAATCATCTGACGGAGATATTGTCTACCAGTACAAGTAATTTGTTCACCCATATACATGTCACCCCAAGCAAATACCTGTGGTGCCGACAACGCACCGAACATGGAGTTGATGAATATTTTGATTGGTAATTGTTTGTTGGAGTACGATTCTGACTTTTTCTTGTCCGTCTCATAAAACTCTTCAGCTAGTTGTTTGTATTTGATACGAGTGTCTCTGAAATACTTTAACATTCCTTTCATTGCACCCGTCACATCACAGTCAGGAAAAACATCGTGTACGAGCTGAATTGAGGGGTATAGAGACGAGAAGTCCAACTTGAGAACATTCTTACTGTATCCGACCTTAAGTAGTCTAGAAAGACCTCCTACGAAGTCTGTCTTACCTTGTTTAGCTGGTATTGCTAAATTGTTTTTATACGACCAAGCCAACATCAACATTTTCCACAAAGTTGCAGTTCCCATCGTTGAGACTCTTTCGTAGGTTGTTGGAATCATCGCGGCGAGTAAGAAAGAACCTTGGTTGAACTCTTTATCAACCGCCAAAGTTTCTTCCAAGTCATCGTCAAGATATCTTTCAACAATATCATCACCTGTTGTTTTGATATAAACGCCAGGGAATTTAATATCTAAATCCTTATAATCAGCAGCCTTTTTATATTTTCCGTTTTTAACATTCAACCAATATTCTTCTTTCTCATGGTACATTTTACCAATGTTTGTATGGTCGATATATACACGGTCAGGAGCCTCAGCATTAATAAATGTTGTTATATATTTAAGACCTGCAGATTTAATACTTGAGTTAATAGCCTGTGCTCTACGAACCGCATGGATAATATCAATAACGTTGTATCCCCATATTGAAGTTTGAGTGTAGGTTTCTACCTCATTCGCCAACTTCAACATATTATCTTTCCTCGTATATGAATGTTCAGGATGCAATGACTTACAAACATTTTTAGCATTAATTCCGAGAATTCTACATCTCTCAAAAATCCAATGCCAGTCGAAGTTTGCAGAGTTATAACCCCCAATGATACTTGGTTTTATTTCATTGATGATATTAAAGAATTCTATTATGGCTCCCTTCTCTTGAGACTCGTCCAAGCATTCAATTACCTTATGGTATCCTTTGTTAGTTTTAATTCCAATCATGAATATCCTACCGTCCTTAGGGTCCAAAGCATCTGTTTCTAAGTCGAATACCAATCGGGTCACTTGTTCATAATCTTCAAACCCTTTGAAAAGTCTTTTTTCTTTGGAAATTAAATATTGCTCTACGGGTGGTAGAATCAATAACTTATCTTTTGTCTTGTCACCCCAAGGGTCAACACCACCATCTCTGAAGAACTGGACTAACTCTCTATACCCTTTCAAAGACTTAACCATAAAAGTTAAACCATTTTTGAGTCTTTCATTATCTTGGGTTTCTAATTTTTCAATCATGATTCCATATTTTGTCATAGCCTCTTTTTGTGCCATTTTGGAATCATTATAGAACTTTAAACCTCTGAGGTCTCCAACCCAAGCAAACGGAATAAAGGTATCTTTTCTAATTTCTTTACCCTTACCAGGTATTTCTTTTATTTTGTAAATGGAGTTAGAAACATAATCGAATTCTATCGCAACAATGAATTCTTCGGGGTCATTTCCATGTAGGAACGACTCAATAACTTCGTTAGATATCATAATTTATATTTTAAGTGACACATTAGCTTCCACTCTGAAGTGAAATTTGTCTTCACTGTAAATATAGAAAAAAATATCTACTTACCAAATTAACAACATGGTTCGGTCGAAATAAAGCTGTCTTGAACATTGATGTAAAGTTCTTCCCTGAGAGGTAACATCAAATTTCCTTCATCATTCTTCAAGAGGAATTGACCTTGATACCTACCAACTTGATTAGTATCTCTAGCACTAAATTGGTAATAAATATAATATTCGGGAGTTGCACCGGCAGGTAACGTTAAAGGCACTATACTACAAGGTGCTGATACAATTTTTGCAATACCTGTTGAGGTGTTAACCATTGAAAAATAAATTGTAGACACCTCTAGACTTTCCATTATTTCAAGGTATCCACTTCTACCATCCTTAACAACTTGCATTTTAAGAACAGGGAGGGTTGCATTTTTTTTAATAAAAAATTCCATAACAATAAATATATTGCTAGGATTCTTTACGCAACTTACCATCGTAATGTTCAAACCTATTGTGTTCAGTCGGTGTTAAAAGAAGTAATCCAGGATTAAACTCATCCTTCTTAATAAGTTGATACATATAACTCATCCAAGTTTGTTCAAAAGGATGAGCCCATACTGTTTCTAAAAACATTTTTTTGTTTCCAAGTTTACTAACTATTTGTGGCCAATTACAATAATAAACATCTCCGTTTGTGTATGGTACACCCTTATGAGAAATTATATTTTTATACACCGCTTTTGGGGCGTTAGGGTCCAAACCTATTTCAGGTAATCTGTTTTTTTCGGGCCAAAATTGTTCTCTTACGTTTTGTGGAACATTATACCAAGCCCACTGTGTACCATTATCACCAAAAAATTCACTATAGTTTAATTTCAGATAATCAAAATTTTCTTTTTTTGATATTTCGAGAGAAAGTTGATATAAATTCGGAACAAATCTGTTAAATCCATTTCTACATACACCTGAATTAGGATAAAAAAACATGTCATCCTCGAAAAAAAACATGTAATCTAACTCAGTTTCTTCAAAATGTTTTGCAATAAATTGTCTACCTCCACAGATACCCAAATTACCTTCCTCAGGTATTATATGTTCAAAATCATACTCTTCACAAATACTATTATACTCGTCATATGTAGACTGGTCGGTAGAATTATTTAAAAGATATTTTTTAGGTTTTTCGATAAAAGTTTTATCATATTTTAACATTGAGTCTATTAAGGTTCTGAATTGTTTTGGAGAATTAAAAGTTATCACATAAAGACCTACCTTATTTATATCCAAATTATTTACCTTTAAACTTTTGTTTTCTGTTTTAACTAATAGATTGTCATTTTTAAGATTTTCAAAAAAAGTACCAATCAATCCATTATCCTGTATTTCAAAATAATTTATCAAATCCGAATGTTTGTAGGTCATAATTGTAAAAATTGATTCCTCCGTACCCATGTAACCTTCGTCCAAAGTTGATTTCAATAAACCGTAATATATACTATTCATCTCAGAAATGCTGTCTTTTGGCCCTCCAAAAAAACCGGCTCTTGCAACTTTATTCACTTTAGCATTAACAATCTTTGATAACTTATCATATTTAAAACCATGAATTTCTGAATTTGTCTCATAAGGAAAACAAATAAATGAAAACTTAGAAATATACTTCTTTAGTTTAGAAAGCACTTTGTCGTGAGTAAAATATCCAGCATGAACTGTGGAAGTTAAACCGCCGTCAATCCAAAACATATAATCTGAATTAAATTGGTCCATTATTTTTGCATCATGTAGTAAAAACATTTTCGACATGACTAACGGGTTGTAGTTTTCCAATTTTGCCTGAGTAGACTCTGAAAGCCAACCGACTTGATTATACCAATCAGGATTAGTTCTAATTTTTTGAATCTTATCAAAAAACTCATTGTTCCTAAACCAATTCAAATCACGAACAATGAATTGAGTGTTTTCAGGATTTCTTCTTTCGAAGACAAATTTTTTCAGTTCTTCGTCACCGAAAATTATCATATTTTCAGAAACCTTGAGGAGTTGTTCAAACTTATCTAAATAATGACTGAAAGGTCTTGACCAACCTTCCGATAAATCTTTTCTACCAATATCCCAAATACCTGTTACTAATGTTATTGACATAATTATTTTTTAACTTTACAAACCCAAACTACATTGTCGAATATATCTTTATCATATTCAACCAAATTATTTTTTTCACAACTTTCAACCAAATCAGAATCAGAAATCTCATGCCAATTCCAAACCTTTTTATATATTTTTTCTTCGAAAACCTCTCTATTTTCTGAATAATCGTGAGCTAATATAAAGTCCCCTTCTTTCAGAAAATCGGACAAAAGATTAAATTCTTTAATTTTGTTCCCTCCATCACAAAGTACTATAGTAATACCATCTTCCTTTATAAAAGAAATTACTTCATCTTTCAATTTAGTATATTCGTTGTCGAAAATATTTTCAGTTCTGATGTCAACGCCTGAATCTCTCATTTCTTGATACCAAGGGTGAGAAATAATATCATAGGATATCAATTTACAATCTAATCCAATTTTTTTAATCGTGTAATCTAAAAAACAAGTAAACCCACCAAGTGAAGTTCCAATTTCTAATATTCTTGAGGGTTTAACTTTACAGATGAAATTGTGAAAAACTTCAAAAACGTTCGGATTTTGTTGGGCCGCCCATCCATCAAATGTTGAAATACTATCGTTAAATTCTAAATTAGATTTTTTTGTGACTTTATCTTCGAACTGACAATTCATAGTTGTATGATTTTTTTTAATGGGTTATATTCTGAAAAATATCTATTTTTAATTTTTCTTAATCCTTCTATTTTTTCTGAATAAATTTTATCAGAATTATCATTAATGTAAATTAAAAGTTTTTTTATTTCTTTCAAGTCATTAATATCTTCAATTAAAATATACCCATCTTCAGGATAAATTTCTTTTATATTTTTACATCCAAAATAGATTGGTATGGTATCTGTCAAAATACAATCATAGAATTTTTCACTTATCCAATTTTTTTGATACTCGTTTTCAATTGAAATATTGAACTTGTAATCTATTAAAGCATCGTGTCTTTTAGGACTGTTCTTCCAACCACCATAGACTTCAACAAAGTCTAACTCATTAATTAATTCTGCAATAGCATATCTTTCAGGATACAAACAATTCTCCCCCAACTTCTGATTCAAGGAAGTTATAGAAGAAGATATATTTTTGTTTTTGGTTGTCTTAAACTTTGATAAATTATCAAATGACCAAAATTCTAAAGGGTCCATCCAAGGACCCCTCCCACCATAAAAAGTATGTGCTACAGTTTCAACACATTTTACATTATAAAAGGAAGAATCGAACCCAAAAACTGTGACATTTTCATTAAAATTTTTTTGATGACTGCCAGAAAAAGTTGGTTCGTGAGGAAATACGTAACCTTTAGCACCGTCTCTAACACTCTGAGTCATATAATTAAAAAAAACTATGGTATCATAACTTTCGTCAAACACAAACTCTATTTGTGTTAAATCTATGTCAGGTGTTTTGAATTGTTTCAACAATCTATCCAAAATGTTTTCAGGGGTATCCCAACCGGCACAAATTTTAATTTTTTTCATTTAACCTTTTGAATTTTTGATTTTTTATTTTGAAAAACTAAATCCACTTGAATTAAATCCTGACCGTAATGTCTATGTAGCTCAATCACTTCATATAATCTGAAATCATTTTTTAAAAATTCGAAAATATTTTCGACCAAACAACCACCAATATTATATTCAACTAATGAACATTCTAATTCGATAAACTCAATCTCTTTTAACATATCACCCAATCCCTGCATTATTAAAATCTCCGAACCTTGTGTGTCTATTTTCAGTAAATCTATTTTAGTTATGTTCTTTTCTGAACAAAGACTTTCTAAAGTTTTTGTAATCCTTTTTTCTTCGATTGTATTATGTGGCATATAGTGCTGAGTATCTTCTTTAAAAATTGAATCCCCTGTACAAAGACCTTCAACTTTCTTGTAGAAAATAATTTCCTCCCCATCTTTGTTGGATAATACTTCTATGGCACAATCATTAGTATTTGGAAAACACCCGTTTTCATTCCAATCATTTGCATCAATTCCAAGTACAAAAGAGTTATTGAAAACTGATTTTATTGAACCTGACCATTCTCCCTTACAAGCTCCACAATCCACTATTACATTTGGATTGAATCCTAAATTCTTAATTCTATTATAAACAAATTCTCTACTCATAAAATTTTACCTTTTGTTACCATTGAATATGAAACCAAATTGTGTTTGTAGGTCTCCCGAATGTAAGTCAAACATATTATCATACCCCGCAAATTTTGCAGATATACCTATTTCGAAACCATCACCCCAACTACCATTACCACCATTTTGACTTTGCATGATAGAATTTAATTCACTCCATTTATTTGCAAACAATTCTAATTTTTGTTTATCATATTTGAAAATTAAAAAATGTTCACTTGGTAAACAAGAATCTATAAGTCTATCATTCATATCCCAACTCAAAACACCATATGAATGTATTTTGTGACTAAACAAACAACTACCAATGTTTTTTAATTGTGCAATTTCACCTCTCAAAACACAATTAAGTCTAGTTGCAACAGAATCATGAGATTCCATCAAAGACTTTAACCTTTCGTCAGAGACATCATTCCAAAATGTGTGTTTTATATCCCCATCCACATAAAAAATAACATCATATCCTTCAGGGATGTCTTTGAATGCCAAATATTTTAGATTGTAATTAAATTCTGACCCTCCCTTATATAACAAAATTGAATCGGCAGGAACATTATTCCTTACAATCAATCTTTCGTTATTTATGTCTTCGAAGAAAGAAACATCATTCGTTGTTAACAAAATGTCGTGTTTGGTGTTTGACAATAATTCATTTATCAAATCTTTCGATGCATTCAAATACATTTGTCTATCTGTGGCTAATGATAGTATTGTGAATAATATTTTCATGATAAGAAAACTCTATTGAATTTGTCCATGATTATTTCAGGACTGAATTGTTTATATGGTAAATCATAATCTTCATATTTCAAATAACTTTTGAAGTTATTAAAAATATCATAAACTTCATCTGGATTATTGTAAATAATCGCTCTTTCCCCTAACATCTCAAGATGAGCTCTCTCACCCGAAAGTCCATAAGTAACTACAGGTTTATTTTCTAATGCAAATTCTGATACTGCCAACCCAAAAGTTTCCCCACCACTTCTAGCATGTATCATTGCATCGCACGCATTAACAAAAGATGATTTGGTTTCCAAATTCCACGAACCAGGTAAAAATTTTACCTTCGGGTGGTCAACAAACTTGTTTATGTTCATGAATATAAATTCTATGTCCTCTCTTTCATTAACTGTTTTTATAATCATTTCTTTTACAAATTCTATATTGAATTCAGTCGAACCAGCATAGCAACCGAATACTGTAGAAGTACTTGGTATACCTAATTTATCCCTAAAATTTTCATTCGGAGGGGGTAACTTCTCACAAATATACGGTAATGAATGTGTCTCAGGAGAATATCCTTGGTCTTTAGCTAACCAATCAGAAATGTAAAAATATTTATGACCATGTGGTTCGTTAAATCTAAACACAGTATGAATCAAAGTTGGGATTGTTTCTAAACAGTAACCATCTTGATTTCCCATCTTAGTAAAATACAAGAAGTCAAAATTATTTTCTTTAAGATAAGTTTCATACTCCCACCAATACTTTATTTGTACTTCAAATCTATTTTGGAATTTTTCTAACGCATCCATATTTGAGTTAGGAAACGTAAAAATTACACTTTTATTACCCAATACTTCTTCATTGTATTTGGCATAATTGAACAAACTAACCTCAGTGCCTCTTATACATAATTGATTACTATGGAATGCGATTTTTTTCATATTTTGTTTTATTTTTTTTTTATTATTAAGGATAAAAAACAAGTCCTGTTCCTGTGATGTGTCCGATATCAGAAATGTCTATTTTTTTTAATTCAATTCCAAGCCAAAAATCTAACATAGGGGTATTCAAATGAATGTCATCATATAATACTAAACCTTGATAATTGATGTTAATCAAATGTTTATGAAACATATTTTCAAAAGAACCATCATGGAACGTATCAAGTAAAATAACCTTTGAATTGTGAATTGTATTGATATGTTTTTCATCTAATACATCGTCAATCAAAAATTCAATGTTTTCAGGAATAGATGAAAGGTCTAAGTGATAACCAACATCGATAGAAATAACTCTGTTAGATTGGTTAGTTGAAAAGGCTAGTGCAGAACATCCTTTCAAACTTCCGATGTCCAAAAATTGCACATTATCATACTTACTCGATATAAACGACAAAAGTCTGTAATGTTCCATACCTGATGGAGAAAGGAAATATCTTTTATACTCATCAGAATTAATCAGATTAACGTGAGAATCCAAATTCAATTGGTCTAAGTCTTCATTTTTTATTTCTTCAATATTCATACAAAAATTTTTTTATTTATTTAAAGCATCCCAATAACACCTTTCAAGATATTCATCATATTTTTCGAAACATTTCAAATTATCAGAATACCCATCGCGTTGTGTGAACAACATGGGTATTGTTATACCTACATTAAATAGCCTATTTTCCCTTTTACATAATATTTCGTGTGAACAACAATCATTAAAAAATTCATCGTGTATTACACGGTAATATGGGTCATTGGGGTCATTGTAGTTTTTTAATGTTTCGTAAAAGTATTCGAGAAAATTTTTTTTATATAGAAACGCTTGGGCACACAGCGCATTGGAAACTTTTCCGAAGTGCTCGTCTAATCTTTCTATTCTTGCACCTTCCAAAGGTCTAGTACCCATACCAATTAAATCAAAGTATTCGTAGAACCTATCCCACTTTTCAAAAACTTTGTCGAAGTCGGATTCTTGTGTACCATTCATTACTTTAATATCATCTTCGAATATTATTATCGACTCTAACCCTTCATCAAGTGCTATTTTTGCACAATTCAAAAACGCTTGAGTTGCACCATAAACTCTCCATTCAGGGTCTTCGTAAATTACACCATCAATATACTCATATCCATCGAATCCGTATTTTTTTAATACAAGTTCCGTTTCGTATTTTCTATCCATCCTATAAGGTAAATTTATTACAAATCCCTTATCGGCAATTTTCTTTCCTTTATAAGAAACCATCAACTGACAGCATTATGATTTAACTGACCTGTTAATCTATCACACCAACCTTTAGATTCTGAGTGAGGCCATACAACCCAATACTTTGGTAATTCTTGTGTTGGGAATTCTCTCCATACCTTGCAATATCCATCAGGGTCTCTCATAAATCCTGCAATCTCATTTTTGTCGGCGTCTTTTCTAAAGATAGTTTCATCCTTATCATCGTGGAAGGCAACAACCCAAAAATCATAATCTTTTTCAGGTACTTGACTGTATGAAACATCAATACAGTGTTTGAATATTTTTGTGAAATCCGCTTTCCATTCCTCTTCTGTTTCGTAGTTATACGGGTTTGGTGGATAGTTTTTATCCAATGTATATTTTTGAATAGAACGTCTTTCGAATAATATTCCTGAATATTTTTCAAAATCTTTTAAAGTTCTAACTGAGCCAAAACCGAACTCACCATCGTGACCTTCTTGAGTTAATCCATCCATACCGAATAACTTTCTATTCAAAAGATGTGAATGTTGGTTTTTCTTAACCCATTCTTTGTCATCATCCCATTGCTTTGTTCTACCCTTTCTTGTATATTCATGATATACAACAGGAACATGTGGATGGAACAAGTCATAACCCCAAGTGTAAGCTCTCGCAGCAATTGAAATTTCTTCTCCGTGGAAATAGTATTCAGGATTGTGTTGAACTTCTTTTGAAAACTCACCGAGTGTAAAACAGAAGTGAGCAGAATAGAATCTCGCAGTTACAGGTTTTTTCAACTCTCTCCATCTTGGAATTGTTTCAGGTAAAAAGAAGATTGCACCTTCAGGAATAAATCTATCAAACACCATTCTCCATGGGTCTTTTGCTCTTCCTGCTGGGTCATTATCAGGGTCAAAAGATGGTACATAACCCGTAAGTAGAGGTTTCATATATCCATCTTTTTGTAGACCCTTAATCATATTAATTAAAGTTTCATCCCAATTCTTTTCGAATCTCATGTGGGAATCTATTTGCATTGTATATTTTTCATCTTTATACAATTGTTGTACTAGATGTCTTGCCCAACATACACCTTTAGCTTCTTGGTATGGTATGTCAAGAATTCTGAATCTTTTATCATCTCTCCATTCATCTAAATTATCAAACCCGTCTGTTTCAGCATATTGTCTTGCAATACCTATCACTAAGTTTTTTGGATTTTTTGCATTTGCCAACATATCTTTTATCGTTGGGACAAGTTGTGGGTCTCTGTAAGACGCAATCTGAATGAATATTTTATTATTTGCCATGTTCTTTTTTCAGGAAAAATAAAAAACCCTCTACAAAAGTAGAGGGTTTACATAAAATATGTTTTATCTGTTGTTTTAATAAATCTTATTCAATACAAAAATGTCAGAATATATCGAGTTGTTATTACTGTTACTACCCCACTGAGCGGTAACCGATAACGTATTATTAACTGTTGTGTCAAATGTTGTATTATTAACTGTATTGAATGAAAATCCTTCAACCGTACCATTATTTGTTTTACTATAAGTAAATCTTCCCAAAGATACAATATCCGCGACTCCGGCAACTCCAATATTTCTTATGGTAAAGTTTATTGTGAAAGTCCATATGTCGTTGGTTATAGTTGTAAGAGCCTGAGCACCACTGTCTAATAAAACAACAGAACCTGTTTTCACTCTAAGTCTCAAAGTTTCATTGTTTCCTGCACTTAGCACGCCACCAAAGTCTACTCTGAAACTATCTCCAATTTGAAATTGATTAGCAAGAACACTAAGTGTTCCAACACCCCCATCAATAAGTGAGTTCTCAACTGTTGTTGCACTTACCACCGTACTATTTCCTGTCTGTGCAAATAATCCGTAAACAACTGGAAGTGGAAATACTGGAGATGTACCACTTGTACCTGATGAACCTGCCGTTCCTGAACTACCACTTGTACCTGAACTTCCGTCTATTCCACTTGTTCCTGAAGAACCATCTGAACCTGATGTTCCTGAACTTCCGCTAGTTCCTGATGAACCACTTGTGCCGGAACTTCCTGATGTACCAGAACTACCACTTGTTCCTGAAGAACCATCTGAACCTGATGTTCCTGAACTTCCGCTTGTACCTGAAGAACCATCTGAACCTGATGTTCCTGAACTTCCGCTTGTACCTGAAGAACCACTTGTGCCAGAACTTCCGCTAGTTCCTGAAGAACCACTTGTGCCAGAACTTCCGCTAGTTCCTGAAGAACCAGAGGTTCCTGAACTACCTGATGTTCCACTCGAACCAGAACTTCCACTTGTTCCTGAAGAACCTGATGTTCCACTAGAACCTGAAGAACCGCTTGTACCTGAACTTCCATCTATTCCGCTTGTTCCTGAAGAACCAGACGTACCTGAGCTTCCATTACCACCCGCAGCACCTTCCAAATTGATAGTCCATGCCGAGAATTGACCACCACCAATTATATTTGTAACATCAACCACCATATCACCATTAGAAGAGTTGTAACTAACAACCATTCCTATCATATGATTAGATAAATCATATGCAATTATCACATCTTGAGCAATACTGTATCCCAAATTAGTTCCAACCACAAATGTACCAGTACTACCTGTTTGGATAGTTAAAAGTGTGGATGAAGTCGTTCTATATAAATCACCTGAAAATCCTGAGGTTCCACTTGACCCTGAAGTACCAGAAGAACCACTACTACCGCTAGAACCTGAACTACCGTCAGTCCCTGATGAGCCAGATGTTCCACTTGACCCTGAAGTACCAGAAGAACCACTTGTTCCTGAACTACCATCAGTTCCTGATGAGCCAGATGTTCCACTCGAGCCTGATGTACCAGAACTTCCCGAAGAACCATCCGAACCACTAGTTCCTGAAGAACCTGAACTACCGTCAGTACCTGATGTTCCAGAGCTTCCTGAAGAACCCGATGTTCCTGAACTACCGTCAGTACCTGATGTTCCAGAGCTTCCTGAAGAACCCGATGTTCCTGAACTACCTGAAGTACCATTAAGAACAAAAGATACCGCATATGTTTTTCCTAAAGTCCAAAGACCCGCACCATAAACTGCCGGTACACCACTACAAGTAACATTATATTGACCGTTATTTCCGGGGTCTGTGTAAGTTACAGATGAGATTCTGTATAATCCAATTACACTTGAGTCGTCAACCTGCACAACTTGCAAGTATGGTGTAATTCCATTGGCAATTGCATTATTGATTGTATCCCAAAATCCTTCTGAGTTGTTAGCAATGCTTCCATAAGAGAATTTGAAACTTCCCGTATTCAATAAACCAGAATTACAGCATGAGCTAAAGTACGTAAACCCTGAAGGGTTTGCTCCTGCAGTATCTTGTAATATCCATCGTAATGTTGCTGCTCCATCTATCCCTGATAGTCCACTTGTTCCTGATGAACCATCACTGCCGCTAGTCCCCGAAGAACCTGAGCTTCCTGATGAACCGTCAGAACCGCTAGTCCCCGAAGAACCCGAACTACCACTTGTACCTGAACTTCCAGTTCCACCTGAAAACTGTTCAGTCAAAGACGAAAAAAATATTGAGTTTGTGACACCTGATGGGTCTATGTCATAATTCACAATTACCATCAAGGATTCAGGTTGTCCTGAAGTTGCTAATGGTAATTGAGATATTGGTAAATTTGGCATTTTCTTTTATTTTATAAATATGTTTTTATAGTCCGTATTTGGATTTATCTGCATTGAAGTTTTGTAATACTTCCGAACCTGATAATGATTTACTATACATTCTCACAACACCCATTCTACCATTCAACCATTGAGAGAATTGTCCCCCGTTAAATGAACCCAAATACAAAGGTGATGTTGTGTTTTTAATGCTTGCAAATGAATGTGAATTACTTCCAATCAAATTACCGTTTATGTAAAGTGCGATTGAATTACTTGCAACATTTGTCCACACACCTACAACTTGGTACCACGTATTGATACTCAAACCAGTAAGTGGTGATGTTACTGAGGTTACTCCTCCATTACCTACTTCCATAAAAGTATTACTATTAGCAACTGTTCTTAAACCGTAACCCCAATCCGCAGAGGCTCCACCATCAGTTTTCGCTATTAGTATTCTGCTTGCACCCGCAATTACCGAATGATTTACCCAAAACTCAATAGACCAATCACTGCTACCTGGTTCTAATAAAGCATTGTCGGCAACACTTATTTGTGATGACGTACCATTAAATGTAAAGTATGGAGATGTAAATGTAATGTTAGACATTGTTCCATTCAAACCATTACTTGATAAATCATTTATCACGGTTCCACTACCAGAATAACTTGAAGGGTTACTTGGGTCATAATATAACACAAGGTTACTTGTTACAGGTTGTCCTGGTGTAGAACTTGGTGTTGGTGAAGATGTTGTTGTGTTAGTTGGAGTATTAGTTGCGGTCACGGTTGGTGTTGAGGTACTTGTTGGAGTTGGTGATATTGTGTTTGTTGGTGTTATTGACGGTGTTGGTGTGATAGTGGGGGTTTCAGTATTTGTAGGTGTATTAGTTGCAGTCGGTGTCATTTCGATAAAACTTGGAGATAAGAAATCATACATTTGACCTATTTCAGAAAAATTCAATTTTCTATTGTAAAAATATAAATTCGCCAAATATCCGAATGATTGTCCTGCCAGAAGGTTATTACCCCACATCACGTGAGTATCTCCTCCGGCTCCAAAAGCAACAGAACCAACTTGAGTTCCGTTTATGTAAAATACACTTGATGTATTATCTCCGACCACGGCATATTGTACCCAAACATCCTCATCTGCCGTAATATTATATCCTGAATCTTGGAATGTGAAATTATAATAACCTAAATCATCAGTTCCAACTTGAACTAAGATTGGAAGATTGTTATTCGTTCTCAACAAGGACCTCCATCCAGCAGAACTTGGGATTACTTTAGCCCATGTTACATATGTATATCCTGTTGTTGGTAAGGATGGTCCTGTACCAATAACTTGAATTGACTCTGTACCCGTACTACAATCAAAACATTTAATTCCATTAAGAGTTGTAAAAGTTGCACCTCCCGATAAAGTGTTATCAAACGAACCTGTTAAATCAAATACGGTAGTCCCTGACCCAGGGTAACTTTCAGTTTTATTAGCATCCAATTGCATAATAAGTCCTGAAGTTACGATATTAGGTGTCGGAGTTACGGTTGGGGTATTAGTTGGAGTTTCGGTTATTGTTGGTGTTATAGTTGGTGTAGGTGTTTCTGTTATTGTTGGAGTTAGAGTTGGTGTTTCACTTGGTGTGTTTGTTGGAGTTTCTGTTATCGTTGGTGTTGTTGTTGGAGTAGGTGTTTCAGTCTCAGTAGGAGTGTTAGTTGGAGTTTCGGTAGGAGTTTCAGTTACACTTGTTGTCGGTGTATTTGTTAATGTTGGAGTTGGTGTGAGAGTTTCACTTTCTGTTGGAGTCTGTGTAGGAGTTTCAGTTGTTGTTGGTGTAGGAGATGGTGACGAGGCTTGTATTAAAATACCAAAACCATCCTGTTGTAAAATCATAGAATAATTTTCCTGTAACAAGAAGTTGGAGTCAGGCATCGTTGGAGTTGGAGTTGGGGTATTTGTTGGTGTTTGTGTTGGAGTTACATTTGGACAAGGAATTATCGAGTCTATATAACCTGTGTTTCCAGTAACAATATAAACGTTTGTTCCATCAGAATAATATCCATCAGTAACATAAAAATATGGGTCCAAAGAATAATCTGAGTATATATGGTCTCCTACAACTAAAGATTCACTTGGAGATTGATAATAAGTTGTAGTTGATGCCGAACAAGAAGCATTTGGGTCTAAAAAATTATACCCTAACTGAAGAGTAGTTGGGTTATATATTGAAGGGTCAGGACAAGGTCCGACATAAGAATAACGACCATCTCCCGATATAATTAACACGCTGTTGTAATCACCGCAAAAGTCATTACTCCAATCTTCGACTCCTGTCATTTGAATAGTGTTACCGGAACAATCAGTAAATTCGAATGTAGGATTTTGTGGTCCAACATAAATAAAACGTATTATTGAACAAGATTCAAAAATTGTGGTGTGAGATGGTGTCACAGTTGGTGTCATAGTTGGTGTTTGAGTATTTGTTGGTGTTTGAGAAACTGGAATTAAAGTACAATCTATCAATCCTCCATTTTCATTCAATATTGCCCAATTATAAACTATATCACCATCATAATAACTTATATCAATACCACCTATTGCAATTCTAGTATTTTGAAGTTGACCAATAAATAATACCCCTGTTGAAGAAATAATGCCATTATCGAAAGTATTATCGAAACTACCATTCGAATTCAATCTAATTATCTTATAAGAAGATACTCCCGAATAAGAAGTGAATTGTCCTGCCGCAAGTATTTTACCATCAGTCTGTAAACCAATCGATAAAACTTGAGCATTAAATCCTGTTCCGTAGTTGAATGTGTTGTCAATTGTGGCGTCAACATTCAACCTTATAATTCTATTTGCAGAAACACCTGAATATGTTGTAAATTGTGCACCTGCACAAATAATTTTACCATCAGGTTGTATTGCTAATTCACTGACTGTATTGTTGAATCCGTTTGTTGTATTGAATGTGTTGTCGTAGCTACCGTTAGAATTAATTCTTACAATATGTTCCGCAACATTACCGTTATAATTTGTAAACGAACCTGCAACAATCAATTTACCATCAGATTGTCGTGCAATAGAGAAAACCGAATTATCAGGTAATCCATTCAAGAATGAATTATCTAAAGTTCCATTACTGTTTAATCTACAGAAATAATTTACAGGATTTCCATCATAATTTGAAAACTGACCACCTACTAATATTTTATCATCAGGAAGTACGAGTAACGATGTAATTGTACCATCAAATCCTGTACCTGTAATGAATGTTGCATCATAAGAACCGTTTGTATTCAATCTCACAATTCTTCCTGTTGGATTTCCGTCAAAAGAAGTGAAATTTCCACCATAAACGAATTTACCATTGGATTGAGCTTCAAAATATGTTGGGTGTCCCCCAACAAATCCCGTACCCAAATTATAACTTGTATCTATATCTCCATTCAAGAAAAGTCTTACTAAACCTGGAGAGCTAGTACCACTAAAAGTATTGAAAGAACCTGCGACATATAGTCTATCACCATATTGGTCAATGTGGTTCACATTACCATCGTTTGGTCCGTATTCTACACAAGCTTGAGAAGTACTTGGAGTAATAGTTACGGTAGGTGTAAATGTTGGTGTAATTGAAGTTGTTGGTGTAATTGTAGGTGTAGGTGTGACCGTTGGTGTTGGAGTAGGTGTTGCTGTTGCGGGTACTGGTGGTTCTTCACATTTTAAACAGAATGGGTCTAATAACCCGTATCTATTTTTCAAGAGTCTGAAGTTGTGTCTAACTTGACCAGCGTTCAATGGTTCAGAATACATTCTAAATGCGCTAATATCACCAATGAAACTACCACCAAAAAACTTTTCCAAACGAATGTGAGTTGTCAAGCCCGAATATTCAGTTTCATCTAAAATTTCTGTTGTTAAACACTCAGGGTCTTGTTGATAGGTCATGCCCGTTAAAGTCACGGGACAACCTGAAAGTGTTAAGTTATCGTGTAATCCTTGTGTTCCCCCACCCAAAGAAATATTATATGCAACACCCACTTGTGTTTCACGAGCGGTGTTTAGAGGTCTTGGTATAATTTCTTCGAAGTTTTCAACAACCAAAAATAATTTACCATTGACGTAAAATCTAAAAGAACCTAATCTATCATTTTTTTCATCTACCCATCTTTCAGTGATATTAACGACTTCGACTGTCGCTGGGTCATAAGGTATTTCTTGTGTTATTGGTGGTTCAATAAGACTAACACTATTGTGAGCTGATGACGCAGTGAATACTGTTTTGACTATTTCACCCAACCCACCTTTATAAAGTAAGTCACAATCATCCCAATAGGTATATCTTTGGAAGACTGCATCAATCTGAACCCATCTTTCTTCTTGACTATAAGTTGTTCCTGAACAATCATCAAAAATTCCTCTTGTTGAACACCATTCAGTTACACTTGTTCCGGTAGTGTAAGTTATTCCTGTAGAACAAACTCCGGTAGTTTCACAACCACCAGTTATTCTATAAGTTTTTACACACAACCTTGGACTACCTGTATCACCACTGAGTCTCAAAGATAAAGCATTCGAAACACCATCATATAACGGGTTTAACTCAGGGATGGATGCATATGTAGTACAATTACAAGGACAATTTCCACAGGCACAATTCTGAGAAGTAACTCCAGATTGTTGATAAACATATCCACATGTTGATGCGGTATACCCTGTTTGAGAACAACCGCAAGTTTGTAGACAATTTAATCCTTCTGTTACTCTTGTATAACCCGAATCAGTTATCGGTGAACCATTTGCATAATGATAAAATTTGTTTTCTGCTCTAGTTCCATAATAGAAGAAAATACCTTTGTTGTCAGGATACCTTTCATTCAAACCTACGCTCGTATCACCTGTCCATCTGTATCTTAACATGAACTCTGATGACCAACCTAAATTAAATCTTTCAGGTAAAACTTCATAATCATAACCAAATGACTTGTAAAATCCTTGGTAAAATCCTCCGTCGAATTTTATATAATTTCCGACAGCATTTGCATCATTATCAATTGATAAATTATATGTGTAAGAATCGTCGTTATATATTCTATCAGAAGTAGTTGTGAACCCTGTGATTGGGTGCATCTTAAATCTTCTATCGTATTTGTATCTTGAAAATTTATCCGCAGTAGAAGTATATAATCCTGTATTTAATTCTATCGTTTCGCCTGAAAATCTTTTTACCAAACCATTATCCATCCCTGTCAGACCAACATCACACAATTCAGTTTTTGCAGAACAAACCAACAAATCGATTCCTAAAGGGTTCCAATAATTTTCTGAAACAATTACGTCACTATCAAAGTTACCACAATTGATACAATTAATAGTGTTTGGACTATTGATGTCAAAATTTAACGGCATCCTATTGCCGTCATCTTCACCTATTAAAAATGGTGAAAAAATAACTTCTTCATCGTAATCACGTTCATCCGATGCCAATGAGATATCGGTAATTTCATTTAGAGGTTTAAGATATAACCTCTTGAACACATATTGATTTATATTCTGATATGACATAATCTATAGAATAAATACACTTTGTGTGTGTATTTATAGTAAAAAAGATGATTAGTATAGATAAAGAATATTTTTCAAACCCTTACTATTTTTTGCTAAGGGAGAAAGGAGAACACTATTCACTTTATTTCTCTTCAGAAAAAACATTGACTGAAGCAAGGAAAAAGGATAAAGTGATTAAAATACCAAAAGATAAGTTGAAGAAGGTTGAGAAATATTTGGAAAAATTACTGAAACAGGATGAAAAAAAATCTACCGAAGAAATGAATGGTGAGATTGAAGAGTTGGTAAATGCTGACGGTAACATGATGAATTCAAAAATTCCAATTTTAGACCCAAGATTACATCCGAGAAAAACTATGGACCAATCAATTGCAATGGCAAGACAAACAAATGACCCTGTAATTAGAGGTTATAGAAATTATTATGGTTACGGTATGGGTGAAGCGGATATGTCTAAAGCATTTGGGTATGAGGAAACAAAAGATTTAGATGGTGAGGAGACTTATGAATATTATAAAGATGAATTAGAAATGGAACCAGAAGAAGCAAAAGAAAGAACAAAACAACAAGGAAAAGACCCTTCAGGTAAAAAAGACGAAAAATCACCATACTACGATGAGAAAGGATTTGTTACGAAGGCAACAATATCTGAAATTCAAAAACAAAAAATGATTAAAGTTTTAGAAGACATGCTCACAAGAAAAAAAGATACAGGTAAAAGTGATTTGTCAACAAAAGAAAATGAAGAAGAACTTCCTCTTTTGGTTAGAAGAAATTTAAAATCACTTTTGAAGAATATTGATAAACACGGGATTTCAAAGGAGCAAATTATAAAACAAATAAAGGGTGAATAAGGATTTATATAATAGTGCTAGTGGTATTGTGGAATTCCCAAAAGAAATGAGGGAACACATGACAATTTGTTTCAAGAAAGCAAATTGTCAAGATGAAAGTTTAGAAGGGTTCAAAAGAAACAAAGAACTACAATCTCAAAAAACTATAGATTATAAACAACTAAAAAGGATTAAAAATTTCTTTGATAACTTCCAAGGAAAACAAGAAGATTTACCATTCATTCTTAATGGTGAGTTTAAAATGAAAACATGGGTTGATAATCAACTTAGAAGAATGAGAGAGGGTATTCATCAAACCAAACAAAATAAAATGGATACTGGTATGGAAAATCAATTTATGGACCCACATCAAAAAGATAAACTTGTTGATGTTAGAAAATCAAAAGAACATAAAAATACTTTATCAAAATACGACGTTGAAGTCACAGAATCCCTAAGAAGGATAAATCAACTAATCTCAAAAATTTAAAAATATGGCAAACGAACTTACTTTAGATTTATCACAAGATGTCCCTAATGCTCTTACTGCTATTGCAGACCAAGAAAGAGCAAAATTAATACCTAAAAACGATTATAATGCCGTTGGTAATGAATACTCTTCAGTAAACAGAGACGCAGTTGCTGATGGTGATAATAAAGGTAGAGGTACTGGAGTTTATTTAGACGTATACAACCAAAGTGCTGGTGATAAAACAGACATCGCAGAAAGACAAAACGAAATCAAAATCAACAAATTTAACGCACAAAAACCCTATCCTAACTTCCAGTTATGAGACTAAACACAACACTTAAGAATTTAATTGTTGAAATCGCCTCAATCGAGAGCGTAGTTGATTGCATCAAAAACAAAAAGAAATGCATTATCTACTACGATGGTGATGAACCTGGTGGACGTGGTCTGAGGGAAATAGAACCTGTTTGTTTAGGAACAAGTAAAGCAGGTAACAAAGTATTAAGAGCTTGGGACGAAGAAGGTGCGTCACACACAGGATATAAAGGGGAACAACCCCTCCCGGGTTGGAGGTTATTTAGATTGGACAAAATACTTTCACTGAAACCAACTGGTGAAAATTTTTCAGAAATGAAACCAAATTTTAATCCAAATGGTGACAAAAGCATGACAAATGTTATTATTGTAGCAAAATTTTAATTATGGAACAATTAATGCAAAAACTTATGGTATCAAAAGCAATAATGGATAAAACCAATAATATTGCTAGAGGTGCAACACAAGGGGTTTCACTCCCTTCAACAGAATTACAAAGTTTTCAACCAACTGACGCAAAATATAATATTCCACAAGAGTTTCTTGGGGAAGCACCAATCTCTCGACCAACTAAAAATCCTTCAGTCCCAACTGTTGATGCAATCAAGAATTCTAAGTTACCTGATGCAATTAAAAAGTTGATGATTGAACATCCCATAGTTCCACCACAAATGCAGACAGGTCCAACTCTTTCTAATGAACTTGTGGAAAAAGCATCAAGGTTAATGAAAGATTCAAAACAAAATAATATTACACCAACAACATCACAACAACAAATTCCTTCTAATATACCTAACCTCGAAAAGATGGTTGAAAATGCTGTCAGAAAAGTTTTAAAAGAAGAAGGACTTTTAACAGAATCAGAGGAAAAAACTAGTGAGGTTTTTAGTTTCAAAGTAGGGAAACACATTTTTGAAGGAAAAGTTACCAAAATCAAAAAACTACAGTAAGACTTTTTTTATTGAGAAAACAAAACTATATTTTGACATAGAAATAAAATAATATGTCAAAAATTAAAGTTTTATGTTTACCGTCCGACCGAACAGGTGTCGGAAAATTTAGGTCTGTTGACCCTCATATTGCATTACAAAATCAATATCCTGATGATTTTCACGTAGATATCGTATATGACCCCCCAATGGAAGACGATAACTTTTGGAAAGGTTATGATATTATTTCCTACCACAGAAGTATCGGTACCGACTTCGATTTAGGTAATTTAATGATTAAAAAACTAAACAGTATGGGTATACCTACTGTTTGCGATATTGATGATTATTGGATGCCAGGTAAAGAACACCCAATTCATGACATAATCAGGGTAAATAAAATCAACGAAAAGATTGTTAACAATATACGTGATTCAAAATATGTCACAACAACGACAACTTTATTTGCAGACGAAATAAAGAAGACAAATAAGAATGTTACAATTTTTCCCAATGGGATAAATCCAAACGAAGCCCAATTTAAAGAACCCACACCTGAATCTGATAGAATCAGAGTTGGGTGGTTAGGTGGTTCTTCACATCTTCATGATTTACAACTTTTGGAACAATCGTTCAGTAAATTGATTCCTTTGAAAGATAAAGTTCAATATGTTCTTTGTGGTTTTGATACCAGAGGAAGTGTTACTGAAATTAATAAGGAAACAGGAGAACAAAAAAGAAGAGATATTAAACCTGAGGAAACTGTGTGGGCAACTTATGAAAAAATATTCACTCAAAATTTTCAGATTATATCAGAAGACTACAAAAAACATCTTTTGAATTATAACCAAGATGAATACTCTGACATGGTAAATGAATCGTATAGGAGAGTATGGACTCAACCCGTGACATCTTATGCAAAAAATTATTCCAAATTTGATATTTCTTTGGCTCCGCTAAAAAATCATATGTTTAACAGAATGAAATCTCAATTGAAAGTAATTGAATCAGGTTTCTATAAAAAAGCATTAATTGCATCAAATTTAGGTCCTTACACAATAGATTTGAAACATTGTTTAAAAAATGGTAACTTTGTCGACGGTAATGCTTTATTAGTAGATGAAAACCGTAACCACTCTGATTGGGCTAAGTATATCGAAAAACTTGTGAAAAACCCTAACTTAATCAAAGATATGGGTGAAAGATTGTATGAGACAGTTAAAGATATCTATGACCTTAAAGTTATTACCAAAAACAGAGCAGAATTCTATAAATCTATTATATGATAAATTTACCCGTAGAGAAACTTTTGTTCATTGATATTGAAACAGTTGGATGTGCATCGACTTTATCTGATTTGAAAAAAAATGATGAAAAGTTATATTCACTGTTTGAACATTACGAGTCTTGGTTTAAAAAAAGGTTCCCTGAAGATTCCAATTTAACCTTGGAGGAACTATTCATTTCAAGAAGTGCATTAGTTCCTGAGTTCAACAGAATTGTCTGTGTATGTTTAGGACTTGTAGATATGAAAGGAAACTTTAAGACAACCGTTATTTCAAATATCGATGAAAAGAAATTACTTGAGGATACTAAAAAAACATTGGTAAAGTGTGGCGAAATGGGATATTGGTTGTGTGGTCATAACGTTAAGAATTTTGATATTCCAGTATTAGGTAAGAGGATGGTTATCAACGGTTTGATGCCTCCTAAAATTTTGCCTTCATTTGATACTAAACCATGGGAAGTTAAAGCTGTAGATACAAGAGACGTATGGCAATTTGGGCAATATGCCTCGATATCCACTTTGGACTTAATGTGTGGTGTGATGGGTGTAGAATCTTCAAAATCAGAAGATATGGATGGTTCTAAAGTCCACGACAACTTTTGGAATAAAAAAGATTATAGTAAAATAAACGAATACTGCGAGAAAGACGTTCAAGTTTTATATAACGTAGTTTCAAAATTTATAAATTTAAAATAATGGATAAAGAATTATTCAATTTAGTACAAAAAGAATTCGATAGACTCAAAAAAAATTATGGTATCGGTGATGCAGAACTCAGAGAAGAAGACATTGAAAACATATTAGGTATTTCTGTAGATGAGCTCGAGAAGGAGTATGCATCAAATAGTCATAAACATATATTAGAGATAGAATCAATTCATCCCGATAGTGTTATGCCAACCTACGCGTTTGAGTCTGACTCAGGTTTCGACCTTTGTTCTGTCGAAGAAATTACAATTCCCCCAATGGGTAGAGCATTAGTTCCCACTGGACTCAAATTTGGAATTCCTGAAGCAACTGAAATTCAAATAAGACCCAAAAGTGGTTTGGCAATAAACCAAGGAATTACTGTATTAAACACACCAGGAACTGTCGATTCAGGATATAACGGAGAAATTAAAGTTATTATTTTCAATAGTTCTTCAAACACCTGTACCATTAAAAAAGGAATGAAAGTTGCCCAAGCGGTTCTATGTCCTGTTTTTTCGGGTAAGTTTGTAACATTAGAAAAAGTTGATAAAATCGGGGAGAAAGACAGAGGAGAAAATGGATTTGGGAGTACTGGTTTAAATTTATAATTTTATGTCACTAACAATTGGATTTTCAACAAGAAGGAAGAACCCTGAATTTGTGGAGTATTTAAAACAAAGTTCAGGATTTAAAAAAATTCAAGTAATTGAAAAAATTAACAACGGTGAAAAATCCCTCAGTCAAGTATATAACGAAATACTTTCTGAGTCGGAAAATGATATAGTTGTTCTTTGTCACGATGACATATATTTTGACACACCGTCTTGGTACTACAAGATTATCAAACATTTCACAAAAACAGATTTTGGTATATTAGGTGTTGCAGGAACAACAGATTTATCAGAAACTGGACAATGGTGGGTAACGAACAAAAGAAGGAACATGGTCGGGATTGTCAATCATGAAAATGAAGGAAAGAAATGGGAATCGAAATATTCTGAAAATTCAAATAATTCAATAATTCCAACAGTCATAGTTGATGGTTTATTTATTGCAGTAAACAAAAAAAGATTAAACTCAGGATTTATCGAAGAATTTGAAGGATTTCACTTTTATGATTTATCATTTTGTTTAGAAAACTTTTTAAAAGGAACCAAAGTAGGAGTTATAACAAATATTAGAATTACACACAAATCTATTGGGATGACCAATGACCAATGGGAACAAAATAGAATTAAGTTTGTTCAAAAATACAAAAATAACCTACCAACAAAAGTTCCATTTAATGTTAATAAAAAAATAAAAGTTTTAATAGGATGTTTATTTTTCCGAAATTTTACAGGTTCCGAACTGTATGTCTATGAGTTAGCCAAAAACTTAATTACATTAAATTGCGACGTAACAATAATCTCGCAAATAGGGGGGCCTCTAACAGATATGGCAAAAAGATTAGGAATAAAATGTGTGTCTTTTGAACAGGCTCCAGGATTCAAATTAGGAGACGGTAAGTGGGAATTTAATGGTCCAAATGGAATTGAAAAATCAAAACCAAATGTGATGTATAAGGTATCGGATGTAAATTTTGATTTGATTCATATACAACACCGACCAGTTGCGGAAAGGTTGTGTGAATTTTATCCTGATATTGACAAAATCTACACAATACACTCAGAAATAATAGAACTGGAACACCCAATCAAACATGAGTCAATAAAAAAATATATTGCTATCAGACCTGAAATAAAAAATTACATAGTCAATGATTTTGAAATTCCTGAAGAAATGGTCGAAGTTATATATAATCCCGTCGATAATGAAAAATTCAAACCTAAACAGGGTCAGATTAAACCTTCTTTACTCTTTGTTGGGACTATAGACTATTTGAGAAGAGAAACCATTATGGATTTATTAGATTATACCAAACAAAATGATAAGGAACTTTGGTTGATGGGGGAAGATAAAAGTAATTATCTTTCTATTCTACAGGAACAACCAAATGTTAAATATTTCAAACCGTCATGGAATGTTGAATCTTTGATTAATCAATGTGAAGAAACTGCAGGTATCCAATTAGGGAGAACAACTATTGAAAGTTGGATGTGCGGTAAACCAAGTTGGATATACAAAGTTAATTCATTTGGTGTGGTAGAATCAAAAGAAAAATTCGAACCTCCACAGGATTTGGAAAAATATCATTCATTGAATGTGTCAAAAAAAATTAAAGAAAAATACTTAGAAATATTATTATAAAAATGAAATTATACAATAAATTTATTATAATAGTTCCAGTTTATAATGCAAAAAATTTGATTGTTGACTGTTTATCATCAATATTCACACAATCATTTGAAGATTTGGGTGTAATAATTAGAGATGATTGTTCTACTGACGGTACTGATATTGAAATAAAAAAATTTTTAGGAGTTGACGGTGATGAAGTAATTTCTAAGTTTAATAACAAAGACTTTATTTTTATCAAGAATCAAAAAAAACTATACCCTGTCGGAAATACGTATGAAAGTGTCATCAACTTTGTTGATAATCAAGAATCAATAATAGGCGTTGTTGATGGAGATGACAAACTCTATGTAAGAACCGCAGTTTCCAAAATAAATAAAGTTTATGAAAACGAAAATAAATGGATGGTATGGTCACAACACCAAAATTCCAGTGGTGGAATAGGGTCATCAAAACCATTACCTGAAAATGACATAATTTATTCGAGTAGAAATTATTGGTCTGTTACTCATTTCAGGACTTCCAAGTGTTTCTTATTCCACAAATTAAACAAAGAGGATTTGATGGACCCTTTTGATAAAGACACATACTTCAAGTTTTGTGGTGACGCATCTTTTTTATATCCATTCTGCGAAATGTGTGGAAACGAAAAATCATTCTTCTTAAATGAAATTTTATACTACTACAATAATACACTTCCAACCAATGAGCATAATAAAAACTTCAACATGGCAGTCAAGTATGGATTACACGTAAAATCCAATGGAAAAAAATATACTAAATTATTTATTTCATAAAATTTGGTTTTAAAATAAAATAAAATGAATGAAGTTACAGTTGTTTTCACATCATGTGGAAGATTTGGTTTTTTAAAAGAAACTGTCGATTCTTTTTTATCTCAAAACACTTATCCTATTAAAGAGTATATTGTAATTGAAAATTCGGGAAATTCTCAATCCTTTTTCGAACTCAGTAATATTTTCAAAAACATAGAAAACGTCAAGATTATCATTAATGAGCAAAACATAGGACAAGTTTCTAGTATTGATAAAGCCTATGAATTCGTAGAAACGGATTATATTTTTCATTGTGAAGACGATTGGAAATTTATTAATTCAGGATTCATCGAAAAATCTTTGGATATTTTGATTGAAGTTCCTAACATTAGTAATGTGAATATTAGGAGAAGGAATGACAACTCCAAAGGTAGTTTTCATCCTATAGTGGGTCCATTTAAATTGAAAAACCAATCAAAATACTACATTTATCAACAAAATTATCTTGGGGAGTGGCACGGATTCTCGTGGAACCCAGGTTTAAGGAGAAATAAAGAGTATCAATTAGTGAAGCCATATAAGCAATATACAAATGAACAAGGTGTAAATCAAAAAATGAAAGAGCTTGGTTTCTTTTCCGCTTGTTTAGAGGATTCTTATTGTATTCACATAGGAGAAAATAGTTCAACATTTAAAGCAAATATGTAATGAAAAAAATTCTAATCACAGGAGGAAGTGGTTTTTTAGGAAGGAACTTAGCCTTAAGACTAAAAAACGACTATGAAGTATTTCTTGCTTCAAGAAATAACAAACAAAATTTTAGTTCAGGTAACTTTACAGGATGTAAGGTTTTACCTATGGACGTATCAAGCATAGAATCTGTCAGAGATGTCTTTTCTGAAGTTAAACCAGATATCGTTATTCACGCAGCCGCAACTAAATTTGTTGATTTGTGTGAGAGGTTTCCAATGGAAACTATAGATGTTAATGTTATCGGTTCTCAAAATGTCGCAAGAGTTGCAATCGAAAAAAATGTTGAAATTGTAGTTGGTATATCAACAGATAAAGCAGCACCACCTATTCGAAATATATACGGGTTGAGTAAATCTACAATGGAAAAACTTTTTTGTTCCATGAACGAAAAATCTAAAACAAAGTTTACCTGTGTTAGATATGGTAATGTTGTTTGGTCCACAGGCTCTGCATTTCCGATATGGAAAACTATGTTAGAAAAAGATGGCATAATAAAATCAACCGGACCTGAAATGAGGAGGTTTTTCTTCACAGTTGAACAAGCGGTTCAGTTAGTCATAGATGCAATAAACAATATAGACAAAATAAAAGGAAAAGTTTTATCAAGAGAAATGAAGTCCGCTCAAATTAGTGACATACTTGATGTATGGGTAGAACTTTATGGCGGAAGGTGGGAGCAATCTGAAGGTAGACCAGGAGAAAGAAATGATGAATATTTGGTCGGAGAGATTGAATTAGAATACTCTACAAAAGAAGATATAAATGATGTTTCCCACTACATTATAAGTCCAAACACTAAATCTAATGAAAAGTTAACACAAGTATTTCATTCAGGTAACTCTCCAAGATTGACTAAAGAAGAAATAATTAATTTGATTTTAGCAAAACCTGATGTTTTATAATGTTTGAAAATTCAGTTATTATTGCGGGAGGTGTCGGTTCAAGAATGAGACCTTTGACAAATTATATTCCCAAGGCGGTTGTAGAAATAAATGGAACTCCTTTGATTCACAATTCTATCGAATTGTTGTCCACATATAATATTAATATATACGTAACCTACAATTATCTTCCTAACTTTATTTTCGAAAAAGTGAATTCGAGAGTTAAAGGATTTATAAATACAATAAATCAAGATAACTCTTACTTCCTTTTCAACAGCTTTATTAAAAATTTAAACGAACCAATTATTGTTCTCCCTTGTGATATAAAAATAGAGATAGACTTGAATCAAGTTTATAATGATTACTTTGAAAAAGGGGAACCAGCGATTATGATTATTGCTACAACTCCTGTGAATGGAGTTGATGGTGATTACATAGAGGAAGATGAAAATAACAATATTACTTCACTCAGTCGAACAATGGAAACAAAAAAATATTGTAGCGGTGTCCAAATAATAAACCCATACAAAGTTAATCAACTATCAGAATCCCATAATAATTTTTACAGTGTTTGGGAATCGTTGATTGAAAAAAAGGAACTAAAATTAAGTAGTATTTTACCTAATTCTTGGAACTCTTATGATGAAATAAAACAGATAAATTAACAAACTATGAATTTAGATTTTATATTAGAAAAAACACTAAATGGACAAGGTGACTCTGATAGGCATTTGATTACATTATTTAGTATTGTGGTTGGTTCCAAAGCAAAAAATATATTGGAGCTTGGAGTCCGTAACGGAGATACTACATTACCATTTTTATTAGCAGCAAAATTAAATCAAGGTAAGGTCTATTCTGTTGATATAGATGATACTAATTTTGTTGTTCCCGATGAACTGCAACCATATTGGCAATTTACAAAGATTGATGCAATACAATATTTGGAAAATTGGGACAGTTCTCAAAGTTTGGACATAGTTTACATTGATGATTGGCACTCGTACGACCATGTGAAAAAAGAGTTATCTATTTTAGATAAATTAGTTTCCCCGTCAACAGTAATTTTAATACATGACTTAATGTACGGTGGAACTTGGCCCTTTTATCATTCAGATATTACTTTGAAAGATGGTCAGTGGGCAAACGGTGGACCTTACAGAGCTGTTGCGGAACTAGACCCCCAATTTTGGGAATTCTCAACCTTACCATGGAATAACGGTCTCACAATCTTAAGAAAAAAATATTCTAATAAATTTAAACAAAGATAACACAATGAAAAAAGAAAAAATATTAATCATACTTCCCACTAAACAAAGATTGAACGATTTCGAAACGTTCGCAGAATCATGGATGACTACGACAAAAGGAAAAAGTGACGTTTTGGTTGCAATAGATTTAGAGGATAAAACATATGATACTGTTAAGGAAAAATACCCATTTATTTATGAAAAAGTGGAACCCTCAAGTGTATTAGAAATACTCAATCAAATGGCCGTAAAATATTCTAAAGAATATAAATTTATTTCTTTTATGGAAGATGATTGTGTCTTTGTTACTGAAAATTGGGAAGACTCATTTATAAATAAATTAAATGAAATTGGTGACTATGGTATAGTTTGGGGTAACGATTTAATTAACCGACATCAGATTGTAGGTTTACCATTTTTAGACTCTAAAATAGTCGATGTCCTTGGTTATATGTCTCCACCTGAATTAAAATACCTTTGGGTTGATTATTTTTGGAAACAACTTGGAGCGGATTTAGGGACTTTATTTTATTTCCCTGAAATAATTGTTGAGCATAGGCATTATTCATCAGGAAAAAGACAAAAAGATGAAATTAGTGATGTAGTTGATAGTCATGGTTTAATTGATATGAAATCATACCATGAAAATTACCTGAAAAATAGGTATCGTTCAGATTTACAAAAATTAATTAATCAGAGACAACGAAATAGTTGATGATGAAAAACAGAGATTTATGGATACCCAACCCATCTTTGGGAACAGATTTTTTTAGAGTCTGTAGTGAAATAATTAGTAAGGAAGATTTGTTTAAAACTTTTAAGAGGAATCCTAGATTTTGTAATATAATCGGTAATGATGTCAGGTCAAAATCAATTTCTGATGTTTTATTTGACAGATTAATTCTAAGTGACTCAGATATTATATATAATATTGAAAAATTTAAAACTAATGACCTTTACGGTGACCCCTACATGTATCATTATCCCAAAATTGGTTCTATTTCCCCAGGCACACTTTATTTTATCGACATTTTAAGACAGATTATTAATCATTTTGGGAACATAAATCGTTTCAATATAGTAGAAATAGGAAGTGGATATGGTGGACAAGCAAAAATAATTTTAGACCAAGGTGTCAATTCATACACTTGTATTGATGTAAAAGAACCATTATTTTTATGTAAAAAATATCTATCACTTTTCAATTATGATAATGTTCAATATCAAGAATGGAATAGCATTAAATCATCAGAATATAACTTAGTAATTTCAAATTGGTGTTTGAGCGAGTTCAACGAAGAAGGTATTAATTATTATGTTGAAAGTGTTATCAAAAAATGTAATTTTGGTTTTTTTTTAATGAATGTTTGGGACACTGATGAGAGAAAAAAATACATTATTAACAAATTAAAAGAAATTTTCAATACTGTGGAAATATTACCAGAAGAACCCAAAACTCATCAAAATAATAATTTTTTATTAATCGGAAAAAAATGATAGAAGTTAATTTATTCGACATGGAATTTATACATACTGAAAGTATGTTAGGGTACATTACATGTTCTGATTTACTGAAACCCAAAAAAATTAAATGGGTTAACGGTAAAATGGTATTTGATGGCATCACAGTTTTTACTGACAGATATATCGACTACGATTTTGATAAAGTAAAATCATCCATAAAAATCTTTTGGTTGTTAGAACCAAGAGCAGTAAGACCTGATGGATATTCTAAAATAATAAAATTAGAAGATAAGTTTGACTATATTTTAACTTATGACTCAGAATTACTAAAAAGAAATAAAAAATATGTAAAATATATTGTTGGACAATCTAGAGTTTATGAACCCAAGATATGTGATAAAAAAAAGATGTTCAGTATGATAGCTTCAAATAAAAGAATGACTCAGGGACATAGATTTAGACACGATATATCCGAATCATTATCACTAAAACATAAAATTGATATGTGGGGTTCAGGATATAAATCATTCAGTTCGAAAATTGACCCACTATCCGAATATTATTTTAGTATTTCAGTTATGAATAGTAAAATTGATAATTTTTTCACAGAAGTTCTTCTTGATAATTTTATGTTAGGAACTATCCCAATTTTTTGGGGATGTCCAAATATAAACGAATATTTTGATGATAGGGGTATCATAAGTTTTGATACCATATCCGAACTAGATGAAATATTATCAAATTTGACAATTAGAGATTATTATGATAGAATGGAGTATGTGAAGAAAAATTTAGAATTAGCTAAAAATTATGTATCAACTGATGACATAATTGCGGATATATTACAAAAACTTTAATTATGAAAATACTTGTTTTAGGTTCTTCGGGGCAGATAGGGATACCCTTAGTAAAATTTTTAAGAAAAAGAAATCATGAAGTTATAGAATTTGACATCGTAAAAGACGTGAACGAAGATTTAAGAGTTCCTTCTGTTTTAGATAAAATACTCCCTTCAATCGATTTTGTTTTTTTCCTCGCTTTTGATGTTGGAGGGTCTAAATACCTAGAAAAATATCAAGGCACATATGAATTTTTAGATAATAACATCAAAATAATGGAATACACTTTTGATAGTTTGAAGAAGTATAATAAGAAATTTATCTTCACTTCGACTCAAATGTCAAATATGATTTATTCCCCATATGGTTTGTCCAAAAGAATCGGTGAATTATATACTGAATCCTTGGGGGGTATAGTGGCCAAACTTTGGAATGTTTATGGATATGAACATGATTTTGAAAAATCTCATGTAATCACGGACTTCGTTCTGATGTCTAAAAGGAACAACAAAATCGAGATGAGAACAAACGGTGAAGAAGAAAGACAGTTTCTTTATTCGGAAGATTGTTGTGAATGTTTAAATATTTTAATGGAGAAATATGATTACATTGATAAAAAACAATATTTTGAGCTTTCGAGTTTTGAATGGAGTAAAGTAATTGATGTGGCGAATATTATCAAGGACATTAATCCTGATTGTGAAGTCATACCAAACAATTTAAAAGATACTGTACAATTAGATAAAAAAAATGAACCAAATAATTACGTATTAAATTACTGGAAACCAAAAGTATCTTTAAAAGATGGTATAAGAAAAATCTATGAAATGTATTAATATCTTAATATTCATTTATTTAATATTATTTTACAGTTAGTTTTAAACAAAAAAAATGGCAAAAAACGTTAGGAAAAGTGAGAACCAATTTACAGAACAGCCCTTAATTAAAACGAAGAAGGATTTGATTTGTAGTATTTTAAGAAAAAAAACCAAACAAAAATTTTTATCAGAAAATCAACGAGTATACTATGAAAAACTGGAAAAAAATCAAATAACAATTTGTTCAGGACCTGCAGGTGTTGGTAAAAGTTATATTTCAATGAAATGTGCAATAGATTTATTGTCCGACCCAACAACACCATATGAAAAAATTATTATTGTTAGACCCGCGGTAGAAGCTGAAGAAAAATTAGGTAGTTTACCTGGTAATGTTGAAGAAAAATTAGACCCTTACATATTTCCATCCTACTATCTTTTAAATAAAATAATAGGTAAGGAAACGAGGGAAAAACTCAAAGAAATTGAGGCGATTGAAGTTTTTGCTTTGGCATATATGAGAGGTATGAACATTGATAATTCCATCCTCATATTTGAGGAAGCTCAAAACTCGACACCGAATCAAATGAAACTTCTCATGACAAGAATTGGGTTTAACTCGAAATTCTTTATTTCAGGTGACTTAGAACAAACTGATAGATATAAAGATAAAACTCAAACAGGGCTTTATGATGCGATTAAAAGATTTGGGGGTGTGAATGACATATCTATTCATGAATTTGAATCCAAAGATGTTGTCAGAAATTCCCTTATCTCTGAAATTTTGAAAAAATATGATGAATGAAAATAGGTATTGATGTTAATAATGTTCTCAGGGATACCCTCACGAAAATAGAACAAGTTTATGAAAGATGGTTTATTGAGAACCATGATGAGGAAGATGATTTTAAATATGAAATTAAATCTCCTGTAACTTCATTAGACTTAATGAATCATTTATCTTTCAAAGATAAAGACCATCTTTATGATTTCTTATATAAGGATTTTACCATGGAAATATTTGGTCACGCCGGTTCTGTCGAAATGACAACGATGAATGACCTAAATGATTTCTACCATAATTTGAGGGAGTATCATGATATCATAATTGTTTCGGATGAGATTGGTAAATCGAAACCCGCAACTTTATTTTTTATTTCTAAATTTGGTTGTTTGATTGAAACTATTAAATTTTATTCTGAACAAACAAAAAAACAGATGTGGAAATCTGTAGATATTTTACTTACTGCAAATCCTGAACTACTTTTGAATAAACCATCGAAAAAAATGGTTATAAAATACGAAACCTCTTTTAATAAACACATTCACACAGAACACACAATAACAAATTTGAAAGAACTCGAAAATAAAATAAAAGAAATTTATGGTTAACGTTTTGGGCGAAAATTATTTTATTGACTTGGACGCTGTCGAAGATTACTTAGATATGAGTTTGGAACCATCAGTTGAAAATTCAGGAGTAACTGAAACTAAAGTAAATTTGATTAAATTTGAAATGGTCAAAATGTTACTAGAAGTTATATTATCTGAAGATGTTGAAATGGATGATAAATTGGGTATCAAATCATCAAATAGTTCAACTTCAATCCCATTCAAAATTGCATTCAATACTCTGTTAAATAAAAAATTAATTAACTATTATTAAAAAATGGAAAATAACTTAAAAGAAAAGGTTCAACAATCTATAGAGAACTTAAAAAATAAGTCCTCGAGGATTTACTTCATGGTTCAAGACACCAAAGGAAATGCTAAAGCTTCTGTTAGATATATCTATCAAGTTGCTATGTCATTGAAAGAAGCAGGTTACAATGCAATAATTCTACACGAAAAAAACGACTACACTGGAGTAGGTGGATGGATGGGTCCTGAATATATGGAAAACATTCCACATAAGTCTATTGAAAAACAAAACTTAGAAATTGCACCTGAAGACTTTATTGTCATACCTGAATTATTTGGTTATGTTATGGAACAAATCAAAAATATCCCATGTGGAAAAATAGTTATGACACAGTCTTACAAATACATGTTAGAAACCTTACAACCTGGACAAACATGGCAACAATTTGGTTTTTTTAAATGTTTAACAACCACCCAAAAACAAAAGGAATATATTGAGGGCATCATGAAAAATGTGAGTGTTGATATACTAACTCCATACATTTCGGATGTTTTTGAAAAAAGAGAGTTACCTCCGATGCCAATTATTGGTATCCATTCAAGGGAACAATCCGATACAATTAATTTGATAAAAACTTTTTATCTAAAGTTTCCACAATTTAGATGGTTCACTTTTAGAGATTTGAGAGGTCTCAGTGAAAAAGAATTTGCGAACTCTTTAAAAGAATGTTTTTTATCTGTTTGGATTGATAGAGAGAGTGGTTTTGGGACTTATCCTTTAGAATCAATGGCCTGTGGTGTTCCTGTTATGGGACTTATTCCTGATATGTTACCTGAATGGATGGTGGAAGAAAACGGAATTTGGGTTGATGACATTACTATGTTGCCAGATTTTATTGCCGATTTTACACAAAACTGGTTAGAAGATAATATCAAACCAGAACTATATTCTGGTATTGATGCAACCTCAGCAAAATATAAAAATAGAGATGAATTTAACAGTAAGAATTTAGAACTTTTCGATTCTTACATAAAAACAAGAGTTGAGTCTTTAGAATCACAAATTTCAAAATTAGAAGATTAATATGAAAAATAAATTACCAATTTCAGTAATTCTGCCAATAAAATCTGCAATAGTAAAAGACTTTGAAGATTATTTTGACAAAGCAATAAAGTCTATAATATCGAATGATGTAATTCCTTCTGAGCTAGTAATTGTTCATACACAAGAAGAAAAGTTAGTTAACTTTTTGAATGAGTATAATTTCGAGGAATTGAACGTAAAAAAAATAAAATTTGAAGAATCTCCAAATTATTGTTCACAAGTTAATTTTGGTATAAAAAGTAGCGAATACGAATGGGTTTCAATATTTGAATTCGATGATGAATATTCATCTATATGGTTCCGAAATGTGAAAAAATACATGGACGCATATCCGACCGCTCAGGTTTTACTACCTGTCGTTGTTGATACTGATTCGAAAGGAATGTTTGCAGGATTTACAAATGAAGCAGTCTTTGCAGCAAACTTCACACAAGAATTAGGATATCTAACGAATGAAACTTTACAAAATTATCAGAATTTTCAGACCGCAGGTTCAGTTATAAAAAAACAAGTTTTCGAAGATTTTGGTTATTTCAAGTCATCAATCAAGTTAACATTCGTATATGAATTTCTTTTGAGATTAACATATAACTCAGTGAACATAATGACTATTCCAAAACTTGGTTATAAACATTTGAACATGAGAGAAGGTTCAATATTTTGGTCTTACAAAAACTCATCAGAGAAAATGCTCGAGGATGAAGTTAAATTTTGGTTGGCAACAGCAAAAAAAGAATACTTTTTTGTTGAGGATAGAACCATAAAATATGAACCCCAAGAATCCTAATGAACTTAACTCTGTCCGCAATAACAGAGGATGTTGTAACAAAAAAAAGAGGTAGAAAAGCTCAAAAAGAAAACTACTTTGATATAAGAGAAGAAGAAGCGGTAAAACGATTCTTAATAGCAAAAACGTCCGAAGAAAAAAACAAAATCTATAATGAGTTCTTAAGAGCTCCTTTGGATAAGATGATATCTTCAATAATTAGAAGATATAAGTTATATAGAAAAGATATGGATTTTCAAGAAATTCATGTTGATACACATTCTTTTCTAATGACAAAAGTGGATAAATTTAAACCTTCCAAAAACAAAAAGGCGTATTCATATTTTGGTACGATATGCAAAAACTATTTGATGGGTCAAATTATAAAAGACCAAAAAGAAACAAATAGAAAAATATCGTATGAGGATGTATCCTCCGCTTTAGAAGAAAGAGCTGATATGATTTATACAATAGACGACGACACTTTGGGTGTTGAAGTTGTAATTTCTGTTTACATAAAAGAGCTAAAAGATTTTATAGATAATGAATCTTTAAGTGATAATGAAAAAAAATTGGGGTTTGCATTAGTAGACCTATTTGATAATTACGAAACAATATTTTCTTCAACAGACAATAACAAATTCAATAAAAATATAATCTTATTGTCTCTCAGAGAAATGACAAACTTGTCTACCAAAGAAATAAGGACATCTATAAAAAAATTCAAGAAACTATATCTTGGGATTCAAAGTAAATTAAAAAATTACTAAAAAAGTATTTATAGATATGCCGAGACCTCAAAAAAAAGAAATTAATTTCACTAAAGAGAGTATTTTATCTCTCATGCAAGAAATATATAATGAGTTAGTTGAACAAAGAAATACCGCAATCAGAATTCAAAATAAAATGTTGACGATGATGAAAGACCCTGAAGATATGACAATGATTGGTCCTGTAATTGAAAAACAACAAAAAATTATCAATGATTGTGTCGAAAAAAAAATAAACCTCTCCAAAATACAATCAAGTATTTGGGAGAAATCTAACTCTTCACAGGAATCATTCTCGCTAGCAGATTTGGATGATGATTTGATTCAAAATTTGATTGAAAAGGATGTATCTAAAGATGAAGAGTCATATAGAATTTAAAATTTATGGCTCTTTCTTTACCACAACAACAATCTCAGATTGAAAACAGACTGACGGCACTGAAAACTTATAATGAGGTTTCGGATGCACAAAAGAAAATTCTTTCTAAAGCAGGTAATTCTTTTTCAAATGTTGGAAATAAGTTTTCCTCTCAATTAAATAAAATTTCGGAGCAACAAAAACGATTCCAAAGAGATGCCCCTACATCGATGGATAGGGTACTGAATCTTTTGAATATCACTAATGGTGCTGGACCTGAAAGTTTCAGGTTTTTAAGGAGGGCATTAATTCAAACATTAGTTGAAATTGGTCCTCAAATTAACAAGATACTTGCTGAAGAAACAATAAAGGCTTTAGGATGTTCACAAGAACAAACTTATACTGGAATTAATGTTGGTGAGGTACAAGTACCGAGTCTTGCATTACTTCCATCAAATCAAGGTATCTATGTTCCTTTAAAAAATATTGATTTATCGGGTAGTTTGAAAATTCCAACCCCCGAAGAAAGTGGTGTAAAGGAAAATCTATCAGACGTAAACCCTACCGATGTATTATTCAATTTTCAATCAACCTTGAAAGGATGGTTGGGTAAAATATACTACGAAAAAGAAATACCTTCTAAGTCTGACAAATTTGTGCCATATGGAGGTGCGGTAAAATATCCTATGTTAAAAGCGTTGAGACAAAGGACTCAATCCCAAGGTCAAACCTACGAAAATAACTATGGTGCATACTATAATGGTAAATCGGGTGATTATTTATTCGACTTAGTTTATACAAACCAAGGTGGTTTAGGGGAAAGTGGTGATTTTCTGAGAGTCTTTCTTTTAGATAGAGAAGGAGCACCTAAAAATCCTTCAGGATTCTCGATGAACAATGTGACAGAATTCGTTCAGGATTACTATTCAACGATTGAAACTTTTGCATTACCTCAAGTATTAGCAACTACAATAAATTATCTAACAAATTTTGCAGATATAAAGGCGAGGGTTGGTTTTGCACAAATGGAGGCACAAAATAAGTTTGCATTACTTTTGAATAGAATTTTAGGACTTTGCTTTGACGACAGAGAAGAAATCGATGTTAGTGGTAATGCAAAAGTTGGGGAACTCGATGGGGTGGATGATGCTTTTTTTGAATTTACTGAAGTAGATTTGAGAAACATCGAATTCAATATTGCTGACGCTCAACAAGGTGTTGTAACCTTTATAGATTGCGACAATGTCAAGCTACCCGTAGATGCTGACTCAATTGCGACACAAATTGTAGAATTTTCAGACAATTTACCCACACAAACAAAGGCGGAGCAAGTTGATGCAATAGAAAAAATAATTGATTCAATTACTAAGGACCCGAAGTGGAAACTTTTATACCCGAATACCGCGGGTATCGACGTATCTATTAGTAAAAATTTTATCAAACAACTTCCTGTGGCCTTAGCTTCTTCCATACTAAATCCAAAGGTGTTATTACCTCTCATGACTATGTTTAAAGTATTGGAAAAAAATGTAACCGATGATGCAAACGATATTATCAGACAACAGAATGAACTGATATCATCAGCAAATACAATATTAAAATCAGGTACAACAATCGGTCAACAAGTTTCTAAAGAGATAAATGATGGTGTGGACTTCGTAAAAAAGAATAAGACGTTTGTCATTGCTTTAGTATCAAGAATTTCTGCAATATTCATCGAAACTCTTTTCGAAATTTTAAAAAGGGAAATCTTTGTTTTACTTGAAGTTATAATAAGAGACATTAATAAGTCTGCAACCCTAAAAAAATATGCAATCATTCTGAGGTTAGTTCAATTGGCGTATGTAATCGGTAGATTTGTTAGGGATTATAGGAAATGTAAATCTCTATTGGATGAAATTGCAATGTTGTTACAAATGATAAGTAATTCAGTTGGGGCAATAAGACTTCCAGCATTTCTCAATTTATTTGCGGCTCTTCTACCAGGATTTTCACCCGAAAGAGCAACATTGAATGTTATTGAGGAGCTTCAAAAACTTGGAATACCTACCGGTCCAGGGCCAGACGGTTCTGACAATTTAATGAATCAGTTTGTTAAATCAGTTATATCTGGTATGGATTCCGAAGAAAGTCAAAACGGTAAAGTACAAACATCTGTAGCATTAGCTCCTCCAATCGGATTAATAAGCACATACGGAAAAAAAATGTAAAATGACAAAAGAAGAATTAGATGAAATAATTGATTCGCAAAAGGATTTGAAAAATATACCAAATTCGACTTTGATTTCACAGATGGATTTATTGACTCAAGATTTTGACGATACCAAAGAAAAAATAATAAGCATGACTTATTATTTAGATAAAGTGGAAGAATTATATAATAATATATTATCAGAATATCAAAATAGAGTATAATGTCTAAACAACTATTTTTTCAATGCGAAGTCTTGAATAATCAAGACCCTCTTATGCTCGGAAGAGTAAGGGCTAGATTAATTTCGGATAACTATCAGGACATGATTAAGTCTTTTGATAGACCACCATGGAATGAACAGAAAGACCCATGGACCGAAAGAGACCCATTCGTATTTAATCCATTATTACCCTATTTCATCTATCAAGTCCCTCAAGTTGGAGAATTAATTAATGTCCTGTATTACAATTCAGATTTTCAATATAGAAATCAATATTATGTACAAGCTACTTACTCAACACCCACAACATCAAATTTTGAATATTATGTAGGTGGACTAAAATTCAATGGGTGGGGTGTACAGTTTACCAACCCTAAACCAATAAAAAACGCCGATGGAAGTTATGAGAATAATACTTCAAAAGGCGTATTCCCAGAACCTGGTGATAATTCAATTTTAGGAAGAGGAAATTCTGACGTTGTTGTAAAACCAAACGGAGTATTAATTCGTTCAAATAAGTATAAAGGAGAGCTCATTCCGAATGTATTACCTGTTGCAAATAACAAAGGTGGTTTCTTACATTTAGAAAAATTTGATTTTACCAAAACAAAAGATAAAAAGAAGACCTATACTGAACTTATTGAAGACATTGTCGTTTGTAAATATTTGATTGAATATTCTATAATAAATCCCGAGAATGAACAAAATAGTTACACTGGTTTTGTGTTTCTTTATAAATTGAGACCTGACCAAAAAGTTAACTCTCAGGAATTGAAAGTTGATTCAAATGTTGATAATTTAAAATCTTTGATAATTTCAGAACCATTCAGAGCATTGACACTCGACCAAACTGCTGAATTTATAAATGGGTTTATAAATGAAATAAATTCAAAAAATAAGTTTAAAGGTAGAGAATTATTTACTGATGAATCAGTCAATAAGTTCCCTATTTTCTATAGACCCACGCCTGACTTTTACAATCTAATTTCATCCAATCCATCCCCAACAACTGCAAACATAAGTTATCTATTTGCAAACAAACTTTATAATAGAATAAAATTAAACGTTGAGTCTCCAAATAGTGGGTATGGTTTGATATACGCCCAAAATAAAGTAGGATTACCATTCAAATTGAATAGAACTAATATTCAAAGTTACAAATACCCCAACAACCCCCAAACATTCGGAAGCTTTGCGGCAGACAAAGTTTTTTTACTTTCACAGGTTTCTTCAATTCCAGGTAAAGGAGTTATCAACTTTGACGGCACAGTTTATGGTATTTCTGCGGATAAATACATCAAAGAAATTATACCTAAAACTTCAAGTTCAGTCAGGGGAGAAGAACTTATGGAACTATTAAACTTAATAGTTAGTTTTTTACTTACACATACACACAACTATCCTATGTTACCTCCAAACCCAAAATCTTATGCCGGTGTTACGGCTGAAGATGTATTGACAGAGATACAAAATGCAACAAATAAAATTCTTAATGCCAATATAAGACTGAATTGATATTTATGTAAAAAGATAAATGTCAATACTTAGGTCATACGTTAATAGAAATAACACAATAATTTCAGATTCATATGCAAACACGGCAAGAAATCCCGTGATGCAATTGAATTTTGGTTCTTCGGATTTAATTGCTCCAAGTTACGGTTATACCAGATTTATATTTGATTTGGATTTAGATTATTTGAGACAACAAATACAAAGCGGATATATTTCAACAGGTTGTACGACTGGTATGACCCATATTTTTCAAATGACAAATACATCATCTTTCGATGAGGATTTGATTAACGAAGATATGAGTGATGGTAAAAGAAGAGCATCTTCTTTCGATTTGATTTTGTTCAGAATACCTAAAACCTCGGGAACAACCGGAAACATCCAGCCTTGGGACGAGGGAGTAGGTTACGATTATACAGAATCGAATAAAAACCAAAATGGTTTGATGGGTGGATTATATCCAATAACATATGTAGACCCAAGGTCGTATTCAGACAGACCTTCAAATTGGTATTTAACTACAAATGTATCTGAGTGGTCTCAAGAGGGAATATACAACAACAGAAATTTGGGGATTGTAAATTATTCCGCACTTACAATTGTAGATAGACAACACTTCGAATTCGGTAATGAAGATATCAATTTTGATATGAGTGATGAAATCAACAATATCTTGTTTGGAAATTTAACAGGTGTTACAGGATGGGGTATCGCGTATCTACCTGATGTCGAAAACATAAGCGGATTGACAATTTCATACAGTGTGGGATTCTTTACCAGACACACACAAACTTTTTATCAACCATTTTTACAGACAACATACAACGACTTAATCGAAGATGACAGAAATATTTTTGTCAAAAATCAAACTAATAATTTATACTTATACATTTATCAAAATGGAGTACCAGTAAATTTAGATAATTTACCAACAGTCAGAATCGAGGATAGATTAGGTGACCCTGTTTCAGGTATGACATCATTATCCACATGTTTAAGAACAAAAGGGGTTTATGAGGTTACAGTTCCAAACGGTTTTACGGGATACTCATCACCTTGTGAATTTTATGATATATGGTCAGGATTAACTCTGAACGGACAACCTTTATCGAACGTTCAAAATCAATTTGTCCTTCAAGATTATTCTGCTAGAGTACAAATTGGTACAAACACTAAAGAGCCTGAAAAATTCGGATTCGACTTTTATGGAATATTACAAAATGAAAAAATATTAAATACCGATATCAGAAAAGTTGGTGTAACTATTAAAAAGTCCTACAGCACACAACAACTATTACAGAACTTAGAATCCTTTTATCGTATCTACGTTAGAGAAGGGAATACTGAAGTTCAAGTACAAGATTGGACCCCAATCAATAGAACACCAAATGAATATTATTTCATGTTCGATACAAGAGATAAAATTCCTAACCAATACTATGTCGATATCAAAGTCAACATAAGTGGTGATGTAGATACTTATAAGAAACAATTAACATTTCAAATTGTTAACAAAAAATGATAAAGAAATTGAATGAACAAGTTAAAGCTCAAGCTAGCCCTAACAAAAATGTAATTATAAATGGACAGGAGTATAAGTTAGAAGTAAAGAAAGGATTTGGGTGGATGGGAGTAAATGTTGATAAACTTGTTCCAACTAAGGACGGGTGGCAAGTTACAGCAAGTAAATTAGGAATGAGTCAGACAGACTTAGTCCCTCAAGATACAATAAATTTAGTAGTAAAAAACATAGGACAACCCATGATAGATTTAGGAGGTAAAACACCAAAAAGATTGGTTAAGGTAAACGAAAATAAAGTTGTAAAGTTTACAGAAAAAGATTTAACTAATCTTGTTAGTAGAGTGCTAAAAGAACAGAAAGAGAATTATATGTTCTTCTCTAATTTGATGCAAATTAGAAGACAATGTGATATGATGCTAAAAATGGACCATGAGCAAATCGACCAAATTATACAAGATGGTCATGATTGGGCGGATGACCATGTTAGTGAGGCTAAAACAAACTTAGACCAAGTTTTTGATTTCTTTATGAACGAGACAAGGAAAAGAGAAAGTTATGCAGAATTTGAAGAACTAAGTGAAGGAAAGAAAAAAACAGGAAGTAAATTATGTTCTCGAGGTAAAGCCGCTGCTAAGTCTAAGTTTAAAGTATATCCTTCAGCTTATGCAAATGGATATGCCGTACAAGTTTGTAAAGGAAAAATTAAAGGATTGGACGGAAAAAAACAATGCTCAGGTACCTATTGTTAATTCAATTGAAATTATTATATTTTCAAAATGAAGGTCAATAAACCATTAGGATTACTTTTTAGGGTTTATCTTCATCTTAGAGATAAATTCAATCCAAAACCAATAATCTCAGAAGAAGAAAAATATGCAATATCTATTGCAAAAAATCTAATTGTTATTCCAACAACAAAACTTTTGTTTGCTCCAATCTCTAACAAAAGATTTATACATAATGATGAAAAAAACATCTACATTGTAGGTGAAGCTAGAAACTTAACAATCATTAATCACACGTATAGTTATAGCATTTATATAGAAAGTGATGAACTATATGAGTCTTTCGTTAATGAATTTAACGAAGAAATGGAAACAAGAAGACTAATTTTAGAAAACGAAATAAAAAATAATATTAAGTATTCACTCAAAAATATATTAGATACTGTTTCGTCTTCTTAAATTTTCTTTCAATACTTTTTTTATCAATTCTCTTACTGATTCATTTTTCTTTTTTGGTTTGTAAGAAACCATTTTTGGTTTGTTTCCCGTACCTGATTTAGGATTTGTTTTTTCTGCCTTCCTTTTTTGAGCACACGCCGATTTTTTTTGTGAATCGGTCATTTTTGATGCAACACTTCTAGCCCTACATTTTGGGTATCCCTTACTTTCTGCTTCTGACCTACCACACGGGGGATGACCACCGCCTTCTTTTTTTCTACAAATATTAACCCATGGACCTTGAGGTTGAGAACTACCTTTCTTCTTTTTCTTAGTGCCGAACCATACAGCCAAATCTTCTTTTAGAAAATTGATTTCTTTAGGAGGTAAACCTGATGATGTAGGATTCAAACCACTTCCTTCTTCGTCATTCTGACCTGTATAAAATTTTTTTAGATACATAGTTGCATTTGATAATTTTTTAGTTTTTCTTTCGATGGACGCCCTTTTTTCGGGTGACTCTTTAAAATCTCCATCCGCCTCTTCATATGCCAACTCAGCATTAGAATAAGTGTAAACTGGTTCTATAAAAGGACCTAATTGGTCGTCCTCCCATTTTTGTGGTACTAATACTATTGGTACTTTAAATTTACCTGAACTTCCTGAGCTTGTAGCTTCACTGATTCCATTTTTTTTCATATATTATAAATATCTTAATTAAGAAGTATGGAAAAAGAACAACCTCAAGGTTTTTTATTTGATAGTATTGCTTTTTATTCTGAAGAGTCTGTCGAAAATATGATTAATAATTTAGACAAAAAAACGGTATACTACGTCCTGACTCAAGCATTGGCTTATGCCCATACAAAAAATGTCTTTTCACTAACAGAATCAGAAATAATTTCCAAGTCTTTGAGGATACTTAATAAAGAAATATATTCTTATGATGACACAACAGGACAAAGCGCAAGTAATATCGAGAATAATTGAATTAGAATTAGAAATCACTCGTGCTGTGATAGGTGGACACAAACCAAGTGGTAATGATAAATTCGAAGATAAAAGACAGGAGTTAACTCTACTACGTTGTTTGTATTTTGGATATCGAACAAAATTTTGTAATATAAAAAAGGGGTTTCATGGAACCCCTTTTTCTTAGAATAATTTTCAGAAAAAAATAGGTTAATTATTTTTTAATTTTTATTTTTGCTGAAAGAATTTATATGATTAAATGGATAATCCTTTTATTTTGGATTTCAAACCCCTTTTTTACCCGTTCTCAGTCGATTGAATACGTTGGTCCAATCAATGAGGAAATAACCAAAATAATGACACCTGGTGAGCTTGTATTGTATTCTGAGTGTATTGTTGCTATAGGTAAAGAACGAGAGCACCTAAAATGGGTCGATACTAAAACACAGATTTCTTTTCTAAAGAATCAAAAAAAATTTAATCACCTTTCTGTTTCAATAAATTCTACTGACAAAGTTACTCAACTAAAATACTTTAAAGGTGTACAAAAGCTTGGTGAAGAAAAAGTCCTTTTGTCTTTGAATAGAAAAGTAAATCAGAGTTTTATCGAGGTTTTTCTTTTTTATTGAGGAGTAACCTTCAACAAATTTTGAAGATTCTCTAAATCTTTTTTTGTCACTTTGTAGTCCCTAACAAAATCTTTCCATGGTAATCCTTGAAATCTTTTGAATCGTCTAAATTCTGATAATTTATCAGAGGGAAAATTAAACGAACCATTTTCAACAAACTTGTAAAGTTGAAGTAAAGTTTTAGGGTCAATACCCTCTTCATTATATTTTATATCAAAAATGGGAGTTGATTTGAAAATTGGTGATTGAACCTTTTTTTCAGAATCGTAAATTGATGTGACTTCCCCACACTTATTCATCTTGAGAAGTTCAATAGGTTGCTCTGTATTTTTCAAACTTTTCCCTGCTGTTATGAAAGTGGGTTCTAATAACACATCACCGTTTGTATTGATAATTGTTATGTGGGCAGGGTCACTGTGACACTTGGTCAATGCACACCCAAAAGTTAACGTAATTTCATCAGGGTTCTTGGATAGTATATTTTTTTTCTGTTCTTCTGAAACAAACAATTTGACCTCTACTGAAGGACCACTTGTTTCTTTACCTGTCCCATTATTCAAATTTATACTCGAGTCTCCATTTTCAGTGGTTAGTTGAATTCCATTTGCCCACATATAAAAAACTGCCTCGTTACATTTATGACATCTACTTTCATCAACATCAGGTTTACACCATTCCTTTTTATAATCAACAATAATGTAAAAACCTAAATCACAGAATTCTTCTTCCTTTTCTGCTGATGTCAAAATATTGAATGACACATATTGCCAACGTGTATACCTATCCTGTGATGCTAACGCCTTGATTTGTTCTGTTGTTGCTTTCTCAGGTGGGTTCCAATCGGGACCTTGTGCACCTAAATCTTTCAAAACAATTTTAACATTCTGAGGTAATTTTCCTTTGAGGTATTTTTCCATTTGTTCACCTCTTTTTTTAGAAAGTTCACCTGTTTTCAAACTCACGCCACTGTTAGGGACTTTAGATTCAGATGACTCAATTTCGACTTCAATTTTTTGATTCTTCGGAAATTCTTTGAGATACTCATTCATCTGACCTACAACCTCATCTACAGCTTCTTTATTGAAATTAACATAATCACCACTTACAAAAGTATTATTTGGTAAAGTAAATCTTTTTGGTTCTGATTTTACAGTTTTTAATGTTTGTTCATTCAGTAAGTAATGTCTTTTAGTTGCAGACTTATGGATTTCTAGAATTCTATTGTATTCTTGAGCATTTATATTGAATAACGAGTTGAACATTGTGATAAAATATATTATAATAAGTATCATTATTTTATAATATAAATAAAAAAAGGGGACAATAAACATTGTCCCCTTTGTATTTTGGTTCAGACCATATTATCTCAACTCTTTCAAATCGAATGTTCTAACGCCATCAACTGTGATTCTACCATAGAATCTGTTGTTCACCATTTTCTTAGCGTATCTAGTCATGATACCTTTGATTGGTGTAAAGTTGAATGGATTATACATTGTTGGTGTAAGTTGTAAAGGAACATATGGTGCGTAGATGTAACCAGTGTCTAATAGAGACGTTCCTTTGTGACCAAGAAGAACTTGGTTAGCTGGGAAGTAAGGGTCTCTATAAACTTGATAACGTCCTGCAAGAGTACCAACTCTTTCAATACCCATGTTATATTGGTCTTGCTCAGGAGCTGCGTTTGAAACGTGGAAATACTCCAAGTCATCAAAAATCGCAGAAATTTCTGAAGATACTACAATCCAGTTAGCACCACCTCTAAGAGTTGATTTGTGGATTTGTGCAGAAATTTGGTTGATTGCTGTGATAAGAGTTTGGTTCCAGTCTTTCTGAGTATAAGGAACAGCGTTAGTTCCCAATCTCTTCCAACCGTTGTAATCCCATCTTAAGTTCCAAGCCGCACCTTTTCTAAGGTCTCTCAAGATTTCTCTATCGATTTCAGCCGCAACTTGCTCAGACAATAAAGCTGTCAATTCAGCTTCAGCGTCGATGTTGTGGAAAGCCGCAACGTCTTGTGCCATTTCTGGTGACCATTGAGCTCTTAATTTTCTTTCAGTCACAGAAACTGTTACTGATTGAAGGTCAAATGAAACCTCACCAATTCTATCTTCAAATTCCAAGTTTTTGTAGATTCTATAAACAGGAACAAACGCATTGTTGTTTCCATTTGTAGACACAAAAGTAGAACCTGAATAACCATCAAGTGAGTTTTGTCCGACAGTACAAGGAACTTGTAAGTCAACCTCCAAGTAGATGTCACCATTTACATCACAAAGGTTGTCATATTGACCACCACCTGTTCTAGAGTTAGGGAACGCTAAATTTGCATTGTTGTTACCATACTGAACAATACCTTTACCATATCTTTGAGTTACAACTCTGAAAAGATAAGGATTAGATGTATTAGCTGATGTGAAAACGTTATCTACAGAACCGTAAATAGTCAAATCAGACAAGAAAGATTCGTTATCAATTGGGTTACCGTCTGGACCGATTAATTTACCAGCAGCATCTGACGCAAAACCTGACATGATAATCAATACTTTTCTGTATGTATTTTCTGTATATGCAGCTGGTTCTAAATTCAATGTTGTAGAATTCCAAGCTGCAGTAACTGCAGTACCTGTAACAGCAGAAAACTGACCTTTTGAATAATCAAACAAACCTGGTGGGTCTAATGCTGGTTCATTACCTTCGTAAAATCTATCATAAAGGTCTCTACCTTGATTATAGTTATAACCTTCATTTGGTGTTTGGTCTGCCTCCATATTTGGAGAACCGTAAGGTGCATAGTGTCTGTTAGGTACACCTGTGTCTACGTAATTTTGAATTTGAGGTACAAAATAGAACAATTTACCGATAGGTAAGTTCATTGCTTGTACAGATACGATGTCGTTAGCCAATAACTTAGAGAATACTCTTCTGATTATTGGAAATACAACTGTTTCGAAAGAACCTGAGTCAGAAGTTGTTGAAGCTTCGTTTATCAAGTGTGAAGCTTGGTTTTCATACAACTGAGCTACGTTCTCTTTCATGTGACCCTTAAGTCCTTCTAGGAAACCTAAGTTGTCCCATTTGTTAATTGTGTCTTCTTTGATAACTTTAAGGTGCTTAAGACCAATATTACCAACAAGACCTGATTCTAATAAAGCTCCCATTTTTGTGAATTTTATTTTTCTTGTTTATTTTTATTTTAGTTTACTCATTAAGTCCTTTATTCTTAAGAATTGAGGAGCTTCGTAAGTTTTGTTTTCAATAAGTGTTGTTGAAGACCCTGTCTGTACATTTTGTACTAACTTATTCTCAACTGTCTCATTGATTGATTTTGTTTCAGTCTGAGTCAACTCATCTTTAACCGCTCTGTAGAGAGACTTTGATTCTTTTAAAGATTGAACGTTATCAAACCTTCTCAAAATATTTATCTTTTCCTTTTTAGTTGTTGAGTGTTCAGTAAAGATTCTAGTTGCATATGCTAAATTAGAGTTGAATATTGCCACTTCGTTCAATTTTTCTCTGAAGACATTTAGAGCCTTTCTATATTCTTCATTCTTCTCTCTCAAAGCAACAACTTCAGTTTCTAAAGATTCGTTCTTTAAATTCCTATTGTTAGTAATTCCTTTTCTCAAACCTTTAGGTCCAAATGCATAACCTCTAGCAGCTTCTTTAGTTTCAACCTTTTTTACTACTTTGGATTTTGCTTCCATGTTTTCACCTTTCTTGTATTCGAACTTAGCTTTTCCAGTCCCCATTGTTTTAGGACCTTCTTTTTTGTCTTCTTTAAATCCACCTGAAACTTTGTTCTTATAAGTGAATTTAGGACCAGAGCCAATTCCAACACCTTTAGGTTTTATGGATTTTTTACCTTCTTTCGTTTCTTTTTTCTTAGCCTTTTTGTGACTATATGATTCCATCATTTCATCTTCATCATCAGATTCCATCATTTCGTCTTCATCATCAGATTCCATCATTTCATCTTCATCATCAGATTCCATCATTTCATCTTCATCATCAGATTCCATCATTTCATCTTCATTATCAGATTCCATCATTTCATCTTCATCATCAGATTCCATCATTTCATCTTCATCATCAGATGACATGTCTAAGTCAACATCAGATTCCATCATTTCGTCTTCATCTTCTTCATTAAATTCAATTTCATAAACAACTTCTTCATCATCAACATCCATTTCAACATCAGATTCTAAATCTGACATGTTTGGTTCGTCAGAGAAAATAGCGTCAATTACGTCTTGAACTTTATCATCAGATACTTCTTCGTTATATTCCATAGTTTCGTGGTTTTCTTCATAGGATTCTCCTAATTTTATAAGATACTCTGCATCTTGTTCGTTGTCTTTGAGATGAACCATTTCATCATCTTTTTTTACAATGATTCCATCGTCTTCACCCATAGCTTTAAATACTCTAAGTATTTCTTCGTCAGATGCAGATGTCAAATCAATTGGTTCTTCCATGTCAGAATCTCCACTTGCGTCAAAATCAACTTCAACATCTTCTTCACCCTCTTCATCATCGGATGACATGTCTAAGTCAACATCAACTTCCTCCTCGGAATCAACATTGTCAGTGTCTAACTCATCTTCGTCTTGTTCAGATAAAGACTCTTTTACTAATTGGCTGATTTCTTCCTTCATAGTAGAAGCAAGTATTCCTTTTGCATTTTCGGCAATAACATCTTCAACATTTTTCATTTGGATGAGTGCCTCTTCAACAAGATTTTTGTTTTCTTGCATAATTTTGATAATTTTATTCAATAAATAGTATCAAATAGAAAAAAAGTTTTGATTATCTATCAGAAATTCAAACTTTTATGTTTATGCAAAAAAAAAGTGGTCGAATTTGACCACTTTAAAATTTTTTTAATCTTCTACAACCTCGTCTATTTTACTTTCGGAAACTGAAGTTATTCTCCAATCGTATGAAAAATTTTTATAAAGTTTTGTAACCTTAGCTTCAATATCAGTGACAGTATATCCTTTCACTAATTTTTCTTCTCTGATTTTTTTAATTTTACCACTATTCTCATCAGGTAAATCATAAGTGACTTTTGCCACAAAATATTTTTCGTTCATGTTTAATTATTTTGATAAATAATCGGATAATTTTTTCATTAAATCAATAGACTGGTTTACACTTGGAGCCGAAGCAATTTTATTCTTTTTTTCCTCCTCCAAATTTTCTTCATACTTTTCTCTCTCAGTTACGTCGTCAAAGAGGTAAGCTCCTGGTGTGGAAGGTGATGAAACCAAATCGAAACAAATTAATTCAAAATCTTCTTGCACTTCATTTCTTTCACCTACTTTTTTTAAAGACCCTACTCCTCTTGAGGAAATTCCTAAAGTCACCCCTTGTCTTAATAGATTTGCTGCAATGTCTCCTTTGGTTGTTACTACACCTCTTTCATGAAACCCTGGTGAAGTAAGTAATTTTAGTTTACCCATTAGGATATTTCTATCCCACCATATGTCTGTGATTAAATGCGATACTCTATCTAAGTCTATCAAAGAAGATTCAGGATGATTAAGTTCAGAAGTTGAAAGTCCTTTCTTAATTATTTGTTTATACTTCTCGGCTTCTCTTTTGAGTATTGGTTCAGGATATGTTCTACCATTTCTATTTGGTGTATTATATTTCTGTAATACTGCATAAAATTCAAAAGGGTTTCTATAATCTACATTCTTAGACTCATTCATAAACTTGAGGTTTATATCATCCAACGGAGATATATAACCTGCGTCCATTTCAACCAAAATTCCAAACCCTTGTTCGTGTGCTTCTAATATTCTGAGTTTTTTTTCCATTAACTTTTTTAAATAAATATTTGTTTTAAGTAATACTTACTTTTTCGTCAAAGAAAAATCGAAATACTGATTGTCCAAGATATTAGTTTTTTGAATGCTACGAACAATTCTTTTTACAGAATCTTTGATTTCATTAGACTTAAAATCAAGTTCTTTATCCAAATAAAGATTAATTTCTAAATTGAAAAATGACTTTTTACCCGAAAAAATACCACTTGTTCTTAAGTCTAAATCTACAATTGAATTTTTACTAAATAAATTCGTATTGATTGAATCGAATACTGTGTGTTTGAGTTCTCTACTTAAATTGCCAACAACTCTATTCCAATTTTCTAAGTCTTGTTTGGGTGAAACCCATGATTGTATGTTAATGTAAAGTGATTTTAAGTTTTTGGAGTCTACCGTGCCATATGAAGATTTGAACGAGTTTGATAAATTCATCTTCACATTTTTTCCTTTTTTCATCTATGAACCATATTTCCAAAGTTTATTTTTAAAAAGATAACATATAACTTTATCTATGTCAAAATTTTAAGAATAAACTATATATTTGTAATATATGTTGATAATAGAAATTAAAAATAATGGAGGGATAGAAAAAGCCCTGAAAACTTTGAAGTCCAAAGTAATTAAGACGAAGCAACAAAAATTACTCACGGAGAGAAAGGAGTATACTAAAAAGTCAGTCAAAGAAAGAAGTGAAAGACTCAAAGCGATATATGTTCAGAAAAAAAGAAACAATTAAATTGATTCTTCAAGTTTTTTCAATCTCAAAAAATTAATTTGATTGAACTTGTCATTCTGGATTTTGTCTATTGTTTCTTGAATCTTTTGTTTAGTCTCCAAATCTGTCTCGTTTTCTAAAACAGGGGAAAGTTTTTGTAAAGTTTTTTCTTTTAATGAATTGAACCTACTTTCTAAAGATTCACTATCTTCTTTGATTAATTCAAAAAATTCCTTTTTTGTATTTTCATCTAAAGATTCAATGTAATTTTGTACTGTTTGATTAGCAACTCTAACCATCGTACTCAAAGGGATGTTGATTGGTTTCTGATTTTTAATCTCGGATTCGCTGAGTGTTTTGTAAAGTTTTTTCTTCAAATTAACTCTTTCAGTTAAGTCTATTTTCTTATTCAAATATACTAAGTCATCAATATCCTGATACCTATTTTGAATTTTGGTTTCGGTCATCAACTTAGGTAGTTTAATATGTTGTAGAAGTGATTGTATCATTTGTATTCCTTCGTTCACAAATTCTTTAGCGTCTTGTTCATTCAAACCTTTTGGATTCGACAACTCGTCATATAAAGAATATACTTTGGACAAATCTTTATTATTGAGAATATTCTGTTTGAATTCCATCAAACTTTTCTTGAAAGATTTTTCATCTTTATAAGATTCTATCAAACTATTTTCTATTACCGATTTAATGAGCCCAAAAGTCATATATTTGTGATTTGAATATAAATATTACGAATTTAATAACTTATCTAATTCTTTTTCGATTTCACCTAAAGAATCTTGTCCTTGGTTAAGTTCAAGGTAAGTATCACCCTTGAAAATGTTATTTTCTACTAAAATATTCATTCTCTCATCTTGTCCCTCAGGTGTCACCCCAGCAGGAGCGGTAATCTCGCCTTCAGGTTGTGGTTCAGGTGCTGGTGGTATAGTTGGTTCTTCCGTTCCCGCAAATGCCCCACCTAATTCAGGTGCCGCACCTGCAGTTGCCGCGGTTGATGTATTTCCACTTGATTGTGAATACAACTTATCAATAGTGTCAAATAATCCAGTTTTACTTATTACTGTTGGTGTTTGTTTGAGTTCTTCACCAATAGCTCTTTCCAATCTTTGTTGCATCAAATCTACTTTGATTTCTTCGTCAGACCAACCAAATATATGTTTTTTTGCCCATGTACTAGATGTTGGCTGAATTCCATTTCCTGGGTCTAAAACCAAGTCTTTATACAAAAGAACTTTTTCTTTCCAAACATCTATCTTTAATAAATCAGCTTGTGTAGAAGGATTAGTCAATCCAAGTGTAAAATTAGAAATTTCATCTTCGAACCCCAAAAGAAACAAATGAATGATTGCAATCTTGTTCAATTCCTGAATCATGCATTTTTGAATTCTGTTGATTGTTCTTGCAAAACGAATGTCTTGAAGTGACAAGTTTTTACCATCACCCACTACTTGTTCAAATCCCAAGAAAGCCTTTGGAACACGAAGAGCTGTCAAAAGTTTTTTCTGAATATATTCAATATCGGCAATTTCTGACAGGTTTTGTGCACCAGCCAAAGTTTCAATTGGACTTGGGGATGCAGGGTCTCTTACAGGGACAAAATAATCTTGGTCTACCGCCATTTGATTAAACCTTAAATCTACGTTACCTGTTTTGGAATCAACGATTTGTTGTCTTTTGAATTTATCAGCAACACGATTTACATATGCCTCAACATCATTATCATCCATATTTCCCACAAAAATCTTAAAAATTCTTCTTTCAGGTGCTCGTGATGTTCTATAAATCATCATTGCGTCTTCAGATAAAAGCAGTTGTTTCCAAATTCTCCTAGCCTTCTCTAACATCGATGTTCCGTAGGGAAGTTTCCTATCATCACCAAGTAATCTAAAGTGACCAACTTCCCACGTTTGAAAAACCATATTTTTAGATTTCCATTCAAAAGTCAAAGCTTTCTTTGCTTCGGACTTTCCTAAATTGACAGCATTTTTATCGGTAACCCCGATTTCATGTCTTTCAATTTCTATGTTTGGTAATTGTTGACATCCTACAATACCCTTTTCAGGGTCTAATTTAAGATAAATAAAATTATCACCGAACTTACAAGTATTTCTTGTCCACATCGGTAAATTTGTGTTGATATCGAGTGTATTATTGAACAAATCTGCCAAAACCGCTTTTATTCTTTTCGATTCAGAATAAATTTGTAACATAAACCCATCTTCATTTACCGTAGTAGATTCCTCGGCATATATGTCCAAAGCCGCAGATATTTCTGGCGTATACTCCATGGACTCATAATCATACGTAGCCGAAAGTCTTGAAGGTTCGTAAAATATTGCTTGAGTATATAGATTGTTTTCAACTTTAGCCCATTGATTTGCAATATAATAAGTTTGTTGAGCTTGTAGTTTTTCTCTTTCGTATTCTCCTCTATCTTGTGTTCTTAATAATTCTTTTTTGTCGAATTTAAAAGTTGGGTAATCCTGGCCCAAAAGAGAATTTGGACCAAACGCTTTACCTAATCTTTGCCAAATCGTCAGATTGTTATTTTCCGCCATTTTACAATTTTAGTTTTACCTATTGATAATATAAATAGTTCTAATTAGTAAACAACCATCTATATTTCTCATAGTCATCTCTCGACGGTCCTTGGTTTGGAAAATGTTGTCTTTTTTGGTCTGTTTGAGGCATCATTGGATTGAAAAATTGTGATGAGTTTTTGTTCTCATTTATCGAAGTTGCCCAAGAATCAATCATTGCCTTTGTATGATTCAAATTTTTTGTAAGTTTTTGAAAAGATTTTTCTGCAACATATGTTGCCATAGATATGCCCATAATACAATCGTCATGATGTCCCTTTTGATGGTCAGGTCTTCCATTAATATAAACAAAAGTATTCATTTCGTTATATAATCTGTGAGACCTAACTTTAAATCCATGTCGAACATTTTCTTCGAATGACGCAATAATTTGTACTCTTTTACTATTGAAATTTATTCCAGGAATTTTCTCATTTATCTTTGGGTCCCATTTCCACTTGTTTGCGGTATCCACCGTATCAACATACAGTCCTTTGTAGTTCAATTCTTGTAATTTTCTTGCCGTTGCCACTCCCATACCACCTGTAAGGTCAACAACACAAAATGCGTCATACATGGTTCCCCACTTATACGCTATTTCAGCAACAACATCTGGTGGTACTTTAGCAACGTATTCTAAAACTTGTTCATTCTCATCAAAATCGATAATTTCTATACAAGAAAAATCTTCTGAGTCCCCTCTCGATACATCTACACCCATAATGTACTTGTGTCCGACAACAGGTTCTTTCCAAATCCATAGAGCTCCACCCATCAGTTTAGCTCCGGGTTCTTGGAGTGTATTTTGTGCAATATTTTGAAGTATTTCAGATTCAAAGACGTTATCACCTGAACCCAAAAAGTTACACTCTAATTCCTGAGCAACTTTTCTTCTATCATACTTCAATTTTTTTACCATCCCCTCAAACCAAGAAGAACATGGTTTATATCCTTGTTTAATGTAATCTGTGACAACAGAATGGTCACGTTCATAAGGGTTTGCAACTGAAAGACTTATGACAGCATCTGTTGAATATTCTTCTTTGTTTAGTAAAAAATGAACCAAATCATTCGTTTTGACCATGTACAAATCTTTTGTATACCTTGGGTCACGATACCAAAACATCTCAGATATTTTGAAATCGTTCATACTTCTCAAGGCTTGGTCATATATTTCATAGTAAATCGGGTCATACCCGTTTGGTGTAGAAACAACAATAACTTTACCACCTGTAGAAAGTGATGCCATACATGCCGACCAAAAATCACCGTCAGCGTCTATGAACGCAGCTTCATCAAAAATAAGAATTGTTGGAGTATAACCTCTTAAAGCATCCTTTGATGTTGCGACCGCTTTTACCTCACAATCATTTGTTAGTTTGAAATGTCTTTGAGAATTTTTTTCTTGTGAAAAACCAACACCAACCCAATTAGGCCACTGTTCTGTAAATGACCTAATTTTGTTAGCCATTTCCATAGAAGTATCCAACTTGTTTGCAATTATGAGAACCTTTTCAGGTTTTTGTTTTTTTGCAAAAACTAATTTTTTTGATGCCCAAGCAGCAGTAACTGTAGAAACGCCTGCCTGTCTATATTTGAGGGCAATGTTTTCGTTAAAATTTTCGTAGTCTTCTATTAATGAAACTTGGTCAGGAAATAAATCTAAAGGGACATACTTAGAAACCGTGTTATCATAGGTTTGTAAGTATGTCCTTAATGCGTATGGCGTATTTCTGATACATTTAGTAACCTCAATAATTAATTGTTCTTTGGTCACAATTTTTTTTTAAGTTAGGGATATTCCCAATCCACCCAAGAAATCTTTTAAGTCGTCATCGTCAACGTCATCAGAGTTAGGTTCTTCTCCCTTACTTTTTTTATAAGAATCATACTCTTCTTTCATTTTCATAGCCTCTTTCATCAACTCTTCAAATCTTCTTGTGGCTTTTTTATTTTTTGATTCATCAGCAGAAATTACGTCACCAATTAAATTCAAGAATTCCTTAGCATTTATTTTGTATAATTCTACCTTGAACCAATTTATTAATCCTTTATTTGAATCATTGAACATCTCATCAGGTAACACCATTCTAAGTTTTTCAACTATTTCTGGACCTATCCTGAGTTGCATTGGTTCGTTCGATAATAAATCTGTCTGACCCATTACTTTTTGTGCCAACTCGGTATCTTGAGGTAAACCATGTCTTCCTGCAGACTCTTCAATACCTTTGATAATCTCATGACAAAGAATAGGGAAAATTAAACCATCTGCAACAATTTTTGTATCAGGTTTTTCCTCACCTTCATCACCACCGCCTTCTTCATCATCTGAATCATTGTCTTGTAGTTCAACTTTACCAGCAACACCATTTCCAGTTTGGCTCATCATTTCAATCATTTGTTCCATAGTGAAATAAAGGAAATCATTGATTGCCATAATACCCAAATAAGCAGGATATAATCTTGTATCAATTCTATCTAATTCTGCTCTTATTTCAGGTTTTTGAAATATATAATGACCTTTTTTAGCTGCTCCTTGGATGATGGCATTTATTATATTTCTTTTGTGTTTTTCTAATTCAAATATTTCTTCGTCTGTCAAATCCTCAACCTCAAATGAAGGAATTTGTAATTTATTTTCTTCATCATCATCTTCATCTTCCTTTTCTTCTTCAGGTTGGTATCTGAAGTTAGAAACATCAATTGGTTGCCTATTCAACCTTGCAACTATCTCATACCAATCACTTGGGACTTCAGTTTCTTCTAAACACGCCTCTATCGCCAAGTTTTCCAATTCTTCCCTATGTCTGCCCTCAATTTGCATTATCGTTGGTACTTTAGACATCATCTCTCTATAAATCATTGCTTGGACCTGTTGCGAACTAATATTTTGATTTCCTGTAACCTCTTTCAACTTATCAGCAACTTTACCAAATCTTGAACTTACTAATCTTTGTACATCATCGGAACCCTTTTTGAATGAAGGATTGTCCGAATAAATGTTTTCACCTGACCTCAACTTTCTTTCTAAATTAGGGTCCATTCTTTCAGGTCTATTTCCGTAATCTATTTGTTCTTTTATTTTAGCCATTTTTCAAAATTTTTACTATAGCATCTATCACTGCAGATTTAGCTTCCTCAGGATTTTTAGCCTTTGGAGCAGGATTAACTTTTGGATTAGGATTTCTGCCTGGGTGACCAGGTTTTATTTTTGGTGGATTTTTGGTGCCAGGTTTGGGTTCCTTAACACCTGGTTTTGGCGCGACTTTTGGTTCCGCTTCAACCAAATAGTTCATCAAATCCTTCTTTGTAATTTTAGGTGGTAAGTGAGATTCTACAAGTTTCATAATTTTTTCCTCCAAGAACAAAGATACGGGATTTTTTCCTTCTCCTAATTGTTTTTTTACTTGCTTAACACATCTTTCCCATTTTCTCGATTTTTTTGGTCCCACTTGAGAATGACAAATAGCCCATGCATTATTTTCTTTTTTTGATTCTGTCATACCAACAGAACTCAAATTTTTGTTTTTCTCGTTAGTATCGTCATCCATACCATCATTAGCTTCGTCGCTTTGGTCTTCGGGTGGCAATTGACCATTAACTTTTTGAGTCAAATCTTGTTGTACCAAATCATCATCGTCATCTTCATTTACTTCTTCAGTTGGAGTAGCCTTAATTCCTGTTGCTGTTTTTTGTATTGATAACTTTTTTCCTGCTTCCGTGGGTGGTAATGTTACACCTTTCTCGGCATCTGCCGTCGGAATATTATAAGAAGTTGTTGTTGTTTGTGTAATCGCTTCTCCTAATAATTTTGAATGTAAAATAGAAATTTGCCCTTCATTAAGTTTTGAAACTGTTTTGGAGGACAACCCTTTTTCAATTAGTTCTAAGGCTTTTTTATTAACTTTCATATACAACCTTTTTTTCAAACTCGAGAATTAAATCATTCTCGTATAATTTATCTTTGATATCTTTTTCGGTTTCTCCGAAACGAAACACTAGTCTTTTTTTGTGAGTTTCATCTTCCTTTTCCCAAGCCATTGCAACAACATCGTCCATTGCATCGACCATCGAAAAATAATCGGAGTTCTGAATCAACTCCAATTTTAACTCGGTGTTTTTCAGAACTCCTACTCTTTTAATATATTTCAACTCAGGTGGATGTGGATATGAATTTGATGGTTTACTTTCCCAAGATTCTCCCCAAACATCCGTAGTATCAGAAAAAATAAATTCGTATAAATTATCTCCTTTATAATCAGGACCAAGTCCATTTATAAAAATTAAATAACTCATATAACAAATCCCTCAGGAGAAATTTTCACTTGTCCTGATTTATTTTCAAATACTAAGTTTTTCTTGTTAGTTTTACCTAAGAAAATATATGATTTATTTTCTTGTAAAAATTTTTTAGAAGAAAGTTCTTGTTCTATTGTTTCACTTAAGTTCTCAATTGATTTAACTTTCTTGGCAAACTCAGATTTTCTTTTAATTTCTTCATTTACCATCTTTTCTTTTTTGTCTTTCTTTTCAGAATCAGACATTTCGAAATACTTTGAAATAACCTTGTCGATTTTTGATTCACTGAAGATACTATCTAAAATTGTATCATGAATAGATGATTCACCCATTTCTTGGTCGACTGCAACATCCATATCTGCTTGTACATCTTCTACTTCAGAATCTCCCGTGATATCTTCTGAACCCATATCTTCCATGTCCATATCCATTTCATCACTTTCCTCATCACTTTCAAACTTAGAAAGAACGTCTTCTTTATCTTCATCACTGAGTTGGTTCAAATCAACAGCAGAAATTACCATGTTCAAAACATATTTGATATTTTCCGAAGTCAAACCTTTTTCTTGTTCATACTCTCTGATTTTCTGAGTTAACTTTCCTGTCAATTTTTGAATTGATTTAAAAGTTATAATATCAGCGTTCTCAGACCCTTGACCCATATCATCCGCAGGCATTTCTTCAGCACTCATGTCATCTGCCGGCATTTCTTCTGCCGGTAAACCAGCATCATCAGATGGTGGTAAAGCTTCGGGTGAATCTGGAAGTTGTGGTTCAGGAACTGCAGGTGGTTCCGCTGGTGGGGCCGCTGGCTCATCCATCATCGGTTCATCCATTGCTGGTTGTGGTGTTTTCAAAACAAACTTTTTTTGTTCACCAAAAAGACTAATCTCTTCATCCTGTCCGTTCAATCTATTTGATTCTTTGATAATTAAGTTTAGTCTTTTCAGAGCTTGAGAATATGAATTATAATATTTTCTATTTCTCATCGGTTCAATATAATCAACCTCTGATTCTGAAATATTTTTTTTGATAACATATCCCATTTTCTCCTTAACAATTTGATACTCATTACCATCAGATACATTTATTGAATATTCTGTAGTACTGAAAGTATTTGTTTCTGATTTAGGAACTTCATTATATCTGGCAATCTCCATAATTCTGTTCAACTTCTCTTGTCCAGTCAATTTTTCACTTCCTAACGGTTTTAATTTTCCCATTTTATAGTGTTATTTTTTTTTATTTTTAGTTATTTAATCCGTTAAATCCTCCCAATTTTACCGCACTTAAATCAATTACCCAACCTCTTGTTCCTTCAACATAAGCTTGAGGATGTGGAACATCTCCCAAACTCGCATCCCATGTACCACCGCTAAAACTACCTTCCATCTGATTTGTATATTCATACTGTACGTTAACGTAGGTTGTACCTATACTAGTTTGGGATGGGGTTATCGTTGGTGTTGGTGTGGGTGATGATGTTTTGGTTGGAGTAATACTTGGTGTTATTGTGGGTGTGGCAGTTCTTGTCGGTGTTATTGTGGGTGTGGCAGTTCTTGTCGGTGTTATTGTGGGTGTGGCAGTTATCGTTGGTGTTACTGTTCTTGTTGGAGTGATACTTGGTGTAATTGTAGGTGTTGCAGTTATTGTAGGTGTCACTGTTCTTGTTGGTGTTATACTTGGTGTAGGGGTAAGTGTTCTTGTTGGTGTTATACTTGGTGTAGGGGTAAGTGTTCTTGTTGGTGTTATACTTGGTGTTATACTTGGTGTAGGAGTTACTGTTCTTGTTGGAGTTATACTCGGTGTTGGTGTGCGAGTTGTAGTTACAGTGGGTGTTGGAGTTCTTGTTGTCGTAGGAGTAACCGTAGGAGTTACTGTCGGAGTTATTGTTGGAGTAGGAGTAGGAGTAGGTGTTGGATTTGCACTCAAACATGTTTGACAGTCTCCATAATTAGTACCCAAAGGACCTGAAACTTGGTCAACACCTGTTGCAGGTTCTGCTGAATCCACAATTTCATAACAACCCCTAGCAGTTGCACCTGTGAAAATAAGATAATAATTCCCCCCAACCACAGGTAACGTGGTTGAACTGAATTCAACATTCAATGCTGACCCTCCAGCACACGGGGCTACGAGATATGTGACTAAAGCCATTTAATTTTTTCTTTATAAATATACGAAACCACGAAATAAGTAGAAAATATTATGCAAGATTCGAAGAACCTAACTTAGATTTGGATAAGACCATGTCACTTATGTTAGATACAGATGAAACTATACTCCTTAATTTGGGTTCATATTCACCCGATGCATATCTATTTCCGTTAACATTTACGAAGTTTCTAAGTAAATCACCCGCTCTTTTTCCACCAGTCAAATATCTTCTAACCATCAAATCATAATATGCACAAACACCTTCCTGAACTGTTGAAAAATATTTGTTTTTCCCTGAGTCGGTGTTACCAACATTGAACGGATTTTTAGTCCTTCTTGGTCTAACTGTTTGATTTTTTGACAGTCCTCCCTCTAACGCTAATTGAGCTAGTGCTAACTCAGGTGGCACGTATCCTTGTGAAAAGTATCTTTTAGAACATTCGGCCATCATTTGTCCGTCGACACCAGCATTAGGATTTCGTTTATCAATGAAGTTTTGACAAATCTCAGCATAAAGTTTGAAAGCTTCAGGGTCGTTCATATCCAAATAGGTAAAATTACCTTCCTTACCAAATTCTCCTGTAAATTTATTCAATTTAGATTCTGAAAATTTGTTCAAAACTAACAAAGCTAAAAGATGTTTTAAATCTTCGGTTTTCATGACTCCATCTTTAATAAGACCTACCGAGTCTTGGAATTTTTCTATTGCTGCTTTAGTTTCTGGACCAAGTTTACCATCAATTCCCCATTTGGGTAATTTGAAATTCAGAAATTCAAGTCCATCTTGAATCATTCTTACGTCATCATCAAATGGGATTTTCATTCCTGGCGTGTATTCAAAAGTTTTTTTAGAATTAACTAATTCTTTCAATTTCTTTAAAAAAGATGAATTCTCAACGGAGTCGATTATTTCTTTATTTTCCTTTTTGGTGTCTTGTTCATTCAAATGTTGTTCGACAGATAATTCTTTATCTTTGAGTTGATTAATTTTATCAAAAAGATTTTCGATGTGTTTTGACCTTCTCAAAAACTTGAATACTAAGTTTTCGTAAGACAACTCACCCCCTTTTTCTAAACCACACTTTCTATATTCTTTGAGTTTATCTTTAATTGTTTCCAATTTTTCAATACCATCAGTTTCAGAATCTTTAATTGCCGTTTCTATTTTTTCAACCCAACTATCAATTTTATTCACCAAAACATTCTTGTCAATTTTTTTAAAATCTTTCTTTGGAACATTAATCCACTCATCATTCGCAACAGAATAAACTGCACTACTCACATGGGATTCTTCTTTATCTTGAGCATAAAGTTCAACATCATATCCTAATATTTTAATATCGTGAGAATCGTTGAATATTCTCTTTTTCAAATCATATAATTCTTTATATGTTTCAGATTCTTTCTCGTATTGTTGTAAATCTATTAAGATGTGTAAATCAAAGTCCGAAAAATTAGACCAGTTATAGTTTGCTAATGAACCAGTCAAGATAATATCTTCAACCACTACATCCTCACCCAAATAATCAATAAATTCTTCGGCAATTCTTTCTAAAGCTTTTCTCACTTTAGGTTTCATTTTTGCATCCTTTGGGTCATCGTAGTTATCCCATATCTTTGGATTCAATGTTTCTTGGAGAGAGAAACTTTTCAATATTTCTGTAAATTTTCCCATACCAAATAAATAGGCTAATTATTATAGTTTTTTATATTTGTGGTTCTTTGCAATTTCTGAAACGAAAAATTTACCCTGTGATTCTGCCATTCTGAATTGTGTGTATAATTTATGTGGTACTTCATCATACTCATACTTAAGACCATTATTAAACTCCACAATCAGTTTTTTTGTTTCAGTATCGTATTCTGTTTTTTTTATGTTGGATGATTTGATTTCATTTATAATTTTTGTTCCAACGATTTCTTCTTTAATAACTCCCATAATATTTTTTTTTAAATCTATTAATTAATCATATTAAGTATATCTAATAATTATTATCATGGAACTAGAAGAAATTGGTAGGGAGAAACAACCATTCGGTCAAGGTATCGAGCACCAAATATTCTCATCTCCTAACAAACCTGATGTCATTTTCAAGGTTGGAGAGTGGGATGTTATTAATGAATGGTATGATGTATTTAAATCAGACCCTAATATCTTTCCAAGAGTTTATAGACTTGGTAGATTACCAAACAAACAATATTATTACGTGGAGTTAGAAAAGTTGGACACTCAAAAGTTTGAAGATAATTGGGACGATTTGGAACTCGATTTAGAAGAATTAGGTATATTAGATGTTGATAGAGGAGAAAGTTTCACTGATTTATATACTTATGAAGGTTCTTCTGCATCAGTTTTTACTGAGATTGGTAAAAAACTATCGAAACATAATCCTGAATTATACAAATTTTATATTGAGTTGTTAACCGTAATAAAAAAGGCGGAAAAAATCCAAAATAAAATTCTTAAAAAAGATACTTTAGTAGATGCTCACAAATATAATTTTGGTTATTCCAAAGACGGAAAACTTAAATGTTTAGATATATAAAAAACCCTCCGATTTGGAGGGTTTTAATTTAGATGATGTTAATCTTATTTTTTCTTTTTTCAGTGTCCTTATTGTATTTCGGAATATAAACCGTAAGGATACCGTCAGAAATTGTTGCTTCAATTGTTGAAGAGTTATATGTGTTATTCAATTTAACTCTTTTACTTATTGTTTTTTGTTTTTCAACTCCATTAACTTTATATTTTCTTAGTCCTTCCAACACTAATTCAGAACCCTCTACAGTAATTTCTAAATTTTCTTTGTTAAAACCTGGTACTTCAAAATGAAGATATGCTCCATCTTTTACGTGATTTATTTCATAATCCTCATCTTTTACATACTCTGTTTGCTCGTCAACTGGAACTAAGCGATAAGTACTTGTGTAATAAGTTGATGGAGAGTTGAAGAACTTGTCAAACATTTTGTTTAAATCATTTCCGTAAATCATAGTTTTTAATTTTTTTTAAATTTATTTATTTTCACTGATATATTCAAACAATATACCAACTCAGTCGATATGACATAATGTCTCATTAATTTTTTATTTAATGACAAGTTGTCTGTTTCATATTTTTCATCCTGTTTATTTGTCAATAAATTTGTTTGTGTCCGATAATTGATGGATATTTGTAAAAACTAAACATAAAATCTAAAAATTATGAATGAATTAATGGATGATGATGATAAGCAAACGAGTAAGAAAAAGAATACAGATAGTTCTACTCCCGTTTTAGATAATTTCAGTCGAGATTTAATCAAACTTGCTGAGATGGGTAAACTCGACCCCGTTATTGGTCGAGAAAAAGAAATTTTGAGAATTGCCCAAATTCTTTCAAGAAGAAAGAAAAATAATCCTGTAATAATTGGAGAACCTGGTTGTGGTAAAACCGCTATCGTAGAAGGATTGGCCATTAAGATTTATAATGGGGAGTGTCCGAGAAATTTAGTCGATAAAAGGATAGTCGCTTTAGACCTAACTTCAGTTGTTGCCGGTACAAAGTATCGTGGACAATTTGAAGAAAGGATGAAAGTCATCATGGAAGAACTACAACAAAACCCTAACATTATTGTATTCATTGATGAAATACATACATTGGTTGGTTCAGGAAATGCTGCGGGGTCAATGGACGGTTCGAATATATTCAAACCCGCGTTAGCTCGTGGCGAACTCCAATGCATCGGAGCAACAACCTCTGATGAGTTCCGTAAATCATTCGAGAAAGATGGTGCATTGGAGAGAAGATTTCAAAAAGTTGTGGTTGACTCTGCAACTGTCGCTGAAACAATAGAAATATTGAAAAATGTTCGCGATAAGTATGAAACCTTCCATAAAGTAACCTACACTGATGAAATAATCGAAACTTGTGTAAAACTTGCTGACAAGTATATTACAGACAGAGAGTTTCCTGATAAGGCCTTCGATATTTTGGATGAAGTTGGTGCTAGAATGCAAACTGAACTCAAGGTTCCTGAAGTAATTGATGATTTGAAGAAGAAAGCAGCAGAACTCAGACAAATGAAGATGGACGTGGTTAAAAAACAAAACTACGAACAAGCCGCAGAACTGAGGGATAAAGAAAAGAAACTTATCACAAAACTTGAAAGTGAAAAGAAGAAGTTTGAAGAACAACTTCAAAAGGAAAAACAACCAATCACTTTAGAAGATGTTTATGATGTTGTTTCCACAATAACCAAAATTCCTGTTTCTAAAATGTCTGTAGACGATGTCAAAACTCTTGTCAACTTGGATAAAGAACTTGTGGGTAAAGTTATTGGTCAAGACGATGCTGTTCTCAAAATTGTCAAATCAATCAAAAGAAACAGACTTGGAATCAAAGACCCGAATAGACCTATTGGAACATTTGTATTCTTGGGCTCTACTGGTGTTGGTAAGACCTATTTGGCAAAACAACTCGCTAAAGAAATGTTTGGTAGTGAGGAATCTCTGATTAGGGTTGATATGAGTGAATACCAAGAGAAACACACTATTTCAAAATTGGTAGGTGCTCCTCCCGGATATGTTGGATATGACGAAGGTGGTCAACTCACTGAGAAGGTGAAAAATAAACCTTACGCAGTAATACTTTTCGATGAGGTAGAAAAAGCTCATAAAGATATTTTCTCAATCCTCCTTCAAATCATGGATGATGGTTATGTTACCGATAGTTTGGGGCGTAAGATTAATTTTAAAAATACCCTCATCATCCTCACATCAAATTTGGGTGTAAAGAAATTTCAAGAATTCGGTGCAGGTATCGGGTTTGGAACTAACTCATATTCAAATGAGGAAGCGAAGAAACAAATCTTGATGAAAGAAATGAAAAATTTCTTCTCACCAGAATTTCTCAACAGAATAGATGATACCATTATGTTTAATACACTATCTGAGGAAGATATCAAGAAAATAACCCGAATAGAGTTAGACAAATTGGTCAATAGATTGTCGGAAATGAAATACAAAATCAAATACAACGAGTCAGTGGTTGAGTATATTGCAAAAATTGGGTACGATAGTACCTATGGTGCTCGTCCAATGAAAAGAGCAATTCAGGATAAAGTCGAAGACTTTTTATCTGAAGAAGTTCTTCTTGGTAAACTTAAAGAGAATACACAATATGTTCTCAAAGTGGAAGAAGAAACAGTTAAGATTACAAAGGGTAAGTAGAAAAGGGAGGATTTAATCCTCCTTTTTTTATATTTATCATAGAATGAAAACAAACCTCAGAAAAATTATAAGGGAAGAACTTACGGTTTTGTCAAACTTTGATAAACTCATCAATTCTTTTAGAAGTGATTTCCCTCAAGACCTTCAAAATAAAGTTGACGGCATATCCTTATATGTAAAAAACTATGTCAGAGAGAATGGGTTCAATATAAAATTTCTTAATAGTTGCAGGACGGGATTCAAAGGAGTTAGAACTAATAATTTCATAATAATTTGTTCACCGATGCAAATTGAAAACATTGGTGATTTTCTTTATACCATTTTTCATGAAATAAGACACGAAGAACAAATGGGTAAATTAAAAATTGATAACCCTTTAACAGGACAATTGGAAGATTTTGAAAAATTATTCGAAGATTATTGGAAATTAGAGTTGGATGCAGATGAATTTGCTAAGAAAAAAATATCAGAACTTGTTTTAAAATTTGGTATACCAATCGGCACCGCTAAACAAAATTTCAGACTATCTCCTTATGTCGAAAATTACCCAAGCACTTCTAAAATGGTGAAAAACTATATGAAAACGATAGTTGACGATATTAAGAATATGAGAAAATCAGGGATGGAATACAATGATATTGCTGACCATCCTGTTGTCAAAAATCACTTGGAAAAATTAGAAGATTTCTTTTAATCCCAAAGAGAGTAATTTTTCGAAGTATCTTTTTTCTCTTTGTAATGTAAATTGTAACCCAACAATTCTATCATTTTCTTACCAATCTCAATTCCATTATATACGTCTTCTATTACAACATATTCATTTCTGGTGTGATAGTTGTAATATCCTATTGAAAAATTGATACAAGAAAAATCAAAAGATTTTCTCAAAGCATAAACATCTGTATATGGGTGAACCATGTATTCCATAAAGTTTTGATTCATAGATTCTGTAAGAACCTTATCGCAAACTTTGAAAAAATCAGAATCTCTGTCAAATAGAACTTGTCCAAAACATTTTTCTGTGACCATCCAATTTTCAGGTGCATCGAACTGAATTGCATAACCTACGTTAGCAAAAAATCCTGTGTTAGCTTTCAATGAACCATGACACCCTGTTTCTTCGGAAACGAAAAATGCCGCTTTCAAATTCGGTAATTCTTTTAATAGAGTTAGACACGCAAAAACACCACACTTATCGTCTCCACCAATTCCTGTTGGTTTACCATTACCATCTAATGCAAATAGAGAACTTTTTAATTCATCCTGAGCATTTGGAAGTTCAGATTCTTGAATGAAAATTTCATTTATTTCGTGTACGGTATCAGTGTGGGAGACCACGCAAGGATAGAAAAAATTTTCATCTTTCACGACGTTATCTGTCTTTGTTGCATAAACGTTTTTGTATGCATCAACAAAAAATTCTATATTGTTTTCAGTCAACCAAGTCGTCAAGTATTCAACCATTCTATCTTCTTTATAAGTTTTGGTGGGAACACTCAAAACTTCTTTGAGAAGTTGTAAATTATAGTTCATATCTAATATTTTCACAAAGATATGAAAAAAAATTTTATTTTTCGTCTAAAATGTTGAAAAGTTCCGGTTGATTTAAAAATAAGTTGAAGTGTTGTTCGTCAAACTCGTGTATTTTGTCACGGTCAAATCTTCCATCTTTGTCTTTAGTAAGAATCTGAACTTGTATCTTACCTGTAGAATTATCAATTCCAAGAACCTGAAAAAATAAATTTGGGTCTTTGGGTGTTTTATGAACTTTACGAAAATCATACTTGTTTTTGATTTTCCAATATAACTCATAAATTCTTTTATATTCTTCACCTTCTTCCTCCAATTTTTCGATAATCGTATCCAAAGTATCACCCCATTTTCTATTCAATTGTTCCATATCTAACAATCTACTGTTTTCGTAATCATATTGGTTATCATACCAACCCCCCAAATTACCTTTTTTATTTTCAAAATAATCTTCGAGTAATTCTTTTAAAGTTGCTCGGCTATCTCCAACTTCAGAATATATTTTCAAAATTTCTGAAATTGGTAATTTTACTATTTCACGAGTTAAATCCACATCCAATCCAACCTTTTTGAAATACTCAACAAGTTCTTCGTTTACATCCACGTATGCACTGTCATTCATTTGCTCATTTACCGCATCAGTCCATGTTGATATAATATCATCCATGTATCTACCAAACTCATCGTATAATAATCTAAAAATTTGTCGAAAGTAATCTTCTGACTTTTCATATTTTACCTTAGGCATCAAAAAAGAAGAAATGTATTCCAACTTTTTTTCATTTTCTTCATCGAAATGCCAAAAAGGACCATAACCTTCTTTCATATCTTCGTAATCAGAATCATAAGTTCTAAACTCCCACCTACGACTGGATACCCAATTGTAGAAAGAAATATCGTCTTCGTCTAAACCAATTCTTTCTAAAAATTCATCGAAGTCATTAAAGTCCAAAGAAATTTTTGGTTCTTCATCATCGTTGTTTACCACACGAAGTATTAAAGAGTCGGCATTTTCTAACGTCCTTGCAGTTATTTCACCTCTCATGAAACTTCTAAGTTGATTAAAAAAGTTCGACCCTAAAAGTTTTTTGGTCATTTGTTCTTCTACTCCAAAATAGTCTTTCAAATTTTTCTGAACATCAGATAATGAAACTTCGTTCTCGTTGGAATCTAAAATATCGTTATTGATTAGTCTTCTGAATGACTCTACTCTACCATTGATTTTATCTATAAAAACATATGTTACAGTACCTTTATCGTTGAATCTTTCAGACATATAACGGTTTCCACAAAAATAATGGTTTTTATCATAATGACAGAGTGCGTCCATGGTCAATGGTCTAATAATTGTTAAATCATCATCATCAAATATCACTTTAATTTTATCTTCCATACTCATAATGATATAAATATTTTTGTTTGGTGAATAATATATTTATTCTTACCTTTGTAAGGTTCTTTGAAAATATGGGGAAGACATGGAATCGACTGCAATATGTAGGTACAAGTGGCATGTCGGAGCTGAATTAACTCCGTAAAAACTGATTTGAAAAACAAATGGCAATACTTTTGCTAAGATGTCTGCTCTCGGTTTGATGAGAGAAGCATCTGTTGTTGCTGCGTAATCGTAGAGAACAACACTCGGGTCGGTAAGGACATATACCTAGGAACAGAAGTCCATGAGGTTTAACAAATACCGCGTGATTCAGTTCAGGAAATTTGTTTGGTGGTGTTTTCGGTTCAAACCAACTCAATAGGAACCGACCACGGTTGTTAGTTCTAATGGAAAAATAAGAACTATCTATTTGTTGATTGAGAACTAATCAAATAAACATGTAGTCATTTGTGGTTGCTATTGCAAGACGAGGGTTCGAGTCCCTCCTTCTCCACCATTTTTTTTGGCCTCGTCGTCTAATGGTTAGGACGCTACCCTTTCACGGTAGAGATTTCAGTTCGACTCTGTGCGAGGCTACTTATTTGACTTAATTATTTTTTTATCCTATATTTTAAATGTTCACGAAAACTACAATACTTAAAATTAGGAGAATTCCTTTATGAACTATACGACCTCGAAAACTTTGGAGCTTCGGATACTTAAACCCCTTGACGCTTAGTCTCGGGGTTTTTTATTATAAACAAATAAACAAAACAAACATGAAAAAAGCAATCTTGATGTCACTTTTATCCTTTATCGTGACACTCACGTCTTTCGGGCAGATTACAACTTCTACCCTGGCTGGCGTTGTTAAAAATGAAAAAGGAGAGGTTCTTGCAGGAGCTTCTGTTCATGCGGTTCACCAACCAACAGGTTCGGAGTACCGTTCACAAACGAACAAAAATGGTGTTTACACTATTCCTGCTGTACGTCCAGGTGGTCCTTACGTTATTCACGTATCTTTTGTTGGTTACAAAAAGAAAGAACTAAATGACATCAACACTCAGTTGGGTGTGACAAGTGATGTTGACGTAGTTCTTGAATTGGACAGCAAAACTATGGATGGAGTAACAGTCATCGGTAGTCGTAACAATCTTTTCTCCAAAGACAGGACGGGTGCTGCTCAACAATTTACACGTAGAGAGTTGACCACAATTCCTATCACTGGTGCAAGAACAATCGATGGAATTACAAAGTACAACCCATTCGGTAATGGTTCATCATTCGGAGCTCAAGACTCTCGTTTGAATAACTTTACTATTGACGGTTCTCAGTTCAATAACAACTTCGGTTTGGGTTCTTCGGCTCAAGCAGGTGGTAGAACTGGCGCTTCCGCAATTTCATTGGATGCGATAGACCAACTTCAGGTGAACATTGCACCATTTGACATCCGTCAAAGTGGGTTCAACGGAGCTGGTATTAACGCAGTAACTCGTTCAGGTTCAAATGATATTGAGGGTTCTCTTTATCAAACACAAAGAAATAATAGTTCTCGCTATGTTGGTAATAACGCAAGAGGAACTAAAGTAACCGCATCAAAGTTTGATGAAGAGGTTCTTGGTTTCCGTTTGGGTATGCCAATAATCAAGAACAAATTATTCTTGTTTGGAAACTACGAACAAATTACAAGAACAGAACCAGGTACAACTTGGATTTCAGATGGTTCACCTCTTACAGGTTCTCAAATCAGTCGTGTTAAGTATTCAGACATGAAAACACTTTCTGATTTCATGAAAGAAAAATTTAATTATGTAACGGGTCCATGGGAGGGGTATTCCAATCAAAACTCCTCTAAGAAATTTCTCGTTCGCCTTGATTGGAACATCAATGACAAGCACAAACTTACAGCTCGCTACGTTCACCACAATTCTGACGCTGAAATAAACATTTCAAACTCGCAGTCAGCAGGCGCTGGTAATAGAACAACACAGTTCAATGCAATGTCTTTTCAGAACAGTGGTTACATCATTCAAGATAATACCCGTTCTGCAGTATTGGAATTGAATTCAAAGTTCAACAACACACTCTATAATAATTTGATTGTTTCTTATGATAAACAAATCGAAGATAGAGCGTACTTGAGTCCGTTGTTCCCAACTATTGATATTAGAGAAGGAGCTGCGACTTATACTTCTGTTGGTTTTGACCCGTTCACTCCAAGTAATAAGTTGAACTATTCAACTTTCAACGTAACAAATAACGTTACAAAATATGCTGGAAAGCATACTTTGGTTGGTGGTGTTAATTTCCAAGCATACCAATCGAATAACAATTTTTATCCTGCAGCTAATGGTGTTTATATTTTCAATTCTCTCGCTGATTTCTACAAAGCGGCAAATGAAAGTATTGCAAATGGTGGTAAACCATCGGCAACCGCACCTGCAAGATTTCAAATGAGATATTCGGCTCTTCCTGGTGGTATTGAACCAATGCAGGTTCTTAAGACTACAAGATTTGACGTTTATGGTCAAGATGAATTCAACGCAACTAAAGACCTTAAATTGGTTTTTGGTTTGAGAGCAAATATCATTGCATTTGGTAATACTGCACTAGAAAATCCGAAAATTACAGCAATGAGTTTCGGAGCAGGTAAGAAATTCAACACAGGGTTGATGCCAAATACACAGTTCTTAATTGAACCTCGTTTCGGTTTCAACTATGATGTTGCCGGTAAGAAGAAAACACAAATCCGTGGTGGTAGTGGTGTATTCACCGGTCGTCCTCCTTATGTGTTCTTGTCTAATCAAATTGGAAACAATGGTGTTTTGACAGGATTTATTGATGTGTCAGGTGGAAATGCTGCAGGATATGGTTTCACAACAAATCCAGCACAATATTTTACACCAGCAACACCAACACTTCCTTCTACATTTGATTTGGCTTTGACTGAGAGAGATTATAAGTTTCCACAGGTTTGGAAAACAAACTTGGCGGTTGACCAAAAACTTCCTTGGTTAGGTTTGATTGTAAGTGCAGAATATTTGTATAACAGAACAATCAACGCGGTTCATTACTACAATGCAAACCTTGAAAATCACACTTCAAGATTGGGTGGTGTTGACCAACGTATGATTTATGCTGGCAACGATGCTGGTGTTAGAGTAAACGACAACGTGTCTATGGCTGCGGTTCTTACAAACAAGAACGGAGCTTACCATCAGTCACTTACCTTGAAACTTGAAAAACCTGTATCTAAAGGTCTTTGGGGTTCAATCGCTTGGACAACCGCAGATTCAAAAGATTTCATGAGTGCAGGTTCAATCGCAAGTGGTTCTTGGCAATCAGCAGTTTCTGTAATGGGCAACAACAGCTTGGTTTTATCTAACTCAGATTTCTTGGTTAGAAACCGTATGGTTGGTTTACTTGGTTATAGAATCGATTATGGAAAGAAATATGGTGGAGCAACAACAATCACTTTAGGTTATGTCGGTCAACAATCTAATCCATGGTCTTATGTTGTGGCAGGTGACCTAAATGGAGATAGAGTAACAAATAATGACTTGATTTTTGTTCCGATGAAAGGTTCTGATGTTAAATTTGCACCTTTGACAGTAGGTTCAGGAGCAAGCGCAGTTACTTACACTGAAGCACAACAACAAGATGCTTTCGAGAAATTCATTAGTCAAGACCCATATCTTTCTAAAAGAAGAGGTACATATGCAGAAAGAAACGGAAGTATTCTTCCATATCTTCACAGACTTGATTTGTCAGTTGCACAAGATGTATTTGTAAAAATCAAAGGACAAAGAAACGCATTCCAAATTCGTCTCGATATTCTTAACTTCACAAATATGTTGAATAATGAGTGGGGAGTTTCTCAAAGAGCAACTGCACCACAATTGTTAAATCTTGTTAGTCGTCATCCTGTCACTAATGAGCCTTTCTTCAGATTGGCAACTCAAAGAGACGCTACAGGTACTTTCTTGGTGAGAGATACATATCAGTTCAATTCTTCTGTATTTGACGTATGGTCGGCTCAGTTAGGTATTAGGTATATTTTTGGTAAATAAAATTTATCAAGTTTATTCTCAGACCCCCTTACATTTGTGAGGGGGTTTTTTGTTAGCCCAAACTTAACACAAAAAATAGGGTCATTTGACC